ATTCGTTGTCAGTGCAGGAAATAACGATGCTGGTGTCGGCGGTAGCCTCAGCTTCAAACTCGGTACGAGCCAACGTGTTTGCTGTTAGAGCAGCACGGTAGCCCATCTCGGCAGCAGTATTTTCTACGATTGGATCAATTGCGGTTTCAACCAAAATATCCGAGAACGAAGCGAAGTCAAAATACTGGTTGACTGCAACGTTACGAATAGATGTGGTTGGGTTAATGCCAGTTCCAACAGTACCTTCGGCACCGGGGGTGGTATTAGCCGCAAATAGATCGTAACCGTAGAGTTGAATTACGCGACCGTTACGGTCTGGTAGCTTTCGACGGCTGGTTACGGCCACAAAAGGCAAGTTTGCCTTCAAGTTTTCTACGGCCACCCGGTCGTAGTAAATCGAAGCCAAATGTGACAAGCCTGATGTGGAAGTTAAAACACTGGCTGGTTGATAGCTCAATGTCTTCACCTATTGCTGAAAAGATGACAAGCCCCGAATGCCGCGCTATCTTGTGTTGCGGGATCGCCGCGCAAAGTAAGATTGGCTAGCGTGCTTGCACTAACACTCCCAACGGGCTGTTCGTTTTCACCGATTTGGCAGATTTCACTGGTCGGTGAAACTGCTACTTTTAGTGAAAGCCGAACCTATCCGTGTTCTGGAGTTACCGACTGGAAACAGAACCCCGCCTCATGGCCTGCACAATGCGTGCTTTCATGTCATGAAGCGACATATTCTGTAATCCAGTGACATCGACCCCTCCATCGGGTTCAGGCTGCGGAGGCCGCTGACCAGAGCGGTCTGAGAGCATAACGGGTGGAGGCGGTGCGGGCGGTGCGGGAGGCACCGGAACTTGGGGTGGTGGCGTAGGCGCAACTACAACCGGTGTAGGCGCAACTACGGGCGCGATAGGCGCAACAACCGGAACCGGTACGGGTTCGGGCTGCTTGGTGGTAAATTTCGCGCCTTGCTCGCTTAAAGTCTCAAAAGCGTATTCCAGATTGTTTTTTGTGGTCTGCATGGGGGCATCGTGTATCTTGCCGCAACGCTTGCAGTTAAATCCGCCATCGGTTACCGCGCGAGTGCATCCCGCCAAGAATGCGTAGATAGCGTTTCCGCTTTGTGGGGAACAGTCGAAATCTTCTAAATGGTCTGCGATAAATTCGGCTTCGGCTCTTTGTGCAGCTTCTTTTTGGCCAATAAGTTGTGTTTCGTAGACTGTTCGGGCCACTGCGTCTGGCTTCGTGCCCGTAGACGCTTCATAGACTTGTCGCCACGCTTCGTATGGGTTGGTTTTAAACAATTCGTTGATTTGGGCGACTTCAGCTTCATTTAATGTACGTGGCTGGAAAGCTAGCGGCTCTTGGAATTTGGAGTTGTCGGGCCGCGCCTTAGCCTTTTCTTTGAGTTGTTTAATCCTGATAGTGGCGTTCTTTTGGGCTTCTACCAGCTTGTCAATAAGACCCTGCTGGCTATCGGATTTGAAAACCTGCGGCCCAGACCCATCTCCAAGGTCAACCTTGGCGGTAAACTCTTTAGGCGGCTCTGGCGTAGCGTTAGGAGCCGCTACGGGAACGGGCGGCGGTACGGGTGGGGCTTCGGGCTGTACTACTACGGGAACGGGCGCTGGCGGGGCTGTAATAGGCGCTGGCGCTAATTCTGGCGGGGCTGGCGGGGCGAAGTCGTCCGATAACTGCATGGCGCGAGAAATTGGCGGCTTGCCTTGGCGCGGTTCGACAGGCGGAGTCCCGTAAAGTGTGTCAAGGGTTGGATCAGAAATTTGAAGTTCTTGTGGAACTGGGGGCGTAGCTGTTGTGGACATTAATTAGCCGTGTAATAAATATGGCTAACACGCTAGAACTAATGCAACCCGCAGGTTAAACTAGGTCGCCATCTAAATCGGCGGGGTTGACGGTAACCCCGTCCAAGATTCTTTGCACCGATTCCGGCTCTAGTGATTCAACCGCGTTAACAACTCCTTCGTGCCAAGCCTCCGCAAACTCTTGGATACCGGAAAGGCGAACCTGCATTGCCCACAAGGTATCTTTGTCGTATTTGCCGCGCATGAACTGTTCTTTGATCTGGTTAATTCTGTGGTTGCGCAAGTCTAAGTACACAGCCCAGCCGGGATGGCGCACTAGGTCTGCTAGGTGTCTAGCCTTTTCAAATTCCCGGATTATGGAAAGTTCTGTCTCGCTTAGCTGTACATCTGACATGTTATTAATTGTACCGATATTGCGAACGATTGCTAGCTATTTGGGGATATAACGGTAATTAACGCATGTATCTATGCAACCGTTAACCCACTCCCCGCGCACCAATTCGGCATTACAAAAAGCACAATGCCTGATTATTTGTGGACCATACCCGCGAGGCGCGTCTACGAAAAAAGGATGCAGGCAAGAATCGTAACCCATTTGCCGCAAGGTCCATTTATCTTGATACTTTGACTTCCATTCCTCGGCTGTCATTTAGGCTCAAACCAGTCACTACAATAGCTGTCTATTGGCGCGGGTATTACCGCCGACCCGTGCCACTTTTGGAAGTATTTATTCTTGCACTCCTTCTTGTTTTCGGCAAGATACTCGCATACCGAACAACTAGAACCACCCTTGGGAACGCGCATGGCGGGAACGTGATCCTTTGGATACATGGCAGTCTTTTGCGGTTTATTCAGTAGGCTCATTCGGTTTGTGTCCAGTTTCTAATGCCAATCTTAACCCCGCGTCTCCGACATGCGCAACGTAACTCGGATGGCGATGTAAAAGTGCGGCCAAAACTTTGCCGTCCGGGATTCCACGGTAAGACGGGAACTTGGTTCTGAGATTTTCCAATACCACGTTATGGTCGCCACTACCTGAGATTTTAGGTTTAAGAATATCCCCACCCTTCATCTTCGGAGCATCCCCAGACCAATCGACGGCAGTAAAATTTCCACTGCGAAACATGGAGTTTAATATAGCCGGATCGTTTGAATTGTCCCTAACGGCGTCGCGGCGATATCTAGATCGAACAGAATCCAAAAACGCCATATCTCTCAAGAATGGGCGACTGGCCTTATGGCTTTGTACGAACGCCCTAGCAGAATTTTCGTTATTCTGGACCATTTCTGCTTGTTGTTCTGGTCCAAATTCGGTAAATGGCTTACCGGAATCTTTGTCGTAAGAATATTGCGCGGGACGGTTTGGGTCTACGGTTTTAGCCGGTACACCTTTGCCCGTGTATTGATCTTTACTTAGCTTTTGCCATATATGCGTAGCTTCGTGCAGTTCGTTTTCGGATAACTCTCGCTTGCTTGAGTCGCTGGCGAGGAACATTACGGTAGGTAAATGCAAACCCAAAACGTAGCCGCGTAGATTTGTTCCAGACGCGCCATTATCAAAAGCTATACGGATGTCGGATGGGTTGATGCTATCCCCGAAAGTTTTTTTGATTGCCGTTGATTCGCTATCCGTTAACGGACGCGATTGCAAGGCGATGCTCTTAATTGTTTCCGGACCAAGACCGGCTAGCGGAGAACCAATATGCGGCGAGTTTGTATCTATGGCGTTATCGTCTGGCATCTAAAAATCTGCTGTGCTCTAATTAGGCCAACCCTGATTTATAAAGTTTGGCGCATTCGATGCATGGATTGCCGATGGTTGTTCAGATATTCATCCTCGCTACCATCTAAAATGCGCTTGATACGCTCGAATACCGCCAACCTCATAAGTGGATGTGCGCCAGTTATGGCATAGGCCAAAGCTAAAGACAACGCCCAACGTATTCGTTTGTCCATCATTACTGCATTATACCCAAGGGATCGTTGTTGTCTTGCTGCGGTTGCGCACCTTGCTGCTGGTTCTGTTGGGCATCCATTAGCGTCTGTAGCAAAGCAATCTTGTGATCCGGCGTCATTGTGGTTTCTTCTAACAGCGAATGAATAATTTTTGTTCCGGCCTGACTTAAACCTTTAGCTTCAATCTCTCCAAGGTGCGCTTGGTGCTGCTGGTTAATAGTAGACATCTGCTGTGCGAATTCATTCTTCTGTGCCAAGCGTTGTTTGTCCTCGTCTGTTAAATCGGTGATTACTTCTTGTTCTCCTGGCCATTCGGATGCGTCAAATAACTGTTGCGCAAACTTGCCAAAGTTCACTTTTTTGCCTTGTTCTTGCAGCGATTCCAGCACCGGCGCTTGACTCAAAAACTGCATAAGCGGCAGAGCAATTTGTATCATTGCCTGCTTTGCCCGCATCTTCGTACCGGCCTGCATGTCGAACTTCACATTCGCATTCTTAACCTCTATGGCATCGCCTTCATATGCCTTCTCTAGTTCTTCGTCCAGTACGGCGCGTAAATCTTCAATGGGAAGCCAGCGCGAATTCATTTCGTGGACTAGTTCTAGAAATGGGACGATAAACAAGCGGGATACAAAGTCTACAAAGTAAGCCGACCGCGCCCCTACGCCCGCAGCCAGCGTATTAATACCGGAAGCAGTTCTACCAATAGAACTCGGATGCGACATTGCCCCCTGCGTAACAATTTCATTAGCACCAGACCGCCTTTGCGCACGAGAATCGGAAGCCTCAACTTCGGTAAACGCATCCACGATAGCCGGTGGATACTGAATCATTTGTACGCCTTTATCGTCGTCGGAATCAATAATTCCACCGGGACGCAGGCGTAACTGCTGTGTGGGGGTATTTGCGCCGCGCTTACGCAGGAACGTACCAGAAAGGCGTAGCGCCAGATCGTCTAAGCGGGAGTTGATTACGCCTTGCTGTAAGCGCTGCTCCCCGGAAAGTAGCTTAACAATTCCGATTCCGTACCAGCTATCCAGAACGTCAATGGGTGGGACGGAGAAATAGTTTATACAGCCAAATTCGTTTACGTCGTTCTTTAGGCACAGTTTACGATTGAGAACCACGATAGAACGAGTCGCGGTTGTGTATTCCAGTAATTCCAATGGTTGTAAGTTAGGGTCTTCCGAAGGCGACTGCCAGCGCGGCATAGCCTTGAATTCCATATTGATATCCAAAGACGACACGCCGGTATTTAGAACTGAAGTTGTAGAGCGACCTTCCAGAACAGAGCGTTCTGCGGATTCCTTGGGGGGGGTAAACAATGATTGCAAGTATTCCGTAGAAGGAATGTTGTATCCCCGCTGGTTGCGTAGCTGTTCTAAATCTTCCAGCGTGGGATACATGCGGTGAATGACAAACTTCGCCTTGCGGATATCGGGAATGCGCAAGTCGGGAGAAACCAGTAGATGTCGGATGTGTATCTTTTCCACGCATGGCGCGTTTACTTCGTATTCTTCTAGTTCCTCAATTACGCGGCGGGAATCTTCTGTAGGGGTGATAATTGACATCCCCATGCCAACGTTACGCTGCTCTGGCTGACCGGCATATTTATAAACGCGGCGAAACCTTTTTTCGCGCTTCCATCCAGCCTTCCAAACACCCATGCCGTACTGCAACGATTCCTTTAGCCCAAGCCGCAGTTCTTCCTCAAAGTTCATGTCCTTGAGTTGTTTTCCGATTAGCTGCGTTACCGCGCGGCAGGCATCTATTTTTGTCTTGGCTCGCGGCGTGCAGTTAAATGGCGGGTCATCGCCGTAGAGTGCTTGCATGTACTGGGGCAAGAGAGATTCGATATGCTCAAGGGTTAACGGGATGCCGAGAGAACTTCTTGGCGTGCTCGAACCCTCCCAAAACGCGACGGGCATTCTAAAAAGATATAACCTATCGTCTCTATCCCATTCAACAGTAAGACCCTTAGACAACGTGTACCATTCAGACCTTTGCAAATCCTTCAACACTAAATTTAAAGCTATAACATCTTCAGGAAGCTGTGGGGCCACGGGCATTTGCTCTGGCAGAATTTCATGGGCTAGGCTGATTGGGGTTTGCAGAAGAGACAATTAGATCACGCTCGCTAAACACGATGGGCGATTCACGTAATAAATTGTATTGAAGTTGTGGCTTATTATGCGACTTTGACGCGGCGGGAGCGCTTGTACTCCTGAAAACACAATTTGCATTCCGTTCTATAGGACCAGCGGCCAGTCTCCGGTTCGCGCTTACTCCTGACCCAACACTTAACAAACTCGTCTATGGGCTTTGGTGTCGAACATATGCGACACGTCTTTACTTCTGGGTTTGGCTTTGGGGTATATGGACCCAATTTGGCTAGGGCGGCATCGCTACCAATTTTGGCCAGCGCAGACCTTTGTTCTGGAGATAGTTTTTCTTGGCGCTTTTGGTTGGCCAATGCCGATAATGCCGACTTATATTCTGGAGTTCTCGCCGCAGACGCCGCCCGCATTCGCTGTTTGGTTTCTTCTGATTTTGGCTTTCCTTTGGCAATGGCGCTGAGTTTATTTTTGGTTTCCTCGCTGACAATGTAGCCCTGCAATCCTTCGCCGCCATCGGTAGCGTTGTAGCCAATGCTTTTCTTTTTTGATTGATATAGGCGGATAAATAATTTTTCCAGATCGTTAAGGTGTTCTCTTTTCTGTGTCTCCACTAGGGATTTAATAGAAAAAGCGTCTCTGCCGTATTTTTTTATCGCGTTGTAAAGTGGTGTGGTTTTACCTTCTGCGTGCTCTGCGGTCCACAGCTTATGAACAAAATAGCTTTGCAGATTATCTTTAACGGTCTGTCCGACGTAGATTTTTCCGTTAGCGGTACACGTTATTAGGTATACGTGCATTGGTACAGTATAACCGAATTTTATTTGTTTTGGGAAGGTTTATTTGTCCACGCCATCCCTGCAACTTTTGGTAATGGCGGAGCATCCAAACTTGATATGGAACACACGGTTTTTAATTGCCAAGTTTGCGGAACAACTAAGTGTCGCTTGAAATCTGGTATAGACCACTGTCCCAAATGCGGCGAGTACATACACGACGAAATGGGGCATATGTGTCCACCGGCAGAACAAAGCAGCTTATTGCAAAAATGCCTAGAAACAATACGTGCCGCACTTGATTGCGAATCGCACTTCCATAAACCGACAATTATCAATAACGACAAAGATTTTGAGATAGGACCGAACGCGATTGTCATATGCGACCAATGCGTGGAAAGAATGAAGAAGGCTCTAGGGTTGGCAAAAGATGATCCGGTCCCTACTTCTTTTCAAATGTGGGGCCATTAACCAACCAGTCCAGCGCTCAGCCCATACTCATCCCCGTACATAGTCGCCCCGCCAATCTCCACCGGCCCATAGTAAGCGTTCCCCGCAGTCGTGATGGCCTGCCCGTGATATCTCAAAAGGAGCGAGACGCTTCGAGGTATGTCGTCATGTGCATAGCCGCCGCCGAATCTTGCGAATTCTGTATATAGCTCCGCTAAAAACGGCAGATCGCTACAGAAGAATAGTTTCCCCATGGCTGGCATTGGCGTTTCAGCTTGTTGCTGCAAATTGACCAATGCCTGCTGTTGCTGCGTTAAACTGTTCGGCGCTGGCGGTGCTTGCTTACCCAATAGCGCGGACAGCGACAGAATCTCGTTCGCCGTGGAGTCCTTCTTGCGTGATACCTTTAGCCAGTCAATCGGGATAACCAAGCCTAGCTCCCGTGTCCGCATAGATAGCCCCGGACCAAGCAACGTAGACCCCGTGGTTTGCTCTATCCCCATACGCTGAATCGGCCACTTCTTCCATGCAGAGATTAGGTTGTCTATGATTTGTGGTGGGTTCCAGCGGCCACGGAATATGTCAATAATGTAAATGTTTTTCAGGTCGTCGAACGCCCCAATAGCTCCTACCGTATAATCATTTCTGCTCGATTGCTCGTAGGCTAAATCCCAGACACCAAAGATTACGCAATTCATTGGCACCTTCTGGCGCGGTATAGTCTGCTTCTGGAGCAACTCAATTGGGAAGTAATCGCGCTCCGTGCCAATCGGATGGTTCATGTACTGGGCATTGAAGTGAGTAGGGTTTTCTTCCCATGCTTCCTGGAGGTTAAACTTGTCGGCGTTGGTTATTTCTTCTTCTGGGGTTTCCGCGTTGATGCAGAACTTTTCTGGAAAAAGGATGCCATTTTTGTTGAATAGTTTACCGGTTTCATCGGGGCGAATTGCGGGGTAAACGGCAACCTTCCATCCCTTTGTAGTTTCTTCCAGCGGGAAGCCGAAGTTCATGCGTTCCGACAGTGCAAGTCGGTCTAGAATCTTTCCGTACATACACGCAAAATTGTAAAAAGTACCGATAATCTGGGTGTATCCACCGGGATTCAACAGTGGTTTAGTCGCGGCCCAATCATCCGCCACTTTATCGTTTTGGTTAATCTTGGCGCTGTAGTTTATCTTGCTATTAACTTCTGTAACAACGTCATCAGCGAGCCGCAAGTCCCAGTGACCGCTAGCCTTTACGGAATCGAAGGTTGAGATACTAAGGGTAGGTTCTCTGCGAATTCTTGTACGCACATTGCGCGGAAGCCAGAATTCTCCCTTGCCGCCAAACTCCCTAACGTTGTCAGTGGGGATGTATTCTGGGTATAGCGCCCTGAAATCCTCACAACTAAAAAATACCTGTTTCAGTTCTTCCACCATCCTGGTTGCCACTTCTTGGCTACCGGACAGAAGGAGAATGGTGATATTGGGGAAGCACAGCATCCACTGCAAAACATCGCAAAGGTGAATTGAGGTTTTAAAGTGACCGCGCGGCCCCATTAAGAGCCGGTTCTTAATTGTGTCTTGCAGGAAGAAAGACTTGTTGGGATTTTTCTTGATAAAGAAATCACAGATTGGTCCGTGCGCGTGGGGGGTTAGGTCGCCGTATACCGAACCTAAAATCTGGGAGGCTAGAAAGAATAAATCTGTTTTACCGCGATAGGCGATTTCTCTTCTGTCCACACTACTCGCCGTCCGCTGCGCGTTTTGCCTGCGATAAACTTATCGCAATTGCTTGCTTGCGATTTGTAACCTTTGGCCCCTTCTTGGAACCGGAGCGTAATTTGCCCTTTGAAAATTCTGTCATCGTGCGCTTGATCTTTGATCGGGCGGCAGGAGATGAGAGGAGCTTGGCCATCTATGATGCCTTCGGAAAGAAAGACCCAATGATTTCCATGCTTCCATGCTTCCATTGATATTTTTCTAGATATGCCATGGCAGCCGAAAACCTAGCGGGGTTATTGTTCATCATCCCCAAAACCTGATTGTCGTACCAACACAACAAACCGCGAATACATTTACCGCAGGACTTCCTTCCCGGACAACATGTGTGGTCGTGGTCTACGTGGAGATATTTATTGCCGCGTTGTGGGTGTTTACAAATAGCACACACGCCGTTTTGTTCCGCAAGAATATTGCGGTAATCGTGTATATCTATGTTGTAATCACGTCTAAGTTGTGCGCTCTTGGCGCTGTCTGGGTTTATTTCTTTGCGCCAGCGTCGGCCATAACCGCCGCCATCATTGCGCATCCTTATACGCTCTGATTCGCGGACCTTTTCTGGATTGTTTTTCTTCCAGCGTCGTCTAGATTCGCGCCTAGACTCTACGCGCTCCGCGTCGTTAGAATACTTGTTTGGCATAAGCCAATTATATTCTAACGGTCAGTGACTTTTTGAACCATGCGCTGCGAATCCGACAAGCCAACGCGATAAGATTCCTGAAGCTCTTTCCCGGTCAACATATTCATGTCGGCAAAGGACTGTTCGGTACCGGCTGCTGCTGGGCCATAGTGATCGAAATTCTCAAGCGAAATCACGGGACCAGAAGGAAACGCCATATCCTTAGTCTTGCTGATAATTTCGTCCTGAACTCCGCCGCCCGCTGGGGCGTTAGTTTGGCCAAGCGGCATCTTGTTTCCGGGATTAAAAAGCTGTGCCATAGTGTTACTCCTTTAAGTTATTTTTCCAAATCCGGTTTTCTGGCCGGGATTCTTGCCTACCATCTTTGGTGCAATCATTTTTGACGGCGTAGGCGCGTTCTCGCGCTTAGCATTCTTGCTGCCCAAGGGGTGAACGTAGCTGCCATTTTCAAATCCCATCGGGCTAGCCGCGGGGACTTTGTACGATTGGTTCAGCGCATGGCCCCCTAGAAACGCCGCATCTTGCGGGTTGTTCTGGTGGTCCATGGGGTTCTCTGCGTTCCCCGCCTTAGTCATTTTTCGGGCATGGCCAAATTGTGGCTTCACGTTACAAATTGTAGGGATTGTTGCGGAGAAACTACAAGAAAGGAACTAACTGCAAGCGATTGCTGTCATGTGAACCGCTTGCAGCCGTGCGTCGTGTGCGATTGACCCATCCTCGCAAAAGCCATCTGAGGCTAGAATTCCCGTTTCGCCCAACTCAACGTGACAGCCCGTTATCAAGTTAGTGTCGGCACCCTTTACCCTCAGCCGCCTCGGGTGCGAAATGTCCGTTGATGCCGTTGCTCAGTCTTGCGGGTCTTTCTGTTGGGTGGAATGTATCTCTACGTTCCGTAGAAGCCGTTAACCAATCAACTCGTTTAATTCCTCTATAAAACTTTCCAGTCGGGAAAGTTCGACATTGGCAGAACCAAGATGGGAAAGTAACGATGGCTCCGATAGCAATTTGTCGTTACCGTTCGATGTTTGACTTGGCTGTGCGCCACGAATGCGCCCAAGAATTTTAACCAACCTATCGTTTGCGCTTGCTATCCTGCAAACAACCTGATTGGCGGTATTGTGGAGGCCGTTTGGAGATGGCATCGCTGGCGCAGAACAAACCTGCTGCGCCGACAATCCGACAGTCGTACCGTACATTACTTTTTCTCTTTGGTATCAGATGCCGGTTTAGGCGCGGGAGTTGCAGAAATTTCTTGCCACTCGAATCCCTCGCCAAGTTTCCATTTGCTTAGGTCTACACCCTTGGTCACGCCCTGCAATGAAATCGCGTAATCGTCTGCCGCCTTAATGTAATCCTTGCCTTCTTGGGAAGCCTTAATCTTGGTAACCACGGCATCTACGGCAGTATTGGCTTTCTTTTGTTCCTCTGTCGCCTTCTGGTATTCAGCCCACAAAGGCGTAGCCTGAAGTTTGCCTAACAGCGGGTCAATCTTATCGCGCTGCGAGTAAAGGGCTAGCTTTTTTTCCGGGGTAAGTGGTTGCGGTTTATCGGTCTGGCAGACGGCCAAAGCGGAGCACAAAATCATTATTCCGAGAATTACTTTATTCATGTTGAGAATCCTAAACTACGGAGATGTAATTGTCAAAGAGCCTGGGGTTAACGGGGTTATTGCTGGGGTTGTCCATAATCCAGTGGTTGGCAAATTGCTTGGAATTGTAAACGTGCCACAAGCATTACACGAGCCACAGGATGGCCAAGTCCATATGTTTGTGGTAGTGCCGCTAACGTATGGCTTGGGCACGATAAACCGGAAATCTTTGGAAAACTGAATATCGTTAAAGTTGCGATACTTGCCGCGTAAATCGCTGTTGAAACTATCCCATGCGGCGTCTGCGGCAACCTTGGCATCGTACAATTTCTTGGCTTGAGTGGCATCGGTTTGCGATAGCTCAACAACTACCGCATCTTGGGCGAAGGCTACGGAACATAAAAACAAAATCAGAAATTTTCTCATACTGGGCACTCTCTTGTTGGTCCTACGTGAGCATCGGCACCGTAGCCGCACTGCTTACATGGTGGACTAGCCACGCGCTTACCGCGCAAGTCGGCATGCTGCTGTTTGAATTGTTGTTCGCTTACGCAAATCTTGCAGTTGGCAACCGGCTGGACTTTGTGGTTTTTTTGGTGCCAGTTGATATATTCCCACTGCTGTTTTTCGCTAGTAGTCGCGAATTCGTCGTTTCCGTCTACGGTAAATTCGCGGAAAATATTCCCCTTGCTGTCGGCGCGATTACCGGAGAATGACGATTTTATTCCGCGAATACTTCCAGCTTGCCACGCCTCTAGCTCTTGCTGGGTACACGGTCTAAGATTTTCTGTTTGATCGTCAGACATACGTTAAACGTAGTTTCATAGAGTTACTCGGGTGGAATGTTTCATGCGGCGTAACCGAAGAGGGATAACCACGTAGCCGTACACAGACCTCTCGTCTGGTAACATGTTCCACCCGAACTTGAATTGTACACTACCACGACACGATGAGTCCATTAACGGAACCGCCACCGCCTACCGAAGCACCGGTTTCGTTTCCGCCCCCACCACCATCGTTTCCAAACTCTGGTTCGCTATAGAGTATATTGCTTCGCGCTAACGCCTCAGTCATGGCATTACCTTGGCTAGCGGCCAGACCCAACAACCACGGAATATTCGGTGGGCCACCTTCGCTAATCATTCCCTCGATGGCGGCTATCTCGGAATCTATGCCAGTAAATCCCGTATGCCACCAGATTACATCTGCCGTAGAATTGCCGAAATCTTGCTGGTTTTGCTGTTGTGGGGTTAGTGGCATAATTTACATTTTATTGGAGTCGTGTTAGGAAGGTTTTGGCCGTTCAAAAAGAGCGGTGCTATGTCATGGCCTGCATTATCAACCGTTCTATTCTTTGTAGTTTTCTGTTTCTTCTCGTTGCCATTGCGTTGCATTTTTTACATTCGCCTTCGTGGTTCTTTCTTTTTGAAATGTTATCATCGTCTAGCTTGTGCCCATATTTGCAATATGTTGGCAATACAAAAGTTCTGCACTTACGTCTCGAATTCAGAAAACTAGACCTCAGTAAACCTAGATCAATATCGCCGTTACGGTAGTCGGCAAACTTGGTTCCCTTTTTAAGATTACAGGGCAAGCAAAGTGGTTGAATGTTGCCGATATCGTTGGTCCCTCCAGCGCAAATTGGAATTACGTGGTCTGGAGTAAGGGCATCTTTGTCGGATTTACAACGGAGACAGGTATTGCCATATTCTTCGCATAATGCACCGAACTCAGCGGCAGTGAAATCGTTACCATCTTTTCTTCTGCGGCTAGCGGCGTAAGCCTTGACCTTGTTGGGATTTTTAAGATTCCACCGCTTGCGATACGTGCGCTGTAATTCCGCTCTCGTAAACTGTGATGTCTTTGGTCTTCCCATAAAACTTTTTGGCCGTTTCCGGTCGAGCAAACGCCTCTCGCAAGGAAGTTTACCACGCGGATAAACTTACCGCCAACTTTCCGCTCCCATGGTTGGCGCAGCGCTAACGGCCAAAGTCTATGCAGCCTTAAACGCGCTGGCAACCTTATCAAAGAACGCCAGTACGCGCTGCTTGATTAACGCCATAAAACCCAAATCCTCGTGCGGGTTCCACATATGGTTAATCTGTCCAATGTTGTTCTTTTGGATCACGCCCAACTAGCCCATGCTGGAATTTTTTTAAAAGTATACGATTCGCTAGTTGTTGGATATGGAAACAGGAGCATTGATTCATGCGCGGTTACCGCACCGCCACATATGCGGCAAACTCCTGTCGATGCGCCGTTGTTTTGGAAGGGATGAGCTAGGTGGCGGCTTTCTATGTCTCGATAACAAAGCCCGCCATGATCCACAATGCGTTGCTGTGCTTTTGGCGTAAGGCAATCCCATGGTACATCGCGGGGGATAGTTGTTCCCGCCCAATAACTCAATGGTTTATCTTGCCTAAATAGCACGGAAATAATCGGCAGCGCGGGAAGCGAACCAAACAACGCAGCAAAGAATTCGCGACGATTCATCAGTCCTTTTGCGCTAGCCAGTTCTGCGCAGAGTTGCGGTTCTGGTACACAGCAAAAACCACACCTTCGCCCTTGTATGCAGCTACGGCGGCTTGCAGGCTCACGGCAGGGCAGTTGTGCGTCTCGATTTCGTCTTTAAGGTTGCGGCTTACAAATGTATAGATGAATTGTTTTGGCATGATTTCTCCTAACCACTATACCCGCTAGTCATAACTTGTGGCCCCATATCGGAACTTGGGTCTGTAGTTCCCGGAGGCGGCGAACTAATGCTGCCGTTGCCCATGGTTGCGGATCGACCTACGGTATTGCCGGAACCCACGATACCCTGCTGTGGACGAGTAGCGGGTTTGGATGCTGGTCCGAAAAAACCGGGGTTCGAGGAATACGAGTTTGGCGTAGCTAACGGCTCTAATCCTTTTGGGTTGTCGGCAGATAAATCGCTGAACTGCTTGTATGGTTCACACATGATTATGCCCTTGTATCGCAAAGTCGGCGTAGGTTGCGCCGTGCCATTCTAGTTCGGTAATGCGTTCACGCAGTTTTTCGTTTTCTGCCAACGCATAATATCTACGCTGATTGTGATTTTGTTCTTTTATTGTGGCCCAACGGACGTTTCCCTTTTCGTAATGTCCATCATTGTTGATTCGATCTAGAGAGTATTCAAGAGATGGCCGATGACCAACGTGGTCCAAAAATTCTTCAAATGAATCAAATTTAAACCGTATTCCTCTCCCGCCATAACTTTCCCAGCATCGTGCATTCGGATTATTGCAGCGGTTTTTGGCGGCAGCGTAGCTTCTGTATTCTGGGCCACCACTTTTGCCGTGAGTTACGACGTTTTTCATTACCCACTCCTTCTGGATACAATTACAACTTTTGGTTTTTCCGCTTTTTAAATCTCCAGCAAATACCGTAGTAACGGTTCCGCATTCGCATTGACAAGACCAAACAATCTTCCTACATTTAGCCCTACCAGCACACCAAAGCGCCAGCAGTTTACCGAATTTTTTACCAGACAAATCCTCCATGTTGGCAAACATATGCTTGCCTCTTGGATAGCCTCTCTTCATGCACCACTCGTCGGTTTAACGTTGGAGGGCACTCCGAACTTCGTATCCTCTTCCTTGGCTTCCGCAAGTATGTCATTGTAAATAGCTTCCGCCCCATACTGCCAGTCACAGGCCCGGCGAAGGTAGTTGTCGTATTGGGCGGCGGCGTTTCCTTGCCCACCCGGAGTTCCGCGTTTCTGTACGATATCCATTTACTTTTCTCCTAGCGAAGCAAGCCTTTTGGCTAGTTCTGGGGTTATTTGCGATTCTGTCGCTGTTCCCGATTCCGGTTCTTGCTTCTTTTTCCTACGCTCGTTGATGGCCAAGAATCTCTGCTTCTTTCGCAGAATGTCTAGCTCAAGAAGATATTTTATGCTAGTCTTGCGTTCCTCCGCTGAGGCCTCGCGCTTGCCGCTGGCAATGTCCCTAGCTAGAGATTCAGCAAAGGTAATAGCATCGCCGCGTTCTTTTCTTGCGTTGTGCGCTGGTTGAATCTTTACTACGTTAGTTTCCGCCAACCTTAACACCATCCTTGACAATATAATCAGCCGCGCCTAGATAAAATCTCGACGGGTGATCGTAGTTAAAAAGTTTGCGCACAATTGGAATGCTTGGGTTGTGCCGAATGCTACCAGACTCGAATTCTCTTTGTCCTTGCGAGCACCCCGTATCGCCACAGGACGCCATGGAGTCGCCAAATCGGGTATCGGAACACGCCATGGGTTGACCACACTCCCCGCAATGCAGCTTGCCGTCTTTGTAAACTGGATTCTTCATAACTTCTCTGTGGCTATAATCTTAATCCAATAGTGGACATCAGCGCCAATCCATCCGTACTGCGCGGTAACAAACTGGTCGCCAGTAGTTGGGGAATAGATAAGCCATTGCTGGTGTCCATCACCACAAGTCGGGCACGGTACGCTGCTAAATACTTGACCACTAGCCAGCTTAGGAGTGGCAATAAAGCATTCCCCTTGAATTGTATGGTCACATTTAACATCTAGGCGAATTGCGTCGCCCTTGTTGGAGCCTACGTTTACCGATAACCCCCAGCCGCCATGGTTGGTAATCTTAATCGTTGCGGAGTTGAATGTTGCTTGAGCAACGCAAAGAGTAGAAAACAATGCGATGTTGATTAGGTGTTTCAATGGATTCCTATGTTGGGGCCAACTCCAATGTTTGTGCCAACCGCACCGCCAACCACTACAGGGTTAAGTGGATAAACGCAAGTAAACGGCGCTGGCCCCACCCCGCTTCCATCTGGGGGAATTGCCATGACCGACAACGCACACTGCATAGCCGGATTCGGGTTTACTAATCCAGCCCATCCGGTACCAGACCCAGAACCAGCACATTGCCCCGCGTTAAGTGCTGGTGCTCCGTTGTATTTGCCGACCGTGTTTAGTGTTCCGGCGCACTGAATTATTGTACCGCCAGAAATGTCGGGACCGATTAGGGGCCAGGGGTCGGATGCACGGAAGAATGCTGGTTTAGATGTGTACACCATCGAAGCAGGAAACACGTCCTCACCAATAGCCGTGTCGCCATAAATGGGGACTCCGCTTGGATATATGCTAGCCCCGGTCGGAGCCTCAGAGACGCTGTTGCAGTTACCCGCGCTAGCCCAGTTCGTGTCAAGCGCGTTCCCGCAGAAGCGCGTCGCCGCCGTAACGGAATTGTAATTGCCGAAATAAATAGAAGTTGAATCGGTCTTGTTGTCCACGGGTGGCCCGCCACCGGGAGACTCGCCAAGGTTGTCCACGTAAGTTGCGCCACCGTTGGTAAGCTTGTAATGTGTATGGTATCCGGGGGTGCCATATACGCCCGCAATGTCATTGTAGTAACGAGCAAAGGCAAAGTTTTCCAGCGAATTCGTAAACGCATTTAGCGGCGTAGCCGGAAGCGAATCCCACCCAGTCAGGAAATTACGGAATCCGGTAACCATGTCACACGTCCCATGGATGTCGTCGCAACTAATCTGATTACCAATATTCCCCTCGAAATAATCATAATAGTCTCCAGCGTGCTCCAACATCGCAGCAACCAATCCATTGCCAGCGGCGTTTGGGCTTGTTCCTACGATGAAGTTGTAGGCCAGTACCGTGCCCGATGAGCTTCCGTCGTTTATAAACGTCGTCTGGTGGATAATATTGTTGGCGATCAGATTGTTACCCGCAAGTTGCTGCCGTATTCCATAGCACGCAGGCTGCGTACCCGTGCATTGAAAAATGTAATTGCTTTCAAAGACGGAATTGGTCGTGCCATTCATGTTGATGGCGGAAATCTTCGTCTTGACCGTTCGCACGCCAGTCACCCAGCAGTGATAGCAGTAAGAGAACTCGATGCCGTAGTTCGGAGCCGTAGCGTTAGTCGTATCCAGTGACAGGTTCTCGATTCCTGCCTGAACAAGCGGTTGCACGATCCAGACTTGAAGATTACTTAATGCCGACCAGTTGCCTGCCAGAATCGGTGGAAAGATTGTGTAGACACTTCCGTTAACGGCAGTCGCGGTATGAATCTCCAGTTCATCGCGCTCCGCACGGCTACCGGCATCCGGCCCGTCCGCCGAGCATCCCGCGCCCGCCGAGTAGATGTCGCTGCAGACAAACCAGTTGCCGTTATCTATGTTTCCTCCCCCTGCGACCGTTCCACAATTCGTGCCGCTGTAATTAGTATTGCAGCCATCAAGGAATAGTAGAGTTGGAGTTGTCGTACTGATTGACGCTGGACAGTTGCCGCTAAGGTTGGCGAGAGTTAACGTGGTCGCACCCTGAACCGGGCTTCCGGTAACAGTACATTTATTGGCGGGAGAGGAGAACGATGTAGTGTCGCTTGAGATTGCACAGATAAAAGCGGTCGCGCCTCCGCCTTGGCATCCGGCTGCGCTGGTTCCGCTATGTATCAAGAATGTGCTGTTCGCTCCCGAACCGCGCAAGACCACGTTTCCGGTAGTCGGAAACAATATTTGCCCATCGAGGGTAAACGTCCCCGCCCCGAGTAGTACATACTGGTTCGCGGTGCATCCGGCGAGTGCCGTGGTGATGGTACTAGCATTACCCGTGTAGGCCGCGATAGTCGCCCCGCACTGTGTCCACGAGGTATCTCGTGGAGCGTCTCCAGGGAATCCAGATTGCGTCCAGTCCGCTCCTCGTGGATAAGTCAGCACTCCATTCCACTCAGGGATCGGATTGAGGATCATCTGTAGAAACTGAGCGCCAGTGCAGGTCGTTGAGGCCGAACTGGTGCATTGCTCTAGGTCGGTATGCTGGACGTGAGCCGCCGATGTAGCCGCACCGTTAATATCTCCCCACTCCCATCCGGTAGGCTGACAACCGGCACTACAGGCCGTTCCGGGGGTTCCGCCTGTGGATTTGTAGGCAAACCCATAAAAGGTAGTATTGTCTGGGCTGGTTAGGGCGATGATTGTGCAACCAGCATTTACGGCGTCGGTAATGGTAGTGATCGTTCCGGCGCACGCCCCCTTGAATTGGAAATATCGCCAGACTCGTATCCATGTAGCTACCGGAAAGGTAATTTTGCAATCACCGGCTGGCCAGCTATTTTGGCCGCACGTCCCTTCAAGGTTGTAGGCCATCTTCCCAGACACGCCAGGGTTGGTCATATTTGATAGAGCGGATACGCCAATGCCTGTTAGCGTCTCGTCGTCAAAGGTGCCAGTTGTGTTGAATACCTGCGAAACACAGGTTAAATCCCGTGCCCAAGCAACCTGCGTACCGGACATCGAGGGAAGCTCAAACGACATCAAGACTTGCGGAGTACCGCCTCCGACTGAAGTGTTGTAGTCAACCAGTTTAGCTTGCGAACCACCTGCATCTGTTGTTGGGAGCGCCCCACAAAGAGACGAGGCTTGCGTAACTACTGTCAATGCCCCGTTTGACGCATTGTTGGTCCCAATCTGGACTGCATTCGATGAGGTAATCGCGTCACCGCTGCTGCCGTTATTGCCTGTTCGGAAACCATACCAACTATTTGAAAACCCGGCTCGCGATGCCGCAACCACGGAGCCATTGGTAGCGTTGGCCGCGTTCATTTCAGTCAGACCTTGGCCGAAACACAATCGCGCACCAAGCATTAGGAGCACAAGAAGACATCTACGCATTTATGGTCCTAACGGGAAGGTTCCCGAGATAAAATTAACTTCAACGTCGTCTATCCAAATGTTGTGGCCTGCTGACTGGCTTTCACCGCCTGAAATACCTATTTGGACCGAGACGAACGGATTGTTACCGGATTCCGATGAGCAGGTAGCCGTGGAACCGACCTGCGCCCCGGTAGTGTCGTATATAGACAGGGAATCAAGAGCGCAGTTAGTTCCCGGAGTACACGCACCGGCATTTGTAACCCCTTGCATCGTGAGCCAATAAACCGTGTTGGTTGCTATGGGGATGTTTACCGCAGAACCAGCGAATCTGCACTCTAGCCCTATGGTCAACGCGGAGCCACTCAGATCGTGAATCTGTGGATTGACCGCATCGCTTGCACCCTGTAGGAGTTGCCCGAGTGAATAAGCATTGCTTACGGATTCATTCTGCGGGATGTCGGTTTTGATCCAATAGCCCACCGATACCGTGTTGACGCTTTGAGGAAGCGACCATTGAATGTAATCTCCTGCCGTTCCTGTGGCGTACTGAAAACCAAGGCTTCCTGAACCCGTGTAGGAGGTCGCTCCTATTTGCTGATTCGTTAATAAATTATGCAGTTGCCCGGAGGTTGATCCGGTAATCGACGCACCAGGATTATGAACTACCCATGTCGCAGGTCCAGAAAGAGTAGCCCCGCCCGCTGGCCCGTGTATCGAACTTGTGAGGGCTGCGACTGTAGGAGCGACTGTATTTGTTAGCCCCTCAAAGTCGATCAAGTCGTTCGCTGAGCCTTGCGCTGCGGATTTAGAGAGACACACTATTGCCGCACTATAGAAGTTGGCAGTATTTTGCGTCATTGTTGCCGTCTGGACTCCGCTCAATCCCGTGACGGTATTTATGTGCTCTGAGGCTCCGACGAAATTTCCGGCACCAAACGTGTACTTGGCGTCAAGGGTGTAACCGGCCCCTGCCGCTATGGTTATAAAATTAGTCATCTGGTCCATCGACGCAACGCAATATTCCGTAGACGAACCCACCGCGAAGGTGGTTGAAACGCTCATCGTGGTCGTGGAACCAATCCCTCCGCCTGTCACATCGGCGGTGTTGACGTTGGCGAGTTCATACACCCCGGCTCCCAGAAAGCTACTCGATCCTGGGCATGTGATAGTAAATGAATTGCTGGTGCCGACGTTTTCCGCCACGTACACGGCTGCCCAATTTGGGTTTGTTCCCGGTTGATTCTGTTGCTGCCAGAGCATGAACGTATCCCCTGCTCCCGTAACCGAGGTACATTGGCTTCCGTTGGAAAAAGTCATAAAGACTAGCGTACTGCCAGCGGTCGGAGCCTGTGCTGTGAAAGTGCATGTGACTGGAGAGCTGGCTCCCGTGCAGGCGTTGGTCTGTATCAGGGCAGGGACAGCCACACTTGGCGTTCCGTTGATATATCCGTTTGGGCCAATATAACCCTTCGGCCCGATATAGCCTTGCGCTACGAGCAGTACCGATGCCGCGAGGATCACCGCGATATGGAGCCAAACGTGTTTCATCGTTCCTTACCGGGCGGCAATTTGTTGATACCCGAAAAAGTCTACGGTCTCAATATCCGCGACTGATCCACCAGTTTCAACTATACTGAACCACGGAGAGAGGACGACTGTTGGCGGGGTAGCGGTTACCGTGCAGCCAGCCGCGCAAACCGTAATCGTTGATACTGCTGGCGTAGTCACGTCCTGTACCTTGAGCACGATGTTGCCAACCGTTCCGCTGCTCATCGTGACATGCAAGTAATCGGCGGCGGTCGGCGTGATCGTCGTGGCCCCGCAGGTTTCGGACGACGCCGAATCGGAGCACAAGTTGATGAACGTGTCGGTGCCTTGCAGGAAGCGGATGTAAACGCCGTTGGTCGGAATCGCCGTCGCGGAATCTACCGTCGCGAATCCAACGCGATAGCTTCCCGTGGCGATCTGGTTGACTTCAAATATCCATTCCGCCTGCCAGTTGGTTGAGTTGCCTGGGAATAGAGTTCCAACCGCGTTCCCGAGTGAGATTCCAACGCCGTTGGTAGCAGTCGTGTTCGTGGTCAACGTAATCAAGCATGGATGGTTGGCGACCGATGCCACGGCAGCGACGGGGTTCGTGCCAGCCACGATGACCGTCTTATCCCATCCCAGTTGACCAATGGTCGCCGTTACCGATGGCGTGTTGCCGCAAAAGTCATCCAAGAGATTGACGTTGGGCTGGATGAACTGTCCGTTAGCTCCTGGAACGGGCGACATGTTCTGCGCCGATGCCGGGTGGCGACCAACAACTAGCAAACTAGTTAATGCCACGCCAACAACCATTGCTAAAATAAGTTTCTTCATTCTAGTTCTCCTGATTTAAAGTGCATGACGCATTCGCCAGCACGGTGATTGCGTTCGTTCCGTTTGCCGCTGTTTGCAATGTCAGCGGTATACCAGAGGCGGTTGAGCCGTTTTGAATCTGCGCCCATACATGCTGAACCGAAGTGGCTGCTACGCTCGCAGACGCTCCTGTCTTCGTACTGTACGCGGTTTGAGCCAACGTACTAATCTGACTCCAAATTCCCGCCGTACCAAGATCGCCTTCGGCTATAAGGCTATACGACGTAGCCGTGCCGGGGCCGCCTATGCAATATTGAATGGTCGCACTCGCTGCCAGCGTCATTGGGACTTCACAACGTAGCAAATAATTCTTATTCGCCGCAAGTGGCCAACTCATACCAGTAACATTGGTGCAGGTTGCGGAGGTCTGTGCGCCCATCGCTGCCGTAGTTACGCCGATACTTTTGTCGATAACTCCCGGAGGCCCATACTGCGTACCAACGGCAAGAGATTGAGTTGCGTTCGCGAAAGTAGCCGGTAGGGCCGTGGGGTTGAATATGCCAATGGCATTCAGCGGTGTCTGAATTACTGGCGACCCAGTAGCCACAACGACCTGAATAGTGTTAATCGTCATTCCCGCAGGTCCGGTGTACGCCAATGTCTTAGCGTTGTCGGTTAACAAGGACGCCGCTAGTTGTCCAGCGGTGCCGTTGGCCTTGGGAATGATATTCGCCGCGATGACCGTCGTTTCTGCTAGTCCACATCCAACATTTGTGGCGTTCGCCCAAAACTCCAAGCAGTGACTTGTGGAGTCGGCTACAAGCCCATCTGTGCTGGCTCCAATGCTCGCTGGTTCCGTACCCTCTGTACCAAAGATTGCGAAGCCGGTACCTGGAGTCGTAACCGTTGGAGCGGTGCCAAGCTTCAAGAGTCCAGTCGGCGTGAAAGCGGCCACGATAGTCTGACCGGAGATCGCCCCGGCCACAACCGTTGCCCCGGTTCCAATGTCAAGCAAATCGCCTTGGGTTGTGGTGCCGTTAATGTTGACCGTGGTCTGTCCCGTGGAAGTGCCAGGAGAGTTAAATATCGCCGTAATAGAAGTATTGTTGTTGCTTGAGTTCGTGTTACGAAATTCTATCGGTGCGGACAGGTTAACCGTAGATGTTCCTGAAAGTATTGTGCCGCCTACAACGGCAGGCAGTTGCACGCTTGGCGCACTCGTGGACGCACTCATGTTGAGTGTCATCGCCGCCGCGCCAGCGTTAGTCGTATCTTTGCGAACCACGTTGGAAGAAAGGAACCCAGAGTCGTGTAGTAGAACTTTACTAGAGGCTACCGAAGCATCTATCACATCTCCGGTTACGGGAACAGACGCCGTGGGGAATATACCAAAGATCGAGTCCGCACCGCTGTTTCCGTGGTAGTTGCTGTTGGTTGTGTCGTAGTCAATAACTCCCGCTGCCGTAGCTGTGTTCGTGGTCGTCGATGGCACCTTGAATGCTGCCGTTCCGGTTGCAGCACTAAGATCAAATATCGTGGTCGATATCCCGCTAAACGTGTGGGTAGCGTAGGTCAGATCAGCCGCACCCGTCAGTGCCGCGCCAGAACCGCCAGAAATCGCTACCTGTCCAGATGTTGCGCTCTCAATCGCGCATGTAGCGTTTAGGGCGCAACTTTGGCCATTGACCGTTGTTGCCCCAGAACCCGGAAGATCGCCCACAACGATTGCCGAGAAGTTCCCGATGCCGCCAGTAGCAGTGGCGTGAAGAACGTGGGAAGTCGTGGTATCTGAGTTACCGCCTAGCACGTTGGTTGTCGTGTTTGGAAAAGTCAGCGTAACCGCGCCGCTAGACGCCGGATAGCTAGATGTTGTGATGTTGGCCCCGGTGCCGGTTAGAATCTGATTCGTTGTGGCGTTTATGCTGGCCGCACCGCTAGCCGCCACGGAAAACTCCTTGGTGCCACCAGTAAGCGTTCCGTTAGTAACCGTTGATCCAGCGTATAGCCTGAATAAATCCCCTGTGCCAGAAACACTATTCGCCACTAAGCCGATACATCCAGTAGATGTTCCGGCGCAATTAGAAATCAACCCAACGCTCGCGTTATTATTGGTTGAGTTTGTGTCTTGGATTACGATGTACGAAGTCAGTGTAGCCGTTTCAACTCCATTAAAAGTGTAATTGTCTCCAGCGCCGGATTCCGAACGGGTAACTTGCGCAGTGGAACCAGTCACGGCATCGAGAGAAGGAGCGCCAGCGGTTGTGGGGATTGTTACTCCGGGGCTGAATTGAATAAGTGGAAGCGTAGTAGACGCGGTGGCCGTTACCCCGTCAGGAAGCGTCCACGCCCCAGAAGTAGCAATAACAATTCCAACCGTTTCACCTTGGGCGTTGGTACAAGTTGCCGTACCACCTGAGTCGGTAACTTTTCCACCTGTACCAGAAGCACATACGGTGTGGTTAAGAGTTACCGCCGCGCTAGCATTAACGAAAGTCTGTCCTTCCCCAAACAGAGTAACAACGGTATTTGAGTTGACCGCCTCCGCTACTCCCAAAATATTGTTAGGAGATGCGCCGCAATCGTTAACCGTCATAGCTGAACCAGTGCCACACTGTAGGTTCCAAAGGGTTGAAGTTCCGCCGCCCTTAACGTAGTTAATTCCAGCAATAAACGGTCCCTGTAGTCCCTGTGTTGCTCCCGTGCTAGCCCCGGCAAGTAATTCAATTCCTCCAGCTTGACTGGCGGCGTTTGTAGCAGCATTGTTACCACCGCGGATAAGCGTGCCGCCGCCCTGTGAAGTAGCTCCGCCTGCCCCGGTTTCGTCGGCCCCACGTAGTGTTAATCCTCCAAGGATAGAGTTTGCAGAGGCATCGCCGCCACCCTGAATTGTGGAAGTTTGGGTTGTCGTCGAGTTGCTGAGTGTATTGCTAGATTCTAGAAAGTCCGAGTTAACCGTGTTTCCGTTGGTGTCAAATTTCGTAACGCGGTTAAGGTTAACTGTTCCGGTAGACAACTGAAGTAACGCCCCGGTTCCCTGTTCTCCGGTAACCCCAGAAATAGACAGGGTATTGGTGCTCAGCGTAAGCGGAGAGGTAAAGGTAGCCGTTAGATCGCTAACCGCTGGTTGGGCACAAGTAAATACGCCAGCAGTTGAAAGTACGTCCATCCACTGGTGGGCAGAACAAGTCTTGGCTACGGAGGTTGTACCAATAGTTGCGGCGTTACCAATTTCGTGGACTCTTAAATCGGTAGAGTCGAACCAAATCAAAGTACCAGATGCGGGAGCACTTGGTGCCGCGCTAGACGGTAGAGAGATTTCTCCCGTACCCGGAACGGTTGCCGAACCAGAGGCAAATCCTGCGGCAAACAAGTTCCCCGTAGCTCCACACGCCCCACCGCTGCTTACGTCTACCTGTCCAGCCGCACCACGGCAAAGCCCAGTATCCGCCGCGCCGGAACCGTTGGTCCAGATAATCGAGCTACCAAGATAGAGATTTCTCCAACGAAGCGAGGCGGAACCAAGGTCAAGACCATTATCTACGCCAGCACCGGGAATCAATGAAGCGTTTACAGCTACACCTGAAAGATTACTAAGGGCTTGGTTTGCTCCAGACGCACCAGAGTTTAACTGTTGTACCCAAGTATTACCGGCGTAGCACTCATTTAAACTTTGACCATGGGTTTGGTCGGTAGCAAAATACAAATCCCCTGCGGTACACGTCGCGGGAATGTTGGCAATGAGTCCGGTCTGCACAACGCCGGTATGCGTGGCTAGGCGGAAGTTAATAGCGCCGGTAGCGGTTACGTTTCCCGTTGCGGCGGATAGACTGTAGGTTGCGGAACCTCCAGCATATCCGGCCAAGGTTCCGTTGTAAAGATTGGTACCCTTGGTCATGTCCACGGAGTTTAGGTTGTTAAACGCGCTCTCGTTTCCATCTAAAAAGTAGAAACCAATGCCATTTCCGTTGTGAGCGCAGGTCATGGTATTGCCGTTAACGTCATCCTTGACAGCGTTCATTACCGCAGTGTTGTTGCAAATAGAATTATAAAATTGTAGCGTTCCCTGAAAGGTTGAACCAATATGCAAAACGTTTGTACACGGAGCGGCAGATGGACACCCGTTAATTTCGTGTAGCGAAACTGGTCCGGTAACGCCGGTTCCCGGTGGAGCAGCGTTAACCGAGTCAACCAATATACCGTCTGCCGTAGTGGTACAAGAAACTGGGCCGGGGCTACCAGATTGGCATCCTTCCATATGTAGTTCGTGTAGATCAAAACCCCCCATCTGGAAAGTAGAAAGCACCCTGTCTGGCACGTTGGTAACGTGGAACAATCCAGATGTTTGCTTTGTCCCGTTGCAGTGGTTGCCGTTATTGGTTACGCGACGCACTTCTGTTCCGGTGCCATACATTTCAAATGGAACCACGCCAGACGCCGAGCAGTTGGCGTCGGACGAATACCCTACGTTAAGGTTTTCATATGGACCGCTGTTTACTGGCATGTTTAATAAGAAACCAATAGCGCAATTTTGGATTGTTACATCCTTAGCCCAAGAGTTTTCCTGCCCCCATAAATCCTCGAATCCGATAGCCTCAATAGCGCTGCCGCAACCAATAAACGACCCCTGTAGGCGAGAAAAGAAATTTGACGTTCCGCTTAGCGTTCCACTGTTGATTCCGGTATTGTCGCCAAGCTCAACTACGGGATGGCGCAAGTTAACGGCTTGTGCAGTGGGGCCAATTGCCAGTGCTGGCTGAATGTTGACGGTTATGGTTCCCGGAGACGGCAGTGAATAGAACTGCGAATTAAGCGTTCCCGTATTTGGTAGTGTGCTACCCGCGCAAGGAGCGCCGGTGCCGGTACATTTGGTAACGTAATATACGGTTCCATCTCCAGCAATGAATAAGCGGTCGCCGGGAGCGATTAAAATGTTTTCCCCGCCGCCAGCCTTGGTTAAGCTAACCGTTGTTTGTGTGCTGGTTCCGGTCGCGGTAATAGCTCCCGTACCGGGGAAGCTGGAAGAATTCAGGATCATGGTTCCATTGTTTCCAGCGCCACCGCCATTTTGTCCAACAAGGTTTTCTACGACACCGATAACCTGCTGGAAGTTGCCGATATTAAAGCCAAGGTCGGTCTGTAGCGCATCGCCTCCATCTAGAAGCCAGTTACCTTGTGGTTGGTCAATGTTGGTGGTTGTGCAGTTTTGTACCGTAGTTCCATGCTCACCGCGAGAGTCTACAGACTGAAATCCGAGGCCAGCCGTTTGTAGTGCCGCCTCTATGTTGTTATAGCGAATACATAGATTGGCTCCTGCGCTTGGATCATCGCGAGTGTCAGACAACTGCTTTGTCTGTGCAACATAAGTTGTTCCTGCTCCAGATGCTACCGGCACCTGTCCTTGAGCCGAAGCGTTTGGCAATGTAGCGCTTGCGCATACCCATGCAGAACCGTTCCACTGAAGCACCTGAAGCGAACTGCATGTACCCGTTAGGCCAATAGAACCGGCCCCGCTTAGGGTAATTGGAAACGTATTACTTAATAGCGAAGAAACATCGGTTCCGGTAGCAATGCTTGGAACGCCCGTGCCTGTAGTGTTTTTTAGGATTCCGGTTGCAAGTCCAGCTAGCGAAACGCCATTTAGTCCAGAGTTGGTCATTACGCCAGCGTTGGTAATGCTTGAGTCGCCAGATAGGGCAACATCTGCTGGCAGGTTGCTACCACTGCCAATGTAAAGGTGGGCGCTGGTTAAAGCGGCAGCGATTGGTTGGGCGCTACCATTTGTACCGAGAATCTTGGCGGAAGTTGGCACGGTGGTGCCGTTAATGGCGGTGGTGGTCGTCGCGCAACTTCCGGCAGCCGTCGTTGTGTCTCCCGTTAACGCTGGTGCTTGGCCACAAGACAACGAGCCAGACAGGTTGGTAAACGCTGGCTGGGCCTGAGTAAATAAACCCGTAGTTTGTGAGTAAGAAGTCAGAAAGTTGTTAATCGCAGCGCCAAGAGTTTGCGGCCATGTTAGCGTGGTTCCATTAGAACCAAACACCGGCAAGTGGTTGGTCGTGTTGAAGGCTATAACTGCGTCGGTAGTCGGAGCCGCGCCTGCCGCATTTGGAAGCACGATTCCAGCCGTGACAGAAGCGGCGGCAGCGTTAAAAATACCAGTAGAGCCAAGGGTGGTCGTGTGGCCGGAATATTGCAAGTCGGTTAGCGTGGTTCCAGCAAACGTGCCGGTAGAGTTGAACTGAAACGAAGCGCTCGATCCACCCGGAGCCGAACCGGCACCGCCGCAAACTCCGCCAGAGTCTTGGATTACCGTAGACGAGGCAAACGACACGCAGTGACCAACGGTAATAGCGCCGGTAGTTGAAATGGTACCGCCACCGCTAATTTGTGCCAGTGCAGCGCATTGCAATACAAGCAAAGCCGCAAGTACGTTAAATGTACGCTTCAGCATTGATTACCCCGCCACTCTACCGGGTGCAAACGACACGGAATATTCACAAAAAACCTGCACAGATTGAGCAGCGTTAATGTTTATATTCAAATCAAAACCAACCCCGCTGCTAGAATTACGGGTCGTCTCAAATAGAAATCCCGGAGGGGTTGCGCGTTCTGTCCAGTTTCCGGGAACGGCTGGAATGTAGAACGGTCCTGCAAGGTTACTAAAGTTGGAATCTTGCCATGTAACCAGTAACGGATTTACAGCGTTCTGGTTCTGGACGTTAAAGCTGTGGATGCGAACCACGGAACCTCTTTGCTGTCCGTGGAGCGCCGCTTCAGAAATAAGCGCATAGGGGTTTTCAACGATTTCAGTGATACCGCTTCCGCTGACCGTTACGTTAGCTGACTGGATAAAGGGGGCCATGATTCCTCTTTCCCTTCGGTTTTTTCATAATCGCGCTGAATGGTTAACGTAAGCAGGCTAACCGCAAGCATTAACTTGCCAAATTTTTCTTCTACGTTTCCGCGAAATTCGGCGGAATCTTTCTGTAGGTCTGGGAGCCTAAAGCTTTCGTCGAATACCGATAAACGCTTTAAAACTTCAAAACATTCTTCAACCCTATTGCTAGTCCATGCAGCATTCCACGCTTCTTGCGCTATATCTTTTTGTTCTTTGTTTAGCTCTCGTTGTTCCGCCCACCGATTGAATGATCCAACGCGAGATAACTGCATCTTGGCTAGGCGACGAAAGCGCTGGAGACGTTCATTGCTTGGTAGCGCTTCGGCTGTAACCGTTTCCAAAACCTGCATTTAATTCACCATCCAATGTTGCATGAGGTTCGTAACTGGCTGCAATAAAGACGATTGTGCCTCGGTATCGTAGAAATGGGTCCGGCAGCGGTTTTCCTTAAAAGATGGAAACGGGCAAGCTTTCTCGCAACATTTTCCATCTACGATTACATCCACCCGCATCTTTGGGCCGAACTGATTACGGAATGAGCAAGTTCCAGAGTGGCCAAACGGACGCTTGCAGGGGCATGGCGGCAACTTCATCTTGCCGACTGATCTGCGAATACTTTCGGCGCATAGATTGAATTCTATGGCCGCATCCGCGAATGTGTTACCTGGGATGGAAACAAAGGAGCGAATGGCGGCTCTTTGGGAATCTGTTAAAGCGTGTGCGATATGACTTACCTCGCACACAAATATAAAGGTTTTGTCGGAAGATTTACTAGGCGAGTAAAAGGCTTACCCCCATCGCCGCATAGGTAACAGTATGCGCGGTACGGTGGGGGTATTATGAAATAAGATTTAAGCGGCTGGTTCTTGCTGCTCTTTGGCTTTGGCGATTTTTACCTTTACCGTTTCTTCTTCGTGAACGATGTCGATAATGACGCCGTTATGCTCGTAGTGCTCTTTCTTGTGTCGCTTCATTAGAGCCAGAAGTTGCGCCTTTTGCTCAACTTCCTCCGCCAATAAAGCCTGTCGTTGGTCGCGTGTTTCAGCGTAACCCTCGGCTGCGGTTTCTAGTTCGGTAATCGCCGCATCCTCCTGTCCCGGCAAGCGCGGCTGTTTTTGTTTTTTAGTAGACATTATTTCTTCTCCTGTACTCCGTTCTGGTTACGCAACATGTTGGCGATAAGTACATCCACGATACCGCCGCCATGCTCACCAGCGCCGGTAACGGTAATGTCAGGCACCAACTTTATGTGATTGTTGGCTAACGAGTTGGCAATCTGCACCGCTGCATAATTGCCAGACTCCATGGACTCGATCTTGAGTTTGATAACGTCGGCCTCGGCGGTACCAATCGCCTTAGTCTTTTCTGCCTCTGCGTTGCCAACCGTGGTAATCACGTTAGCGTCTGCCGTGGCGTTGATGGTTTTTGACTTCGCATCTCCCTCTGCCTTCTTGACGGCAGATTGGGCGTCGAAGTCTGCGATGGTAACTTTTCGTTCCGAAGCTACAACCGTGGCCTGCGTATCGGCCATGGCGCGAGCCTGTTGCAAATCTTTGCGGGTATCCTCGGTCATCTTCTGGGTTTCGTAAGTAACCTTTTCCTGTTCCGCAAGCTTGCGGTCGGTTAAGGTTTTCATTAGGTCTTGCGGAGGAGTAATGTCGCCAATAAGCGTGTCTACCGCGTTGACGTTGTATTCCGCCAATGCAGACCCAATAGATGTTTTGGCCTCTAACTGGCGAGTAGAGCGGTTCTTTAGGAAGTCGATTACATCCGATTTTTGGGCAGCGTTACGGAAGTAGTTTCCGATGGTCGGCTCAAGAACCTGTGTAACCAAGTTGAGCATATTGCCAAATCGAGCAATAACTTTTGGGGCATCGCTACATGCAATGTGGATGATCTGACTAACATCCAAGTTGAACGTGAAGCCATCGCCAGAGCGAACGGTAATAGTACAGAGATTCTCGTCTAGTTTGTGCGCTCCAGTTTCCGCGTTATCGGCCCAGTTAAGAACAATATTAGACGTTGGCACTAATTCGACGCGGCGGCAGTAGGGGTTTATGGGATACCGTCCTGGGTCTAGTGGGTCTGCCCAAACCCCTTTTTCGCCAGCGCTTACCAAGTTGCTATGCTTGAAAGATTCTCCACTTACGTCAACACCTTCTTTGCCAACGTAGGAGATAACCACGCCAACATTGGCAATCGGTACGTTGGTCATATCTACTGCTTCAACCGTAGCAAAGCGTGGGTTAATAAAGTATCGGCCTGCAAGAATGACTTGTTCTTGTAAACCCTTGGTGCCGCCACCGTTGAGGAATGTTTGGGGATTCTGAAACGAGTTGTGGCCAGATACTTCTTTGCCAGCAATGTCTCCGGTTGCTAGTGGCGCTCCTTCCTTGGTGGTTACAATTCCAACCTTGTTGTCCGCGATCTCGGTTACGGGAGCCGTGCTAACAGAAAATAGCGCGGTGTTGATTCGATAGGTACCGGGAGGAATAATCGCAATCTGTGGACCGCGCTCACCGCCAGTAGTCAAAAATGCCCTAGCGTCTTGGAATGAATTGCTAGCAACTTCTTTGCCCAAAACCCTACCACCAGACAGCGGCCTACCATCTCTTGCATCTACAACGCCCAATTGTCCCTTGTCGATGGTAATAAACTTTTGGAGTGTGACCGCATACTGCCACGGCCATAGGCGGAAATGGACTCCCGGTGCAAGCGTGTCGGCCTGCAATCCGGCTTCGCCGTTTAGGGCGATAATTGCGCCATCCGGCAAGGCTTTGTTTTTGCCAAACAAAACCCACTTCTTGTTAACGATGCCAATGGAGTCTTGGGGGATTACTATCATCCCAAACATTCGCAGGACCAACTTGTAGCAAGCGACCACAATTACCACGGCCAGAATTGGCCAGTATGTTGCAAATGCATCCAGTGTAGTTTTCATTTTTCCTCTCTCTTGAAATATGAATTGGGAAGGCCGAACTGACTCGTCTCAGCCTTTTTGGTTTATGTTCAACCCTCCCAAACTTGTTGCAAATGTCGTGTATATGACGGGGGCCGATAGCGTGCCTGCTATCAGCCCCCTAGCGATGATATGTATCGGTTTTCAAGACCGTTTATCGTCTAGTGTTCGCAGCTTGACATCAACATTCCGCAATCCCGAAGACTCTTACCCTGATTCGGTTGCTCTACCCACTGAGCTACCCCGGCATGTTTTTATGGGGCCGGGGGATGGATTTGAACCACCGCACACCGTTTCTATAGTCCTCGCATTGCTTGTGTCTTTACTGCCTGTTAACCTTCGGGATGAAAACCTGAGTGGATAGGGCGGGTACGTTTATCGCCTTCACCTGATTATAAGCCTAAGTCGCATCCTGAAGTTGGGTCAGCCATTTCTGGCCGTCCCGAAATCTAGGCAAAGAGTGGGTGGAAAATATAATCCAGCAACTTTTTGCCAATCTTGTTTCCGGCCACTTCAACTTCAACTTCGTTGGCCTTAGCCCTCGCCTTGCGAACGGCGCGTAGCAAAATATCACAACGGTCCAACAAGTCAGACTTAACTGCTGGAGTCAACATAGCCGACCACTCTTGTTCCTGAATAGTACCGACCGAAATATCGTCAGAGTAAACCTGGGTCTGTCGTGGGTGCTCTTTGGTTGCTGGAGCAAGTTCCAATACTTGCGGAACCTTTTTGGTGCGGTTTTTGGTGATTAGACGGGCTTGGTATATTCCTTTTTCTCGCTGCTCGTCTGGACGATAACCCCTTGCTGGATCAAGGGTTGGAATCGCGGCAACCAAATCCTGTACTTCTTTTACGCGCTTCTCTAGCTGTAACAAGGAAGTCGCAGGAACATCTTTGATTACCGTGTCTCCATCTTCGGTTACAACATCTGCCCTAGCCTGCGTATTGGCGATATCGACCTGATGAGAAACGTCTAGCGCCTTAGCTATTACGCCCGAAACCCAAGCTATTTCCTTCCCCGCGGTAGACTGAATATCGGATTGCGCCTCCTTAACGGGTTGCGCCCCTTCCGTGTTAGGAGTAAACGTGGTTAGCTTTTCCTCGAAAAGATGCCTCTTTTTGTGAAATGTTTCAATCAATTCTCCGCGCGTTTTATTTGCTTGCGAAGATAGATTGCTCTCAACTGCCAAAAGTTCGTGTAATTTCGCCATTTATTTTCTCTCCCTCAAACATGTAGATGCTAGACCACGGAAAAGGATTCGTCAAGGAAAATTTTACCGCAACACCTTGCAAACCTCGAAAGCCGTTCGTGCCGACATTCTAGTTTCGGTTTGGTCTACTCTCCAAACTATTCGCAAGAATAGCCACGCAAGCGACAAATAGGTTCTCCACTTGGGTTTTCGCCTGACTCGACATACCCCCATATACGCGAAACAATAATCACAATACAGATACGGGCACGTTGGTATCTCTATCGCATCTCGCTCTCGACAAAGCTCGCAAATCATATACGCCGACTCCCCTTTAACGAGTTACATCTTAGATGCGCAGCGCCGTTCATTGGCGCATAATTTTCGTCAACGATTCGGTCATCCCTGCTGGCCCCGCCCATGCCACGTGGCTTCGTGTGTTCAAATGTCATAGTTGCCCAATCGAGCGCTTCTCCGCATATACAGCACTTGGCTTTTTGGCGAAGATACATTGTGCGCATTCGGTATTTATATTCTTCGCGTCCCTTGGAGGTTGGCTGGCAAACCTCCCTGCCATCTGGATATTTACGAACAGCACCATCGCAAATAACTTCGTATCGCAGCGAGGATTTCTTAACCTTACGAATCCGTCTAAGCACTTAACTTTTTCTTCTCCGCCGCCTTGCGCCGCTTGTCTGCTTGCTGTAATTCCTCTGCATTGCCAGCCTCAAAGAAGATTACTAACGCATACAAAAACTTGGCCTCCGCCGATATAGATTTATCCGCATCGTGAAATTGCTCCATGTACAGCGCTCGCGCTTCTAAATCCTTAAACCGCGCGACAAGGCTAACCGGGTAGTTTCGCGCAAACAATACCGTGGCTTCTTTTTGCTCCTCGGGCGGCTTGCCCTTGTTCTTGGCGTTCTGTATGGCCTCCGCCCATTCTTCTGGAGAAGATTCCAGCGCAGTAGTTACTAAGTTGATTCTTTCCTCCGGCGGCACCTTGGCCAATTCCGCCGCCCGTTTATGCCCAATCGCGTTTACGGTTGCTTCGGTAAGCGCGTATTCGCCTTCGGTAAGCGAACCAATAAGCGCCAGTTCAAACAACTTAGTATGCGAAATTGAACCCATATTCGCCTTAGCGTAGGCTTCCCATGTACGAAACTCGCTACCCGTTGCAGGATCAAGCAATACTCTCCACAAAGACTTGTCCTTCATTTTACAGACAAGCTTGCTAAGCGCAGAAATGTTCTTCCTGAAAGACGCAATCAGTTCTTTGATTTCCGCGTCTAGTATCTTGGCTTCTGCAACTAAAAGTGTTTGGTCGGAAGGGAAAATTATCTCTGCTTTAATATGGGAACCCGCCTCATTGTAGATATGTTTACTAGGGATTTTTTTTCGATTCCAGTTAACCGCTCACGCACAATCGGTTTCGGATTGGAGAAGCTACAGCCACGGCGATGAAGAAAGGCGTTGTGTGCGCTTCCCTCCCAACCGCATCCGCACCGAAAAAATATGTCATCGCTGCTCGACAAGTTGTTCACAGAAGTTCTCCACAATTTCGCGCTTCTCTTCTGGGGTTTCTTGTGGCTCAATAGTGGAAATAAAATCGGCCAGTTGTTCTATGGTCATTTTACCGTCACAAACATGGTGATCGAAGCAATGGTAGACGACCGTCTGATTCTTTAATTTTTCTCCGCACAGCGGACAATTAGCACTAGCACCATCTGTCCATGGAAAGGTTTTCCTGAAAGCATCCCACGCGCTAAGGTCACGTTCGCAAGTAGCAGCATAGCCGTTTGTAGCGATATTCGCCATTCCCATAGCGCAAGTCCTTATATCCGCCATGGCCGGTTTATCGGTAATCAACAAGGCTCCCAACCTTATTGCTTCGCTAAGACGCATACAGGTTCCTCCATGTTGGTTTGTGGCGCTTCTTTTTCTGTCTCTTGGGGTTCGTTTTCTCGAATCCAGTCTACGGCCTGTTCTATGGTAGCCACTCCCTCTGCAACCATAATCGCCCACAAGCTGATAATGTCCTTCGCTTTAGCCTCGGTGTTGTTTCGGACAAACGAATATCGCTTAATCACGCCCGTGGCTTCCGATGGAAGCGATACAATTCTCTGCGTTTTTGGCACTGTAAACAATTTCATTATCCACGGATAACGTTGGGCGATTTCGTTTTCTTGGTCCGATGCCGTTACGAATCCGGCAGCAAGAAGGTCAACACCTTGCGCCTTCATGCCCATACCGAGAAGGCAGCCGCAGTTGCGGCCCATGTAAACGTCTCCACTGAGTTTTATCTGCGTACTACCCAACATTACCGACTCGCTTAATTTCATGGTTTACATTCCTCCTAGAATGGTGTGTTATCGTTAACTTCGTTCCGTTTTCGCCCTCGCGTGCTAGGCGCGTATTCGACTCGTTCTAGTTTAGTCCCACCGTCTGCGGTATTCAAGATTTTCCAGAAAAATCTTTCTGGTGGCAGGTCGGCTTTAATTTCGCAAAGGAATTCACGCACCCACTCAATTTCATCCTCTACGCGCACCCCCATAACAAACTCCCCCCACCCAGCAATAGCCCCCGCACCGCGAGCACTTTCTGTTAGGCTTGCGTCTTTGTCCTTGTTGGTATGGTGCAACAAACAAATCGGACAACCCGTACTGTCTTGGATGCGGTTAAGTGCGTCAACGATTTTTTGCATTTCAGTATTGTCGTTTTCCTCGGCTCCATGCATAACCCGCATTACGTCAAGAATAATGAATTCGCTCTGCTGCCGCTTTAGGTCGGCAATCAACGCGGCAACATCTTCTGGGCAGTCCAACATAATCTTCGGAGTCATACCCTTGGCGTTAATATAAAGCCAGCCATCCAAGTCTGATTTATTGAGATTGCGGTGAATGCAGTATTTCAACGCTCTGCGCTGAGTTAGGTTGTGGTGATCCTCGCGACTAACATACGCAACCTTGGTTCGCTTGGGAATAAAAAAGTCAAACCACTTTTGGCCGCTAGCTAGCGCAATAGCTAGGTCTAATCCTGCTGGACTCTTGCCAGCCTTTGGGCGACCAAGAAAAAGACCATTAGCTCCGCGCTCTACTAACCCTTCCACAATCCAATCAATGTATTCCGTAGCCGTTTCTAGAAATTGAGTTGCGCTCACGAACAGTGTTTGAGTCGGTTCTTCTGGTTTCCAAACTGGCGTCTGCTTGACTAATTTGATTAGGTCTTGCGCGGTATGTGTAGCAAGATAATCGGATACATCCTTTGCGTCTGGACAGGAAACAATCTTTACTCCATTGGCGTAACGATACACCGAATTCGCCACTTGTAGCGCGTGCGCAATACCAGGAGCATCGTTATCTTGAAAGATAACAACTTTTTTTCCGGTAAAAAATGGGGCGAACGAATCTTTCCACTTCCCGGCTCCGCGAGGAGATGTTGTAGCCGTGAATTTTCCGCTTTGGGTTCGCAGGATTGCGCGTAGGCTGTCGGCATCGCGTTCTCCCTCGGAACAAGCCACTTCTGCCGCACAAATAATCTCATCCAAATGGTACGGTACCATCTGTAAATCGCTAGTTTTGTACTCCCACGTCCCGTCGTCTTTCCTGTGCCGCTGAGTAAATCGCTTACCGGGATATCGAACGACTTGAAAGACTTCAATCCCATTGGCGTCTACGTAGGAGTAAATCGCTTCCGGTTCTTTTCCTGTGGATAGGTATAACTGCGGCTGCCCAACTATTTCAGCGATATTCTTTAGCGCGGTTTGCTTGTCGCAGGACGAGTATCGCTGCTCAAAATCCAGTATGCCTCCACCAATATTGCAGGCGTGACACTTCCAGATTCCCTTTTGTAGATTAACTGACAGGCTAGGATTGCTTTCGTGGTGAAAGCAGCATAGCGCCATGTGGCCGTGGCCGGACCTGCGGAGCCGGTTTTCGGCTAGGCGAGCCTCGAAATATTTAGTGAAATCCTTTTCTGCTAGGTCGGAAATTTTCATGTACTACTCGCACGTGTCTTGTATCGCCCTGCACGCCATGGCCGCAATCTGGACCAACTCCTTGCGCATTAACTGCTTATCGCGCAACTGTGGCTTTTTCATAACTTCCTGCCAGTATTCCTCTACCTCTTCCAAAATCACCGCATACGCTTCATGCGGGCTGGTCATGGCACCGTAACGCTTCACGGCGGTATCTAGTTCACTGGCTACGGCGGCTAGAATGTATTCGGCAGATAGCGTGGTACGTGATTTCATTTTGCCCTCCCAGTTTCTGGGTTACCAAAGTGGCGCGGCAACCCGTATTCATTGCTAAAATTGCACACGCAGCATTCAAATTCTTCACAAGTTTCGTCAATCGGTAACTGGTCCCAATCGTAGCACCAATGCCGAAACCTGCCAGTTAGAATGCGGCCATTCCAGTGCAAACTATCTTTCTGGAATTCAGAATCCCCCAAGGTCCACATTAACTAAAATCTCTTCTCTTTGCACAAGTTTTTCCCCAACTACTGTCGGCGTTGCCACCATAAGTTTTTTAATGGAATCTAAAACTGTTTCTTTTGGTTCCGGTTTTGGCTGCGAAGTTTCTGGGCGATAAACGTGTTGCGGTGCGTTGCCTTGTACTACATTGCTACAAATCGGCCAATCAGCAATGTTTGCGTAGTTTGCGTAATTGGACTGATTGTATACCCGTCCGGGATATACACCGGCCTGTGCAAGTCCACCAATTAAACCGCCCGCCACCTGTTGATACATCGGTCCTCCGTACATACGTTTAATGTACTTTCTTGGATTTCTTTGCTGTCGGTGCCGGTAGTGGTGGTATAGCTTTTTTCATGCGCCATGTGGCCACTTGGGATTCCAGTAATTCTGCTAAAAATCTATCGGTTTCCATGTCAAGTGCCGTTGCGCAAAGTTTAGCATCCCGCAAAAGTATTGGATTTAGATGAAGCGTAATGGTTGCTATTTTTTCTTGCATGGCGAGATTTTAGCATGGGATTAGTGGACGCCATAATTAAATTCGCGAATTTCTGACCGCGCGGTAAATATCGGGACAAACTCCCCGAATTCGTTGTATGCGTAAATCCCGCCACCAAACACAGCAAAACCAACATGGCCCCGTAAATATACGCATAAGCCTGCCCCCCCATCCCCTATCTCAACCCATGGACCGTTCGGCCATGCGATTCGTAGCGGACCGTGAATGCACGTTGCTGGCATGGCGATCCCGTGGTCCGTGATACCGCGTAGCGTATAAATACCGCCACCGTCTTGCCCAAGCGCGAACGCGGAAAGCAATACCATAATTGCCGCAATTTTCATGCTGACACCCCTTATTTCTTTGGTCGCTTAAATAAAACAGTACCGGTATCGCGGTAATCTGCGATCCAAATTCCTACCGCCTCCCAGCCGTCTTCGCCAAGTTTATCCATTTCCTTGTTGTCGAAATATGCGGTAGCTATTCGTGCGTCTGGATTCACCTTTTCAGACCTTGGCGTATAAAACGTATACTCCCATTTCACAGTACCCTCCGTTTCTTCTCTACCAGTGGACGCCCATATTCGTTCAGGGGGCCACTACGATAGCTCGTTAAAGTTGAGATTATTTTTCTTGGTCTAGCCGCTGGATTAATATTCTGCGAATCGGCATAGTTCCACAACCATTCGCGGAACTGTTCTACGGTTGGCTTTATGTTGCTATGCAAAAATTTGGATAGTGTTGCGCTATCGCTTACGTCCCACGTGGGTTCCACTTCTGGAACTAGGTATTTGCAACATTTTAGGAGCATTTCCTTGCATTGGATGAACGGAGTTCTTTCATCGTTCGACGATGGTAACAAAACCAAATTTTCCGCCGAAGGCGGAGGGTTATTACTTAGTCTTGTTAGTTGAGTCTTGTTAGTAGAAACGTCAGGAGGTATTAACGGAAACGTAGGATAGTATTCGATTGGTAAATCTGGGGAATGATTCTCCACGTTTCCTATTAACTTATTAGTTACCTTTTGGGTCTTTTTTACCGGCAAAACAGTGTAAATAGTTTTGGCCATACACCCCGCTCCATCGCGTCTGAATTCAATTAGTCCAGCATCAAGTAAAGCTTTAATGCTTTTGCGGACTGTTGGTATAGAAATCGACAGCTTTTCAGCAATTAAACACTGTGACGGGAAACATGTCCCAGTTTTATTGTCGGCGTGGCGGCAAAGCACAGCATAAACAGCCAAAGCCAATGCGCCTATTTTTTTAGAGTGTTGGTCGATAACCTCGTTGTCGATCCAGAGAAAATTTCCACGGACATCGCGAACCTCAAATACTTCATCTTCCTTTTCTTTCACGCACGCACACCATCCCAATGCGCCCAAAAAGGGCTAAGAATTTCACTCCGAACTTGTGTTGATTTTCCCAAGCTATCTAGAAGTTAGAAGGGGCGGGTGCAGGCTTGGGGTCTGCGAAGCCCGCCGCGCATCTAAATACTTCAGATGAGACTATAAACACACGCCAAAAGAAATTGCAAGCGGTTATTTGGTTTCCCCCAGAAGCCGCTCCACTAATTGCCGCGTAGAAACATGGAGAATAATTTTGTCTTTGTTTTTGGCGTACCACTCCCCCGCTTCCCACTTGCCAGTAATCGCGCGACCCGCCCCCATCCAATCGGCCACCATTTCACGGGTAAAATGTACCGGCATAAACAATGCGCGAGTGGTGCCGTTATCGTTTTTGAGTACCCAGTGTTGCCAGTGGTGCGGATTGAAGTGTTGGTGGTGTAGCCACGCATCGTCAAATCTGTCCTTTTTCCACTGTTTCCATGTATCGTTGGTCGGTGCGGTTCCATAGAAAAAATCTGCGTAGGGAAACCACTCACATGGCATAAATTTAGACCAGTCGTGAACAATCAACCGCCACAGCGGAGCGCCAGTTTTAAGCCCCGCAATAAACACGAACCACTTATGGCTGGCTAGGTATTTGGCGTATTTCCAATGCATTAAAACACACCCTCTTGCGACTCGTCCTCTGCGGCCAAAGATTCTATGCTTTGCCAAACCCTACCGTTAACATCGGTTGCAACCGAGTAATCCCATGAAAATTTCTTGCCAACGCCAGCCCTAAGTGAACCAAAAAAGGCTTCTTTAAAACACTGAAATGTGGCGTGAGGATCATGCTTCGGGTTGGCTTCAAGGTGTTTTACTTTGACCGTGCAAAACGGTTTACCGCTCTTGGTTTTAAGAGAATGCCCGTCTATGGAGTCCGTGTCGCTATAACTAGCGATTTCCGCCGTTATAGACCGCATGTTGGCCCCAAGCGGAAATGCCGTTTGGGTAGACGCAGGCTTAGCCGTTTCCTGCTCATTAGGGACCGCTGGTGAGTTAATTACCTTCTCGGTGGCCGCAAGTATGTCCGCAGGGATTGCGTCCTTTGTAATGGGGTCGCGTGCGAATTTAACCCCATCGACGTGGATAACGTCTTTGATTTGGAGTAACCCCTTGGTACCACGCTGGACCATAAACCCAGCCTTTTTACGTCCCTTGGCTTGTAAAACTGCGCGGAACAAGTGTTGGTCGTAGACATATAGCAGCGTATCCCCGATACACTTAATCCGATAGTATGGTGCGCCTATATGCCTCTTTTCCTCTGGAAGTGTCTTGTTTTCTGATAGTTGCTTTGGTGATAGGCGTGTTGTGCCAACTTCCGCATCCAATACGGCGGTTTCTAGTGGGGTAATTTCTGCCGCTGGTTTATCGGGTTTTGGCCTAGCGCGTTCGGGGTCGGTAGGCGCGGAGTCTCCGATAACTATGCCCTCTGTGGTTTCTATCTGTTGCGCGTTAAAAGTTGGGGTGCTAGCTTGAGCTACGCGATCTTCCACGCTTTGTTCGGAGAACCCCTCGTGGCCGTGTCCTCGATTTTGCTCCCTGCTAACTTCCAGCGTGCCGCGTTCTACTTCGCGGCGAGATTGTCTAGCCGGTTCGGTTTCGTCTTGCCGAATGGTTTCTAGCTCCGTTTCGTCCAAAAGGCCAAGGCCGACGATAGAAAGCGTAGCGCGGCGCTTTGCCTTCGTCTCCACTTTCATCATGGCGTTAGCCAAGTCAACACCCTTTAACCCCTGAATACTTAGAACTCCGGTAGCTACATCCGTGCGGCCCTCGCTATCGGTTACGTGGCACGTAGCAACGGCTATTCCATCTTCGATTTTCACGGAAAGACCGGTTACACTAACTCCATGAATCTTACGCAACTGGTCTGTAGCATCGCGCTTGGCATATAAAAGCAACTTGCCGTTAAGTAGCGTGTATTCAAAAGGTTTGGTTAGAGGATTTAAACCAACGCTTTTACAAACAGCGCGGTAATAGTTAATACGTTCTTCTGGCTTAAGTCCGGCTAGGTCGCCAAGGATTAAAGCCTTTTCGTAAGCCTCTACGGATGTTTGACCGATTGTTGCTAATGCTTCAGACATTTTTATCCTCTTTCGGTAATAGGTGTTTCCACGTTTGACCGCGAACTATAAAATCAATGGTTCCATTAACAACCCCGAATCTACGGGCCAGCCTGCGAACGCTAATTCCGGTTTTATATAGCTGGCGTATTTCCATAACCTCGGCATCAACCAGCTTGTGCATTGGATGGGCTTCGCCAAGAAAATGCGGGCCATTGCCACGGCCTTTACGGGCCATATCGGCAGCGTTGTCGGCATCTGTTCCTTGAAATAAATGAGAAAAACGCACACACGGCGGATTATCGCAATGGTGACAAACGTGTAGCGTGGGCATTTGTCCAGTTTCGATTAGCCACGCAACGCGATGGGCGTATGGCTTAACCCGATCCTCGAAAGCGGCCTTGAATCCTACTTGACCATAGCCTGCTGCCGTTCGCGAGCCGCGCCACTCCCAGCAATCACCATTTGGACCAAGGCCAAGAGATTTATCAACATTCTCCCAAAAATATTCGGCTAACGTTATTGGCGCGTAGCGATTGAAGCTATGTGTTCTTACCGCTGATAGGTTGGGCATTGGGTTGTCCTAGTATCGGTAGTTTATCATCAGCCACGCCGCTTAGATCACCAAAAAAAGTGCTTCTCGGATGCTTGAAGTATGGGCAAATTGGCGCATACTGGCACCACTTGGATGAACACCACCAGTCGGTTTCTCGTGCGGGCACAAATACGCCCTGCTGAATTGAAGAAACGGCGTTGGCTATTCGGTTGAGATATACGTCGATATCTTCTGGCTTACGAAAAGAGCTTAACAGTTGCGGCTTGACTCCACTTTTTAGGTCTACCAATACATCTAATCCAACTGCGTCGGGTAGCCTACCGTCAATCACCATGGACGACATGCAATAACTTGTAAGCTGATCGTCCGAGTCTACGTCGGCCTGATTCTTGGATTTTTTACTAGTTTTTAAATCCCTAATCTTAAACGGCTTGGATGTGTCAAGTTTCTCCTTGTCGCCGTCAACGGGGGTTCCTTCCAACAGGTCAACCTCACCCGCGAAATCCCAACCTTGCCTTGCCGCCGCGTTTAGCGCTTCGCCCTCGCGATGTAGCGTTCTTTTCTCCCAAGAATTGTCGGCCATCTCCGCTTGCTTGTGGACGGTCGCAGCTCGTTGACGCAGGAACTTATCTAACGATATAGAAAAACGCCGCGCCGTTCGGAACGGCTTAATTTCTGGCGCAACCAAGGAGTGGTGAGCAGTTACAAGCCTTACCGCCTTATCCTTGGTTGCGTCTATGATTTGTTGATTAGATTTGCCGGTTTCGTCTTCGTCTTGCGCGGTAATTCCAGCGGCGTCTGGGTCGTTAACTACGGCATCGCGTGCGATATCAAGGATTTCATCCTCTCGCGCAAGGTCGCCCGTAAGAATCTTGGTATTCAGGTCGTAGCCAACAGCTTTATCTACCGACTTACCGCAAATCAAGTAAGATGAACTAGGCGACTTGCGGTGCTCAAGATAGCGAAACTTGAACTTCTGGCCGCACATGTTGAGTACGTTTAATGCGCTCTGGTGCAACTGGCGACGAAAAGCCATCTATTCTCCTGTTTCAATGTAATGGTCAATACGCTTGCATGCACGTTCAACTTGTCTCTTTGGGGTTAAATCCTCAAACCCGTCTTGTAGCTTGTCGGGCCAGCCCTCAAGATGAAATAGCAGTTCTTGGCCGTCTTCGTCAATCCCAAGATAATGTGCGGCAACGTCTGGGGTATCCCAACCAAAATCGAAAACCGCGATTTCGCCATCCTCAACCTTGCTAAATTTTGGCTTTATTTTGCCAGCCATCATAAGCGCCGAACCAGCCAAACACGCCACGGTGCCGCATGGTGGTTTTTGTGCTAGAAAAGTTGGCACGGATAAGTCGTAGTTCGTTTCCCCGCACTGGTCTATTAGCCGCGCTAGCGGGTTTTCCTTTAATGCTTCTGGGTTTTTAACCGAAGTCCCCCACCACGACATATCGAACCTGCGCGGCTCTTTGCGGATAAACTCTTGCAATTTGCGAAGCTTCTTAATTGTTGCTTTTGATGGTTTCATGCTGTTCTCTTTTCGTTTGGAATATGCTCTGCCCTGCTGATAAATACTGTGTTCTTGCGCCGCACCGCAGACCATTTGGAACCATAAACATTCTTACGGTTGAGGATTTGGAATACCCACAACTGTAGCTTCATGGCTGCCCTTTGATCGTCGCATTCCACTGGCAATGCCAGCCCAGGGGATAGCGTAGTTAGTTTGGCAAGGATTTCCGAGTAATCCGCCTTGTAGGTGATTTCCGTGGTGTTAACTGGCCTTAAGATTTTCATGTTTCCTCTCTTTTAATTGATCCCACGCATTGAGATAGTTTATGTAATCGTGTCGCTTAGAGTGCGCTCCCGGATGCTTATGGTTTCTCGGTTCAAGCGAGATAGTAGTATCGAGCACCAACGAAACCGGTGCGGGCATAATCAGGAAGCCTTTTGGGTTGGTACCTATGTTAAAGTCAACATCCTCCCTACCGCGCCTGACAATGTAATACTGGCATCCGTTGATAATATGTGGCGTCATTTTATACAGGTTGCAAACATGGCCATTCACAATGACGCGGCGCGCTGACTTCCGCATACAATCCGTAATGAAGCTTTCCACGTAGAATCCGCGAGCGATACATTCATCCACAAACGAGTTATCGGGCAACGAGGCTAGTTTTCGATAATTACGTTCCGCCCTGCGATCACATCCAGTCGTCCCAAAATACTGCAACTCAAGTTGGCGTATTCGCTCTCGTGAGCAGCCGACAATTCTAGCGATATGTGCTTGCGGTAGACCTTTCTCGATTAATTGCTTGATTTTTTCGTGGTTAAATTTGGTTTCCATTAAAACGCCTCTTCCTCTAAGAGTGGATAGAAGTTAACTTTGCCGTTTTCAAGTTTGGCTTCAAACACAAACACTTCCCATATTTTGCGCTTGCCCCGCTCTCCGACTTGAGCCCAACCGTGAACATGGATACGATTTCCAGACCTAAGCACATCTGGCGCGTCTGGTGATAGCAGTATCTTGTTACGTCTCGCCGCCTGATTAGCGCGAGTAGTGGTTTGCACGTATAGCGTTCCAACGTGTTCTGGATTCACGCACACCAGATCAAATGCTCCAAAAGCATCTTGGCGCATCCGCACCGTCCTGCCGGTCGCCTTGTCGGGAAATGAAATCCATTTCTCCACATTGGCTACACGATAGCCGCGATCCCGCAAAAACTTTGTGGAGCGTGCCGATGGTGAAAGAACGGCCATTTAATGTTTTCCGCAAATCATGATTTCTTTGGCGATAGCCAAACCAATGCCACCGGAGTCATCCTTGAACTTCCACGCCCCTTCTTTGTCTTGGTAGTGGTGGGCATTGGGTATGCGCGGATATACAACTTCGTGTCGTTCGACAACCACGCGCCGCGCCTTCTCTCTAGCCTTGCTCGACTTCTTGCAAATACCGCAGATGAACATGCTTTATCTCTCTTTGAAAATTGGGGCGGCATTGCACCGCCCGTTAGATTTAGGCGACCGTTGCGTATGGCGAATGCTCCACTACGACTTCCGGTGCAAAGGTAGAACGGTACCGCTGCAAAAGCAGTACGGCATTCTTGAGTGCAGAAATCTGCTCATAAAGCGAGTTTACCTGCTCGTTCTTTTCGGAAATCATGCTGTCCAACGCCGAAACAAATTCGGTTGGGTTGTTAAGCATGGCCATGAGTGGACTTACTTTTGGACTACGTTTAGTGTACTTCCTGGTGATTTGCTTGTGTGCCAATTTGCCACTCTTGTAGGCACGAGAGCCGGTGCTGGTTCCGTTGACATCGTGGACCGAGAAGCGATGACTCCCGAGTGCTCCACGTCCATTGAATGTCGTGCGGTTGCCTTCTGAGGCGCATTCAGGACAGCCAAAAGGCGGGCCTTGAATTTCACTATTTGGAATGTTCATTGGTTTATCTCTCTCCTGTGCAGATATGCACTATAACTCAGATGTAAAGAGAGTAAGGTTGGTTGCATTATTTGTCAAGAAATTTTGGTGCCGCTAGCAAGATTTCCACTTGCACGCCATTGCTGGCACATGGGCCTAAACCATGCATGTCTGGTAATTCCATCATAGCGGCACTGGTACCCATGGAGCGACTTGCACGCTCACGCCCGAAGGCAGCGGGGCTTAAATCCGCCGTGTATTCTATTCCACCACATGGGCAAAATGGTGAGGGCGGATCGAATCGAACGACCGAGACTGCAAAGAGTCGCTGGGTTACGGCCAGCTTGAGATTACCAACATCTCAACGCCCCCGGAGGAAGATGGAGCATCGAAGCCCTAACCCTTGCGGGTTACTCACGGGTTCAAACCGTGTCGCCGTCCACTACAGCAGCACCTTCCGGCGATGGGAGCGAGGCTCGAACTCGCACGCCCCTTTCGGGTGCAACGGTTTAGCAAACCGTCCGTTTTACCATTCACGCATCCCACCGTTAAATTGTCAAAGACCTAAACCTTGGTAGGCCAGAACGGACTTGAACCGTTACGCCTTGCGGCAGCGCATTTTGAGTGCGCCGTGTCTGCCATTCCAACCACTGGCCTAAATTTTACAGGGATAAATACGAGTGCAGCGCTAGGCTGCTACTGAGTCGCAATGAGAGCGATAGAGTCATTGGATTTTTGGGAGCGGTCGCCGGTAACGATCCGGCTTTGCGACTTATGAGGACGCCGTGGCACCTGTCCACTTCCCCGCCAAAATTATTAGAGCATGGGCGCTTAAGTTGTGTCAATAATTATTTGGGATTGTTCTAGCCATTCTTGGTAGGTAAGAAATTTTCGACCACTAGACCTCCACGCCCTTTTATACATGTAATAACGCCGCAAGGCTTCGCGTTCCTTGATAACTACCTTACCTAACCTTGTGCGCCATTCTTGCTGGATTGGGCGTGCTCTCATAAAATATGGTCAGCCCGGTTGGATTTGAACCAACGTGAACCCGCTCCCAGGGCGGGTGCCTGAAGCCAGACTAGGCTACGGGCTGAAATTTGGTGGCCGCTTCTGGTATCGCGCCAGATTTTCTTCTTCTTCAGAGAAGCACACTGACTATCAGTGTTAAACGGCCAATCTTGGGTGGACTTGTAAATATTTACGTAAACCTGCCACAATAAACCATGAACTTAAAATTGCAAACGATCCATATGGCAAGCGTCGAAAGTTGTACGAAGCCCGCTGCCAACAGTGTAAATCATGTTTTTATGCCCCGAAATGCAAACTAGATAAAAATCTAGCTAAATATTGTTCTTTGCCGTGTTTTCATGCTGCATCGCGCACGCGAATATCTAAACTGTGCGCAATATGCAACAAGCAAATCACAAGAACCCCTAAAGCGGCCTCGCGCTGCAAGAGCGGTTTATTCTTTTGTTCCCGTGAATGTAAGTCTGTAGGCCAACGGTTTGAAACCACGGCTACATCAGCCTGCCATCCAGCGCATTATAAAAACGGCACAAGCGCTTACGGTAGAATTGCGGTTCGTATTCACGGCAATTATTGCAACCGTTGCGGTTATAGCGAATATCCCGGCATACTACGCACTCACCATAAAGACAGAAATCGCGAGAACAATTTGCCATTAAATCTTGAGCGCCTATGCCCAAATTGTCACGAAGTCGAACACTTCTTGGCTAGCGATGGTGTTTACGCCAGCCATAAGCGCCATAATAAAAACTTGGTGGACCGTACCGGCTATGCTCCGGTCGCCTCTGGTTTGCAGGACCAGCGCTCTCCTGAATGAGCTAACAGCCCACTGGGGTGTACCGTGCGAGTCGAACGCACTAAAATGAGAGCCACAATCTCACGCCGCACCGTTTGGCTTGGTACACGTAAACCTTGGAGCCGACTGTGCGTGTTGAGCGCACTCCGCAATGGGTACAAGCCGCTGCGCCCTCCCGAGGGAGTCGGCCAAACTTTGTGGAGCCAAGACTGCGAATTGAACGCAGGCTTCATTCTTACCAAGAATGCGTACTGCCACTATACGATCAAGGCCATGGGGCTAGCGCGGAAAATTGCGTTCCGATTTGCTGGTTACGAATCAGCCGTATTTCTACTTATACGACGCTAGCAAAAATGAATTAGGCGTCTTTCGTGTCTAGCATTCCGACGAAACGGAACAGCTTTCCCTAGCCTAGACGCCTAAACTTGGAGTGCCGTGGGTGAATCGAACACCCGTGGTACGGGCTGCAACCGTACACCTAAGCCACTCGGTCAACGGCACACTAAAATGGAGCGGCCTACCGTAATCGAAACGGTGCCCCGACCATGGCAAGGTCATGCGCTACCACTACACCAAGGCCGCACTGGAGCGGAGTACGAGAGTCAAACTCGTTAGTAGTTGGGTGGAAACCAACCGCCTTATCGTCCGGCCCACTCCGCTCATTCACAGCAAACTCCGTTCTTGTTGGTTGCCGTGCATTCCAAACAAAATTCTACAGCATGTTTCACGCATGGGTATTCTTTCCAGCCATGCCGCGCCATATAGTTATCCCAATGGCTAGCTACCCAGTAACGCGGGCGAGAAGTTGTACCGCAACGGTCATCCCAGCATTCCTTACAGCGTGCAGAGCCAGAACCGAGCTTGGTTTCTGCGCCGCAGTCAATACAGAAAGTGGCACCAGTGCTGTGAGTCGAACACAGTTCGGAAGATTTGGAGGCTTCCCGCGCACCCTTTGCATCTTCACTGGCGAAAAATTGTTTCAATAACTTAAACATCTTTTTCCTTTCAAAGTGGCGGTGTGTACGGGTAACGATCCCGCTATTTCCTGTTAGACAGACAGGCGGCTCGCCATTTGCCTTACACACCCAAAATTTGTGGCCCCGAGTAGTTGAATCGAACAACTGTTAGCTGATCCAGAATCAGCAGTCTTGCCACTAAACGAACTCGGAGTGGAAGGGAGTCTGAGAATCGGACTCAGTTCTGGTGATCCAAAGTCACCGGCATTGCCATTATGCGAACTCCCCGCTAAACCTTCAACGGTATCGCACGAACGCATCTCGCGCAGATTACCGAACTTGAGTCAATATCCTTTTCCAACTTTCGCCGCGCTTCGCGAGCCTCTTCCACAAGGGCAAAGTGATCTTTGCCCATGCTGCAATAATCTGCCGTGCCCGGTAATACAATCGCGCCGAAAAGTTCGTGTCGCATGAATCCTTGGTGCCGCATGTCGGACTCGCACCGACTAGAATATTCTGTTTGAAAAACAGATCGCTCGACGACTTTGCGCTATGCGGCGTTGGTAGCATACTCGGGACTCGCACCCGATAGAATGTCTAGATTGAGAATCTAGCCGCTCGACTACTTTGCGCTGTATGCCACAAAAACCAAATCCCCGACCTTGTTGCGGCTCGGGGAAGATTGAACTACGTTTAATGTATTCCCCGATTATTTCGATGCACCTTCTTGCTGCCACGGTTGCGCGGCCGCTGGAAAACAATCGGTATGAAAAACATTGTTCATTGGTTAATGAGTTAATACTAAAGAAAACTTAGGCGCGTGTCAAGCCGTGTAAACGCAGAGCACGGTAATCCAAGCTGCGGTTTTCATCATTTCTGCTCCTTGGGTGGGGCCGTCTGTCTGGCAAGATTCAGCAATATCTGTATTCTTGCGCGGGTTAGGTTTGGTAACCATTCCTGATCTTTCCCTGAAAGCGCATCTACGAGAATAGCTTGCACGCACTCTTCCACTGGTGGGGCCTCGGACTCCGCGTGTCGCTCTAATTTCTTGTGTAGCGCTTCCCGTGCTTCGCGGAGTTCCGCTTGCAACCCGTCACGTTCAACCATTACTGCTACCAGTTCGGCGTGATATTCCGCCCGCAACTGCTTCGTGGCTTCGACGGCGTGTGTAGCTAATAGTTTAGCTAGTTCACTAGCTTCTGCCTCATCAGCATTGCCGATTATTGGTCGCCCACAATTCCCGTAAGCACCCCGCACGATCTTCAATGCCATCGGATACCAGAACTGCTCGGGGAGCGATACGCCGTCTCCAGCGTCCTCAGCTTCTTGTGTCATCGGCTTTATACTCGACTTTCTTTCAACTCGCGTTCGAGTTGTGGGTATGCCTGCATCAAGCGTTCCCGCAAGCAGCGGAGTTTCTTCAAGAGTTCCGCGTCCGATTCGTTACCATCCATGAGCGTACAGAAAACGGAGTACCACACTTTCAGGACTTCAACCTTTCTAGGGTCTGGATTGTGCGTCATCGGGTCCGCTCCTACACACCCACTTTCATCTTTCATCGGGTCCGCTCCTGTTCCGCTCGAATACAGTCACAAGTAAAGCCTTTATCAAGCCGTTTCTGGTGTGCCACGGCTTCTCCTTTTTGAAAGAAGCCACGTTCATCTGGCTGATGGTCTGGGTGCTCCCACGCTTGCCAGTTAACTCGTTCGCCTTGCGTTGGAGAGTAGCCATTGATCTTTCGTACCAGCCGCCAGCCTTTAGATACGAGATAGTCAGCGTCGTTCATGGCTTAGCTCCTGCTCTAGCATCCGCTCAACTTCTGCGGCGATCTCGGCACACGGCACGCGAAAGCTGGCCTTATTCTTTGCACACGTCCAAGTCGCCTCCGCTACAAGCTCGGCCATACGCTCAAGCAGCGACTCCACTGCAAAAGGATTGCCCGAAACATAGCGTGGGGCGGCTACCAGTTCCGCTGCCTTCTGAAATGGTCGGTCAGCCATGCAAGTCCTCCCTAATTGGCAGCGAGCCACGTGGTTTATTCTGGATCGTAAAACGAATCGAGCCAACCAATCATTTTCCGTGGCGTAATGTTTGGACACTGAAGTCCGGCACTGTGTTCGAGTTTGGCGTTCTTACAGTTAAAGCATCTTGGTTCCGTTCTATTTTTCTTCCGTGGCGTGGCGTCCATTGTGACAGCGACCACGGTGTTAATTTGGACTGTCCCGGTTGTCATTTCCACAATCACTCCTCCGTTTCTTGAGACGCCAGAATCCGCCCCGCTTCATCTCTCCAAGGCTGCCGTGCGTTAGTTGTGGACTCACCCCGGTCACCGAATTCCGTTTGGCGAACAATTCCAAAGACGTGTTAATCCGAGCATTTCCAGCTCGCTGATGCTGTGGAGCCTGATGCGATGGGCTTCAAGTGCGCCCTCAACCGAGCCGTATTCCCCATGAGCGATCGACAGCGCCGCCTTCATTGCATCTTTTACACGGGTTAGGGATTCGCGCTGTTTGTCCTGCTCTCGGTACTCTTTGCGGATTCGGTTGATGTGCTCGTATCTCGTATGGTTGTCACGGCGACAGGCAACCGCATGGATCAGGTTTCTTTGCTGCTCTGCTGTCGTCATGCGGATTTGCGGGACATTGCGCGTGACCATACAATCCCGCCCTTCGCTGTATTCGAGGACGCCCCATCCTTGTGGCCTCTCGGATTCTCCAATCAATCCAGACGGCGCGGCAATCCAACTCAGATCAGCCATTGGAGGGGCGGTCCATTTCTTGTCGCCCAGAAAATCACCGCGCGAAGTCTTGACTTCCACGATGATGGTCATCATGCACGCCATTGCCGCGACTTCTGCCTCCCAGACTTCACGCTCCGCACGCTTGTTCCATTTCGGGGCACGGCGAATTAACTTGAGTTCCTGCAACTCAGTATTCGACGGGCAGACCACGGAGGCAATATCCGCAATCCATCCGAAATGCACACAAACCTCTGTTTCGACAGGCTTACAGCCGCGTTCATCAAGCCAGAAGCATGTCGCCGCCGTGATCTGCTTTGTAATCTCCGTCTTATTCTGATCGTCAAAAAGGCTCATGGTTGTGGACTCACCCCGGTCACCGAACTTTTACCTTTCGTTGCTGAATATGCATTCGTAGCAGCGTCAGGGTCCGTTCCCGCGAACGAGAAAGCCGCCACGAACACCAGCCTTTATGCCCACTCGAACGTCCGCAAGGGCATTGTAAGTCTTGCACTTTTAACAAGCGTTTCCGCAGTTTCATTACAGTGTTTATGGCCAAGTGAGACAACTTTGCAGTTTCCCGAATACTAAGGCCAGCTCTCAAAAATTCCAGCGCCGGACGAAGACGAGACTTCTTTGCCATGCCTTCAAATAGGACGGCTTGGATAGTTTCATCCTGAGCAAGCGCCTCCTCGTATCGCCGTCCACGAAGGATTGATAGCCCCTCTTGTGCGTAGCGCTGTGCAAGTTGTGGACTCACCCCTCAGCCCTCCGCCGTTTCCCCGCCTGAATGTTTTGATTGTAACGCATTGGAAAAAGATTCAGAAATGGTGGGCGGCCCGAGAGTTAAACTCGGATTTGCAGATTCGGAATCTGCTAGGTTTTTCCGTTACCTCAGCCACCCATGGTGCCAGCGACAGGACTCAAACCTGCATTCAACTCTTTAGGAAAGAGTGCCGTTGTTCAATTACGGTACGCTGGCAAAATATGGCCACAAGTTAAGTTGAAAACTTTCGCCAGTTACTTTGTCCTTCTGTGCTGGGCCACTCGAAACGATTAAGCTTAATCTATCCCAGCCTTCTGCCCGCGCTTTCCTCGGGATTAGGGGCGTTTCCTTCCAGACTTTTTACCAACTTCGGAGATTCCCTCAGAACCATTGCTGGAATGCATCTGAATTCCACTCCGCGACTCTAGATCGACTTTTGGGTTAGCAAGCTAGTCGTCCAACTTGCGGCGGCAACTTTTTCGTGGCCAAAGTAAATATAGCACGAAAGAAATGGTGCGGATAGGAAGATTTGAACTCCCGGCCTCTTCGTTCGTAGCGAAGCGCTCTAAATCCAACTGAGCTATACCCGCAAACTTGGTAGCGCACTGAGGATTCAAACCCCAATCACCGAAGGTAGAAGCTTCGTGCATTGTTCAGTTATGCTAGTGCGCCAAAATTGGTCGGGGCCAAGGGATTCCCACCCTTATCGGCTCGCTTAAAAGGCGAGGGTACTCAGTGTTGTACTAGACCCCGAAACTGGTGGCTACGGCGGGGTTTTCGCCCGCATTATCTTCTTTAAGAGAGAAGAACGATTCGCTTTTCCGTCACGTAGCCGTAAAATGGTGCGGGATATTGGAATTGAACCAATGACCTCGGCTTTATCAGAACCGCGCTCTAAGCCGACTGAGCTAATCCCGCGTTGGTACTCCGACTAGGATTTGCACCTAGAACTTCCGTCTTGTAAGGGCGGCACTCTGCTAGTTGAGTTATCGGAGCATTTTAAAATTTTGGTGGTTCCGCTTGGATTTGAACCAAGGACCGTCATCTTATGAGAATGCCGCTCTAAACCGCTGAGCTACGGAACCGGCTGGGGAAACTGGATTCGAACCAGCAGCCTCTTGATTAACAGTCAAGCGAACGAACCTTTCGTTCTATTCCCCAATAACCCCAAACACGAAACCCCAAGATTGTAGTCTTGGGGTTCGCTGGATAACAACATGTGCTAAGTGCTTATTCCAAACGCGCCCCATGGAGCCGCATATTTATGCGATTCCTTCTAATGACTACAGCGCGTTTGAATACTAAGCTCATTGGTGTAAATGGTACAGCACGGAAAAACAAATTGCAAGTTTTATTTTAACGAAGCCGCGCTATAACTGATCGTGTCGGCCTTCGGCTGAAGCGAGGTATAAACCGATGCTGGCTTATAGCCGCCACCGCGATTCTTGATAAATGTTCCGCTTATACCGAGACTAGCCTGATCTAAGCTTGCATTTATGACCCCTCCTGGTTTAAGACTCCAATTTAGTGGCCCCGACAAAGATTTAACCATAACATCTTGAGCTATGCGCAATGGATCAGCCACGCTCCCACAAAATTTCAGGAGTGTGGCTAAAAAGGGCGGATAACAATCTCGATGTTGTCTAGCTTGTCCTCGTATTCTTTGGCGATTTCTCTCGCCGCCTTCATGCCAACTTCTTTGTCGGTTTTTGCGAGAACTACTTTTGGGGACTGAACGATTATGCTTGGTTCAGTAATATCTTCTCCCGCCCCGTTGCGCTTGGTGGTTGGATGGTAAAGAACGGCATATTCAAACAGACTTCCTCTTGCCATATAAATCCTCTCTCTTTTTTGGGGTAAACAACAAGATAATTATACGCCGCGTGTCAAGTTTTTAGACAAAAAAACACGGAATACGTTAAACGTACCCCGCATCTTCGGTCGTAAAATGCGCCGAATTACTTTACCAACCCAAGCGTGGCAACGTGAGTAAGGGTGCCATGATATTGGACCTTAACTTTTCCCGCACAAGCCTTTTCGCCTGCACATACGTCGCTAGCCCAACGCGCCTTGATTACTTCTGGCGACAAAGATTGTGTTCCTGCCGCGCTGTGCAATACCGCCATCTTGGCAGTCTTGGTGGGAGCGTTCTGGAGTTGTGGCAACAGTTCAAGAACGGCAGTAGTGGTAGCTGTAATCAGTTTTACCCACGCAGTCACTTTTTGCTGTACTACGGGGTCTGAAATATGCGCTGCCGCAAGCTCTGCTGGCAGGTTAGTGTTAATAGCGGCTACGGCTGCATTGATCTTTTGCAAGTCAGTTGTAGCCCCAGAAGCCTTGTAGGCATCATAGTCTGTCTTGACAACGGCTAGTCCGCTAGAAGCTACGCTAGCTAGTACGCCACACGCAGCAGAATCGGCAGGAGAAACTTGGCCAATAGCGGTACAGATTACCGCAGACGTGGTGATGAGCAAATTAATGTCTGCCAATGCTTGGTCCACGCTGCACGCGACCATGGAGAAGCAGAGAACTAGAACCAAGAGCGAAGAAAGTATTTTGTTCATAGATTAGATTTTACCAACGTTGTCTGGCTTTGTGGTGGAATTTCCGTTAGTTGTTGGTGCGGAAGGACTTTTAGCGGGAGTCATGTAGAACGCATACAAGATTCCCGCCGCGCTACTAGCAGCCGTAGCCGCGTAGTGCTTGAGACAAGAAACGCTTACACATCCACCTTCCGACCACGCATGGCCAGCGGTTACAAGAAACGACCCAGCCCCGGCAGTAATCGCAGCCTGTACTTGGTGGGGAAGCGATTTCCAGAAATTTTTGAGTTTTGTGAACATGTTGCCCCCTAGAATCAGATTGGATACTAGTGGAGTTGCAACACAAAATTCATGGGCGGCATTGGGCCGCCCACTGGTTATTGGATTCCAAGTTTAAGCTTGGTGCTTTTTTTGCGCTGGCGCTTGGTCCCCTTTTTGAACTTGGCTTTTGCGTAGCGGATTTGTGGCGGATATTTTTTGAACACTCGTTCACGATGCGCCTTACGTTCCGCCGCCTTGCGGAGTTTGGTCGCTAGTTTTTGTTCTTTTGTACGCATTGACGTTCACCCCTTAGTGAATCGTCATAACGCACCCCCTTTTAGTTTTGATGTTAGCGGAAACAACGCACTGCCACTGACGAGATTATATCCCACGAACCACGCGATTGTCGCACGCAGGTTGCCAGTGATTAAATTCCCATGGTGAGCAGTTATTGTTTGGGGACGTTTCCACTAAATCGCTGGGGTCGTAGCTGGGATCAAAAATAATGTCCGCTCCGACAAACATGTTTATTTCTGGAATGGGTTGCTGTTTAATCAGCAACGCGGCCACCAATGCGAGAATGAAAAACCCCACAAACCACCGCATAAATTGAGGGGCCGCTAGGTGGAGGATTTTTTCGAGAGAGAGCCTAGCGGCCCTGCCTTGTCGGCTTGTTAGATGGAAAGATTATGGCACTCACGCATCTACTCTGGCAATCCAGCCAGCAAGGTCTTTTTTCTTTTCTGGATCGGTAGCCGCAATCTCGACATAGAAATCACGGGCCTGCTCTTTGATTCCCGTAAGGAGTTGTTGCTGGTCCGCAGCGTTTATTGCTTCTATGGTTTGCGTCCCAATTTTCCCGTCGATCACCAGCGGCCCCGCGAAAAAGTATGTTAATGCGCGTTGTACAAACTTCGATGCTTGGTGGACGCCGCAATTGAATGCTAAGTCCACAATTTTATTACAAACATCTTGGTTGGTAATTTGGTAGCCGCCACACGGCGAAAAGTACGAATACTTAAATATGTCTTGCGCGTAGACGTAAGCCGCATCGTGGCTCATGCCGTAGAATCCTTCACGCACCGCTTCGGGATGTGCGGCAGAGTTTATTCCAAAGCGGCTATATGCCGCCTTGTCGGATGCAGTTGGGTCGGGAACAATATCGCCGGTTATCTTGGGGTCTTCGTGGAGCATTATGAAACGAAACGCGATTGTTGGGTCTGCCATTCTCTCCTCGGAGAACACGGTTTGTCACAAATTGGACGCGCGAAGTCGTCTAAAGTGTAATGTTGAAATTGTTTGATGATTAAACCGCAATTTGCGCAACGCTGGATACTGACGGCTATAAGGGATGGACCGTTCACAACACTCATTAAAGTATTCCTCACACGTCTTTTCGTCCGGTTCAAAGCCAAGGGCGGGAGTTCTATACACGGCAACCTCCAAACGCGAGATTTGGATTATCTCTCTCTGGACAATCGAAAGCAAGCGTTTTTAGTTAAGTCATTGAGCCGCTAGCTAATTTTCTATCCAAATCTCTTTTGGTAATATCCAAGGTCATAGAACGGCACCCACTCCACGTTGAGCCTAGTTATATGACCATCCTTGGCGTCTTGCTTTAAGCGAACAATGGAATAACCAACGTGTGCAGCGATTTTGTTTTTTCTGAGAAATGCAGTTTGGTCTACAGTGCAACCGCCGGAAATACAGTGGACTTCGCGCGGAAAGCAGTAGTCCCATTTGTGATAATGGCCGATGAAAAGGATTGCAGGCTTTTCGCCGCCCTGAAAAGATTCCACTAGTTTTTGTGGTGCATACGAAAGCGCATACGAAGAACCTCCACCGGGATGCATTAGCCTTGCTACGCTGCTTCCCTTGCAGCATTGCAATTCAATATCGGCCTCAACGTGTCCAAGGTACTTCAGATCGTTGCGCCCTGCTTTTTCTGCTTTCAGTTGGGCGTAATGTCCGATGTTTATGCACTCGCGCTGGACGAACCAACCTTCGTGGTCGTCACCGGAGATATAGTGTGTTGTTATTCCTTTTCTTGAAGGATATCTGTCGATCCAGTAATCTAATTGCGGGTCCATGCCAGGAGCCACAACAAGCTCTTGTCGATTAAACCTAGCCTCCCCCTCTATCCAATTTCCGGCATTGAGAACATCGGTTACGCCTTCGTTTTCAAACGAATCGTAAGCCGCGTTTAGTACATCTAGCCGCTCGTGCCGATTACAAAGATGGTTGTCGGTGACAAAGCCTATTTTGGTCCAGTTGTCCGACTGGGTTTTTAATATCAATCGACCGCCGCGCTCCACGAGGTTGTGGAGGAATAGCTTGTTGCCGGATACGCGGGCAACGTTGGCCCCGGATTGATGCAATTCGTTTAAAAGGTTATGGACGGCTGTTTGCGTAACGCGGAGTTCTTCGGCTAGCTCCGCTTCGCTCATTGGACGCTTGGAAAGTAATCGCTTTAATTCCGCTCTCTCGTTGACTACCTTTTCTGCTGCCAGACTTTGTATTTTCAATTTTTCCTCTCTCGAATTGTTTTCGCGTAGCAATAATCGCGCGAGGATTTCCGAACACCCAAAATGCCATGCCGTTGCCGCGTGGTACCAGGTAGGAATAGAAAGAAAGCCGTGGATTAGTTTTTGCCCAAGTGAATATGGTTTCCCTGCGGTTTACGCCTAGGCGTTGCATTGCTTCTGCGGTATCCAAAACTTCGTCATCTGGAAGCGAATCCAAAATCTGTATCAATTTATCCAGTTTCATTGGCGGGTGGGACATGGCTAATAATAAAGCATGGCACACGTTTTTGTGCAAGGATTATTTTTGTGGAACCAACAGAAATACGTTAAACGTACTTAGGCGGCAAAGCGCCTAACGCCACACTAGGCGGAAAAACGCCTAGTGGCGGTCCCGCTGGCGCATTTCCTCATAGATAACCAATTGGTTGATGCCGTCCCGGATTTCGCGGAGCATATTCGGTATGCCTTGGTTTTGTAGCTCCTCGCGTACCCCGGAACGAAACTCCGCCTTCCAGTAGTCGGTAGACTTCTCCCCTGCCGCGCCATTGGTGTAAGTGGGTTTTCCGTTGCGCATCTTGGAAACAAAGGAAAATGTTTTGTCAAGGATTAAGACGCAAAAGGCGGCGGAGCCAGCTAGTTCTGGGATAGTGAAATCGGACATCGGGGATACTCCAGTCGTGCGAGCTTAAAATGTACGCCGATGTATGGCGATAAGTAATTCTAGGGAAGTTGCTAGTTGCCGCATACGCCCATGCAATCTGGCGTGAAGTTCATGGCTATTTGCAGGTCGCGCTGCGTGGGTGGCTTAAATTCTATCTGGGTTAGCGGTTCGCATGATTTGTGGAGATATTGCCGATGGGTTAAGTTGCGATTAACGCGGATAGCTTCATCCACTTCTACGGCAAGCTGCCAATCTTCTTGGTTTTCTCTAATTCGCAACCATTCGGCATCGTTGTGGTACGGACAATAAACACAAGCAGAGCGCGGGACTTGGTGTGGAACGTTGCCATGCTTAGCTAACCACGTTAGGCAATCTGCCCGCGTCATCAGGTTTTCTATCAAAGGAAAATGTGGGGTTAGGTATTTATTGGTTGCAAGGTTGGCCTTGATTCTTTGCGCCCTCCCGCCTTCGTCTAGCGAGATTCCATAGTACTGGTGAATATGTACATCTTTTGGCATTCGCTGCCTAGGTTTCAATCCAACAATCTCACGTCGCACGCATTGGTTTATAACCTGAATCTTGTATTCGTTTGAACACTGGCGTCGTCCTCCGCCAGTGTTCAAACCATCAACAGATTTAACAAACGCTGGAATGGAGATAAATCTTCCACCAGTGGAATTTCTACCAGCCTTAAGATGATCGCTAAGCCTGCCCTTGGTCCTAGTTAATATCGGTGGACCGTTTAACGATTGCAGCCATTCTAGGTGAGAATAAACGGCCTTCGGTTCGTCCTGCGTATCAGCAAATATGGCGTAATGGAGTTGCGGCTTAATTAGGCCGCGAAGAAACATCAGGTACAGCGTTGTGGATTGAACGCCAGCGCCAAGATTTAGGATGTGGAATTCGCGCACCTAGCGCCTCCACTTGACGACATATCCATCGCGCGGATACAGGCGCAACAGCTTTTCGCACATCAAACCGAGCGAGCAATCTTCATAATGACTACTTCGCATGGTTGGACTGGGGCTAAATTCTGGTGCGCGACACAGTGGGCAATATACACCATTATCTCTTACGGAAAATAAAAGGTTTCTAATTAGCGCCATGTCTATTGTTTCTACGCCGTCTTGAGTTGCGTTTGAATATTCAGCATTTTTTCTAACGCAGTCGCTATTAACTTTAGTTCCGCCAACGAGGCATTCGTTTTTATCCTGTTCGCCCTGCTGCTGATTACCCATACATTTCCTTTCACGTAACCAAGTTCTGGAACTATCCTATCGAGTGTTGGACTGTTGTTGCATATCACCCGCTGCCCGCGTATCAATGGAATTCCGAGACACGGACACAGGTTTGGCACAAAAATATCAGAAACCTTTATATTGAACGGGACTCCTGTGGAGTATGCTCTTTTGCGGGCAGAGTGAAATAGTTTGTATTCTGGGTTACACGATGCGGTAATTGGCGTCTTGGTAGCCAAGACACAACCGCAATCGGTTCTTTTCCCGTATATTAATTCGCGAGCATTTATTCCCCTAACCATGCCGCACGTACACCTACATTTCCATACCTTTACTGATGAATTTTTCCTCCCCCTTACTGCCCACCCCCTGAGGCCGATAACGGTTAACATGCCGAATGTTTGGCCGGTAAGATCGCGATTGGTTCCCTCTTTTTGCGCAACCCGCAGTCCGGTACGCAAACAACCGCAACTAAGCGTATTTCCTCTTCGCATCGAGGAACCAGAAACAATTACATCCTTCCCGCAATCACATTTACACAACCAAGCAGCACCCTTGTTTTTCCCGTCGTCAGTGCGCCGCAAAACTAACAACCTTCCGCACCTTTTGCTGGTCATGTCGATGAATTGATTGCCCATTAGCAATTCCCCGCGATGTACAAGTAAACCAGCGGTTCTAGGTGTATGGGTTGAAGGGAATCTACAACTTCTTGCTCTAGCGCCATAAATAAATCCTCCCCAATGCAAGCAAATCCAAAATGCTCAAACTGCAAGAAAAAGTTATGGAAACTGATAAAACGCTTGGTTACGTCTCCCGCGACTATTACGATCATTTAATCATCTGGCCAGTTTATGTCGTTTCCCTGCTTCTTTTTTGGCTTTGTAATAACAACCTCCATTTCGTCTTCCCCTGCTGAAACCTCGAATCCTTTTGGTCCGCGCTTACGAGCTTCTACGGTCCAAGCAATTTTCTCCATTTCCCACTTATCCGGAACATTGAGTTGCGTGTAAGCGTTGCACTCTGCAACCTGAAATGGAACCAAATTTTTACAATGCTCAAACATGCAAGCATTGCAGTGAATAATTAGCTCCCCGTTTTGGCCCTTCACGATTCCGGCGCTTTTGCAGGTATAGCACAGCGACTTGCCAAATTCCGGCGTTCCGTCTTTGATCTTTACCCGCATCGTGCGCCTCGGTTGCCTTGGAGCAAATATAGCATCTAATAGCTTTTCAAGTGCAGGTCTTTTTTCTCTTTCTGGTTTGTAGTTCATGTGTCGCGTAGGCGTGACAGTTGCGGCAAAGGACGCTGCACTTGGATAGCTCCACTCGAAGCGAAAACTCGTCCATCTTTCTACCCTCGGTGCCAAGGTTTACTGACTTACTTTTGGGTGCATGATGTAATTCGAGAACGAAGTACGGAAACCGCGTTCTGCAATTCTCGCAACCGCGAGATTCCTTGAAATCCCTAATGAGTTGAAGCGCGTTCTTCTGCGTCCACTTCACGCCCCACTTCCGCGACACCTAGCGCAAACCGCGATACCCCACAATTGGCAATGCGGGTTGGTTTCTAAAAACCAAATCTCTTTAGTGTCTGGATAAACCGCAAAAGGATTGGGCTTGATGCTAGTTGGATAAGCGGCCCGCGAAGGATATGTGCGACCACGATAATCAATCGCATCGTATATCGGGCCATACTCAAACGTCCCGCTGGCTACGCCAGCAGAAACCTCGCCACGGCCACGACAAACGGGGCACATGGCGGCAGTGTATCACGGTCAGCGTTTTATGGTGCGGATAATTTCCCTAATCCAGAACTGTTGGGCGTCGGAGATGTCGGCTAGCTTAATGGATTCTTCTCTAAGCCATTCCATAAAAGTCAAGCATGGCTGCTTGGCCTTTTTGCGGAGAGATTCGTACTTCTGATATTCGCTTATCGCTACGGATTCCAACATAAGTCTCACGCATACTATTTTTCCATTGATTCACGAAGTTTTTGTTTAAGTTCGCGGCAGCCCGCACAAGATTCTTGTTCTTGGCCGCGATGGGATACGCGGATATGGTTGTTTAGCGCTTTGGTCCACTGCTCCGCCCCGCGCGTATTGTGCAATACGCTTCCATCGCGCAACTTGCGCGTACCTGGCGTTATGTTTAGCCAGACATAATCCTTGCGACCGTAAACGTCTTTTTTCATGCCGCCTTTGTTTTCTTTGGCTTGGGCGGATTCTTTAGCCAAGCAGCGGCAGCGTTGCGGGTTCTGGTTGGAAACTCTCTTTGCTCCGCAATACATCCCAAGAGATAGCGGAACGGAGAGTCCAGTCCAGCAACCAAAACTAGTGCGTGCGGCGAAAACTGGAAACGGCCAACGGCCAACGATCTGCCGACTTCCTTGTTGTAGGGGTCAATGGGATTGTGGGTAGACACCGCAAAAATAATTCTTTCCGCTCTTTTTCCATCCCACGCTACGCAAGCTATGGCGCGACCAGACTCGTTTCTTAGGTAAAATATTTTCATTGTCTGCTTCTCCCCGATAAAAATCCAGCAACACACATTAACGCTAAAGAAATCCCCCATGAACCGATAAAATCTCCATGGGTTCTTGTGGGATACGCCGTACCTATAAGGATTCCGCCTGCATACCCAACGATAACCGCTACAAGTCCCCTCATTGCTCCTCCATGATTTTCTTCTCAATTTCCTCGTGACTCATTCCAGCCACGTCACGCTGCCACCATAGCCACCACTTAAACTTAAACGGTATCCAGTAATGCGACTTAAACCAGAACCACAAAGCCTTGGACATGCCGTAATGGCTCAGTTGAATCAGGCATGAGTGGACGATGATTACGCGCGGAGCCTTAAGCGCTGACAGCTTGGCAAGACGCGACAACCTCTCATCCCACAACTCTTGCTCTCTGGTCACCTAGTCACCGCGTAGATTAAGGCGGCACAGGCGATGGCAATGAAAAGTAGGTCGATATGTATGCCGTGTTTATTCACTTTCCCTCTTTTTGGTCATCCTCTCTGCGTACTCAATCGCGCAAAGAATGTATTCGTTTACGCTTATTTCCTTAGATGCAGCAGCAGCCTTGATTTGCTCAAATTGTTCTGGACTGCGAAATCGCAGTTGGATGGCTGGGCGGAGTTTCAAAGTTCCACCACAATAGGCTCGTTGACCACCTTGTACGCCTCGTTAACTACAGAGGCGTTAACAAATTTTATGCCATTAGTTTCGGTGCCACGGCTACCATGGATATGTCCGAATACGTGAATTTTTGGTTGTATCATTTCCAGCCTAGACCGAAGTTCTTCGCAGCCAAGGTGATCTGATTTACCCGGAATAGATTGGTCTAGTATTCCATACGGCGGGCCGTGGGTTATCAGAACATGCACGTCGTAAGGAATTTTGTTCCAATACTCCCGAATTGGCGCTCCGCGATGTACGTTAAACGCCCAATCCATGAACCATGGCTGGACCGGAGAACCGTAGAAGTTGATGCCGCCTACTTGTTGAGCAGAATTTTCTAGATAGATAAGCCGACCAAGATCAAGTCTTTCCTTGGTGTATGCTCGCTCAAACGCGAAGTCGTGATTACCGGCCACAAACACTACATAGGCGTGCGGTTGGTCGTTTAGCCAGTTCAACGCCTTTTGGGTGTTATAAATATCGCCAGCCATGGTTAAATCGCCAGCATGAACCAGAATATCTCCCTCGGGCACGGAAACCCTGCCGTGTAAGTCGTGGGTATCGGATATTAGAACTAGTCGCGGCGTAAAACCTCCTCTATCTTGGCCAGCAACTTCTGCACATCTTCTGCGCCGCAATCGCACTCGCCCGACTCGTCGGCGTGCTGTATATAGTCTGGCGACTTCGGACAAGCGTACCAACCATCCTCGCAGCCGCGATGGGTCGCACAGTGCTTGAGCATGTCGTACATCTCGCCTAGTAGGTCAACGGGAAGTTTCATAAAAGTACATTTAATGTACGTTAGCGGAAATAGCAAATTATAAACGCGACGGCAACGGCCCCTCCAACCAGCCACTCAATGATGGTTAAAATTGCTTCTGGCCAGCCCATAAAACATGAGATGATATCACTTTCGGGAAAGTTTCAGAAAATGGATGGCCGCCATAAGCGCCAGAACGCCATAAATGGTGAAGAAGTAGTACGGCGATAGGCGGGGATGTCGCTGGCAGATGAATACCCCACTAATGGCTATCGCATACCAAGAGACGCCGAGAGCGATTTGCAGGCGGTACATTAGTCGCTAGTCTTGCGCCAGTAGGTCCAGTTTAAGAATTCGGCCAAGTCGTTCTCGTCGGCATCGTATACCGTAAGAATTCTGGTTTCTTCCGACCAAGAGCAACTGTCTACATTCTCTATTGAGATAACTTGTTTGCCTTCAGCGGTATGGAAAACAACTTCTATGGTCATAACTCCTCCGTGGCTTTCTCGATCTGCTTCAGTATCCAAAACAGATGCGAATCAGAAATTGCTCTTAGGTCAACGCCGTCTACTGAAAGCGCGGCAGTGTAGTTGGTGAGATTGTCTTTTTCTTCTTTGGTGAGTTTTACTGTAAGTTCTTTCATTTCTTTCCTTTAACGCGGATTATTCCGCCATGTTGCGGGCCCGTCAAGGTAACTGGCAATTATTGGCACATCGCCATTCTTGGCTGAAACCCTCCGCGTAAGTATTGAGATGCGGGGAAGGCGTTATAAGTTTCACCGAAACTCGACAAAAAGGGGGGATTTGTGACAAAGAATACACTAGATACGTTAAATGTCTTTCTTTGTCCTTTGCTGTACCAACAAACTCCCACATGTCCCACAAAAGCTTGTAGACCATGGCACGGTGAGCCAGCGGTCGCATATAGGACACAATCTCGTTTTGGTGCTTACGGTTCCATCGGATTGTCTTGGGTAGTAATCCTGCGGTTCTCTTGCCATAAAGCCTTGGATGCGATTAAGAAATAGTTAGATACTTTTTATAAACGTCGCGCTGTACCCATAGGAGATTCTTTTAGCGTGTAATCTACCCCTGTATGGGCACAAATGACATACAGATAAAAACATAGCACCCGTAGTAGGCAATGACGGTACCATATTCGTGGGCACCTACCCCGCCCCCTGTCGCGGCCCACCACCCCCATCCTCCGCGTTCTACCTTTTTCGCCCTATCGTGCGCCGTTTCGTGCGCGTCTAGCGTGGTGCGCCTGAAGCTTCGCGCGGTTCGATAATCCTCGCAAGTGGTACAGGGACAGTGGTTTGGTTACTAAATGGTAACAACGTGGCAAACAATGCGCGTGTTGCAATATCGCACGTTGCAAACAAAGGAGTAATCCGTACGCTCTACGGAGTGGATTGCGCCGCGATCTTCGCTTGCTTCCATGCTTCGAGTCTGGCCCTGCTACAAATAGCACAAACAATGCGCCCGTCACGGTGTATATACACATTGTCCTCGCTCAATACGTGGCCTTTGCTGCATTTTCCTTGCATCCTATGTGTTTTCTTCCGTCCACCTGTAGTATTGCCGCATTCGCGGGCATTGGGATAGCGTCCCACTAGGTCTAGCATGTCCTCGAACGTGAAGATATGACTTCTGATCTGGTTATGCCTAGCACAGCACGGTACTACGTTGCCAGCGAGGTAACCTTGGGAATTGTCTAGGCGATCTAACCCAATGCGAATGTCTGGACGTTGACCAATGCCATAAGAGCATGGTGCTGCGATTAGTTCCTCGAATTGTTCCATTGTGAGATTCCACTCTAGCCCGCGATGCTTAGCATGACTGTGGAATGAGTTATAAATTAGCCACAACTCATGCTCTGTTAGTTCGCCGTTGTTTCGCCTAGGCTTTGGCTTGTGCTTCCACCTTGCCCGCATTCTAGTTTGCATGGATTCTAGTACGCCATTGTCGCGCATAATACGAGTAATATATCACAAGCGAATGAAAAGAGAATAACAAGCAATCAAGTGGCCAATGTATATTTGTTGCAAACATTGCACGTTACGTCTTTTGTTCGCTTTTATTTGGCGCTAGTTTGGCTTGTAACTTGTTGAATGTTCGTTAGATTTCCACAGCCATGCCAGTGCGTTTTCCCGCGTCTAGGCAAGCGAACGTGTTTTGATGCCACTGAGGTATTACCGTGCTCCCGTTCGTGCATCCTAGACGATTCGCATATTGAGACAAGATGCCCGCATGTTTCGCCATTACTTCGCCTTGCAACCATTGGCATGGTTTGGTCATCTTATTTATCGGAGGTAAATACCGTGACAATCACAAAGGTATTAGAGACTTGGAGCACCAAGGGATTGCGGTATCAGATTGAACTAGCAGAACAGTTACCGGATACCGGAAACAATTATTACACTGTCACCGATTACACTCATGGGCGCGTTACCGGTTGCGCCGTAGTCAACACCTTGGAAGATGCCAAGATGCGGCTATTCATTGGCATTGACTATGCCAAGATGGACGGTATCAATTACCAGAAAGTAGGCGCGTAATGATCGAATACCACGTAGGCGAGCACCGAAACGGGCGAATAAAGTTTACAACCGATGTAGACTGCCTCTCGCCCGATATCCTGCGGTATAGCAAGCAAGTCTTCCCTGACCGTAAAGCGGTTATGGACCAAGCATACATCCTAGCCGGGCGCGGTTTTAGCGTATGTGTGGACGATGAACAGGGGTTAGATGAGCTAACCCCGTACATGGTAGGTGGAAAGCAAGAGGGTATATCCCATGTCTAGACGCCTACGTGATCGTAATCTATCCGACCTAACGCCTACGCTTGCAGAGTATATCTTGTGGCGAGCGATAGACCACCTGAATACCGCTGATTACCTCGGAGGAAAGCAATACCCCAGCTATGGCGAGCGCCTAGAGGCTAGGGTTATCCTTCGACGGTGTATCTGTACTCTCAAAAACCGCAACGTTTGTACCTGCCACTAAACCGCGTACATTTAACGTACATAGCCTAGCCCTAACCGCTAGGCTTTTTCTTGTCCTTCCGTAACTTGCGCGTCATCTCATCTCACGCTAGACTAGTCCTCGGAGGTAATCCCAATGTCGATTACATGGCAGTCGCATGAAATGCCCAAGCATAGCCCTGCTACTTGTAAGGTATGCAAACAAAGGCAAGAGACTGAAAGCTTTATAGAGTGGGCATTGCGGCGCGTTGCAGAGCTATTGCAGGCAAAAGAATAGGCCAGCATGGTTAGCTGGCCTTGGTTTGCGAGATGCGGTTATTCGATAGTGAGAGTATCGCCCGTCTTGAGTAGGCGAACGTCCATATCTGGCACGTAGGAATTGCGACCTAGATCATTCTTAATCGGCCAGTATCGCCCGTTTGTTAGGCTGTGCCAGCCCGCTACGCTGCGATAGATTACCTCGCCTTTGAACTGGCCATTAGTCGCAATGGCGAATTGCTCCCACTCCATATTGCGGATGTCGATTACTCCCGATTCGGCGCTAGGTGCGGTTAGCTTCATGGTAGTAAATCCTCCGCCTAATCAGATGCAATAAAAATGCCCTTGGTTTCCCAAGGGCAGATACATTTAATGTACGTGCGCTATGCCGTAGCTGCAATTACATCTCCGAGTAATCCGCCTACTTGCGGACTATCGGGCATAGAGATAATCTTGGGCATGTTAACCCGTTCTGCACCGTTTGTGCTTTCCAAGATTACCTCTAGGGCGCTAGACTTCAGTTTTTCCCCTGTTCCGATAACCGCGTTTTCCGCCCGCGCCTGATCTACGCTCATACCGATGCGGCTGTCGGTCATCCGCACATTGCGCAAGTGGTCTGTCCACTCTGTTACTGCATTTAGCAGATTGTAAGCAGTCCCACCTAGGCGCGGGAATGCGTTATTGTCATTGGAAGCGTACAGAGCCAAGACTTCCGCGAGTACGTTGTCCCTGCGAGTATCCACTTTCGCATTCTCATTCTTGGGGAATAGCTTGTCCAAGATGCTAGTCATAGATTCCCGCGTGATCTTGCGAGTAGCCAATAGCTCTAGCTTTTCGCGAAGCTTGCCAGCGTCCATGACTACCCCTTGCATAACCCGCTTGGCATCTGCAAAGCGCTGATCTGCATTCTTGGTATGCTTTATGCGCAGCATACCGGTATTAGTCGATAGTGCCTGCCGTAACGTGTTTTCGCATACCGTTTGAACGGCGGAGATAAAAGCGGTATGCGCCATGCTGCCATCGTGCGCAGTAGTGAAACCAAGGTAATTCTGTACCGGAGATTCCCCGAGTACCGCGAAATCAGCTTGCGGGATACGGGCGCTAACCCATATTTGAGCACCGTTCCCTAGTGCTCCCGCGCTATCATAATGCGCACCGTCCTGTGCTTCTAGCAAGTCATCAACAAAATTGAAGCACTCGCTATTCTGTTTAATGGTGAATCCTTCGCCCACTCCAGAGGCGAGTAATTGATTGTCAATATCGCGGAATATGCTGTAGCTATCCACTGGCACATTAGCGCCTGAAGGGTTAACCGCGAAGTTTTGTACCTTGATTGCCTGCCAGTCTAACCCGGCAAGCTTCATTGCCTCTTGCCACGATACCGCACCGTCTACCCTTTGGCCTAATTTGTGCCATGCGTCTTCCCGTTTTCCTACCATGTACATTGCTACTTTGCCGTTTATCTCTGCTAGGTTATGCGCCATTGTGATTATCTCCCATTGCCGTTTATTGTCCGGCTGACAAGATACTTGCGATAAGTGAGATGTATTAAACCTAGGATTAGTTGCCTAAATAAAAAAGCCTGCTATTCCTAGCAGGCTAAAACCGGATACATTTAATGTACTAGCGGCAGTATGTACCTACACAAAGGTTTTTCCTGATATCCTCTTGCACGTCTGTATAGACTCCCGCGACGGTCAAAAACTTGTGGCGATCAAACCCGCGTGCATCGCGCAAGGCATCGGCCACGTTGTACACCGTTTCTTCCCATACTCCAGACTTGAAATAGGGTACAGGTTTGGTAATGGTTAATGCGCGTGCTATATGTAAATAATTTATGCGCATTTACCGTACCTCCCGTATACCGCGCACGTATTGCGGTGGAATGGTACATTGACAAACTAAGCCCACTCCGCTGTCTGGGTCGGGTTTGAGTTTCGCGCGGTATGAACTGGGTAGGGACAGGGTAACCACGGCAGGCTTAGCTGTGGGGTTCTGTACTTTGCTTAGTTTGGTCCACGACATACCGAAGTCATAACCGGTTAACGGCAGTCCGCTTAAGTCTGTACCGTATGCGGCCCTGTCGTATGTTGCGCGAAAACGTGCATACATCTCCGCATAGTGGCGAATCGGCAATAGATAGATATACGGGTAATCCCGCAAGTTTTCTATCTGTAGCGCGTTATCGTGGATTTTCTTTAGTCCACTTTGTTTAATCTTCTGTGCCGCGTCCAACGTGGTTCCATGGTAGAAGATCATTGTCCAATTACCAATTCCTTTTCGGAGTCTTTGATTTTCTCCGCGTCTGTTACGGGCAATCTGTACGGTTGCTGTGGCAAATAGTCTCCGTAATCTACTCCATCGGAGTATTGCCCGTCTTGGATTAAGGCGTCCAATATATCGTCTTGAGGATTCATCGGCAGTACCTCGCGCCCACTACCAGCAAGCTAAGGAAAACAACTAACCCAAGTGCTTCTGTGGCTGTCATGCTAGTTTGACTCCGTTCCCGAGCAAGTATGCAGCGTAGAACGTAGGCCAGTCGCTATCTGGTTTTCCTTGGCTTGCTTCTAGCGCGTGGTGCGCATTGTAAGCGGCATTTAGCTTATCTGCTAATACTTGCACGCGAGATAAACAAATAGCCGCTTGCGATTCGGTTTGTGCTTCGTGGCAAGGTGCGGTGTAGTTAGTCAAGGTTTCCCCCTTGTGCGGGATACACGAAATAGAAAATCATCAGCATTGTACAGATCAAAATAAACTCCATTTTGTTGTTCTCCTTATGACGCTAATTGCGTCCCGTTGCGGCTACTGTCACTAGCCGCACTAGGCCGGAATTAACTCTCTATATCTCCCAAGAAGCTTCCACCTGGGAATAAGCGGTCAACAATGGTGGACATGGTTAACTCGCCGGTAATCCCCCAGAAACCAGAGGAATAGCCGAATCTTCGGAGTACCATTACACCTATCGCCGCAACAATGAATATTGAGATGCGGATTAGGTGTTTGGTGTGCTTGGGCAATCGCTTGGCTCTGCTTTTCATTAGCGTGTAGCTCCTAGCAACGCGACGATTCCCGCGAGTGTTCCGAGAATCCAGAAGCGGAGAATTAAGCCGCCAAGCGATTCAGGATTGAAAACCAGATCGGTTAGCTTAGTTCGCATAGTGGTTATCTCCTTCCAGTTGATACAGGATAAACCGGCATTGCTCTAAGGCGAGAATGGTATCCCGTAATTGATTGGCCAATCTAATCTCCATGCGATTAGCTCTAGCCATAACAAAAGCTGAGCGTAACTCGGTTTCGGCTTTGATTAGTTTTTGTTTCATTCGTATGTACCCAGCGCGGCCTTTTCTTGCTGTTTTTCGAGATGCGGGTTAGCTATTTCGGCAAGATTCCATGCCTCTTTTTCTCCCGCTAATTCATTGCTCCCCCATGCCGCCGAAGTATGGAGCAATTCTCCTATGAGATGCCCAAATTCATGCGCTAGCGTGGTAGCGGTATTGCTTATTCCGTGGTATGGAATCCCCCGGTATTCCATTTCGTCCTTATCTACCTGTGGGGTTAACACGATTTCGTATGTCTTCCCGCGCTCTATCGCTTCGATATGCGAGGAAACGTCTGTGCTTGCGTTGTCTAGATAGACTGAAACCTGCCCAAGTAGTTTTCTCATCGCGAGTGCTCCTTGTCCTCGATATCCGATTCCACATAAGTCATGGGAACGGGCTGAATCAATAGCTGATCTTCGTCCGACAGTGCGTTAGTCCAAGCGGTTGCAGGACTATCGCCATAGCCGGTTAAGTACACCGTGAAGGTAAATGCTTTCATTTAATTTATCTCCTCTCTTGTGCAGGTTGCCTCTATCCACGCACCATTGCTGCCCTTGATGCGCACGATTACGCTATGCAAGTCAATTTGTTCTGACAGCAATCTCGCGCATAGCTCTTTGGCTGCGGTTAGCGCCATGCGCTCACATGAGATTCCCTTCCACGTAGGTGCAAGCTTGCCAAACTTGGAATCAAAATAGGTTTGTATTTCCTCGTTGTTCATCACAAACCCTTCCCGAGTTAGCCGCTCATCTGTGGCGTTAATGCGGACGAAGTAGCTGTAATTTTTGGTTCGCATAGCCGCGCATTTGCAAGACGTGGCTACCATGTTAGCCGCGTGGAATTTACCGTTGCGCTCTAGGGAAACAAGCATTATCTGTACGTCTCGCTTCCCGCGCCACTAGCACCATTTGTGCTGTATCCCTCTAGCGCCGCATGTTTGATACCTTGGCTTAACTTCGGGTTAATGATTTCCCCAAGCTCCCAAGCTTTTTCCTCTGCTGCTATGTTTAGGCGAGAATCGCCAATCATCACAGAAAGAATTTTCAGTTTGGGATTGTGGGTAGGATCATTAAACACCGTAGCCACGAAATGACCTAGCTCATGCGCTAGCAACGTTTCTACGCTGGCAAGATTGCGCGGCTGTCTAATTGCCTCAAGAATTGGACCGTCAACCTTGGGGCGCAGGGTAATGGTGTAGTGGCTCCTGTCGCCTCTTGGTTTCAACATTCCGCTTGGGAAATCGCCTAGCGGATCATTGATACCATCCGAAATAACTACGTCTAGAGTTGCAATCGTGGTCTGCATTTATCTTCCCCTTGTCAGTGCTTTTTCGATTTTGCGATGCGCGGAGTACAATTTGTCTAACTGGTATCCGTTTAACGTGTCGGGAGTCTTGTGCTCCCGATACATGGCGAATACTTCATCTGAAGTAAACCGGATTGTGATTGTTTTATTCATGCACACTCCAATAGTCATCCTCAGATGTGTTAAACGAACAGTTATCCAAGGCGGGATTGCATACCTCGGCTAGCTTGCGCCCAAGGATATCGGGCGGAATAAATAGCTCGCCGTCCTCGCGTTCTGCTTTTTGCTGGATACAAAAGGGAATCAGGTTAACCATTGGATTTTTCCTCTTCCGCAAAACGCTTTGCGGCTACGGCAAACACTTTAATGTATTCACCGTATTCCTTAATCTCTGCCGCGCTATAACCCTCCATGCGCCCAATCGCCTTGTACTTTTTTTGCCATTCGGTAATCGTTCTAACGTGGCAGCCAATAGCAATTTCGTTAAAAGACGCCAGCGTTAGCGAGTGGCGAGTACCCTGAATATAGAGCGGAGACTTAACCCAAGCGTTGCCGTACACCCAAGCGTTGCCGGACACCTGAGCGTCGCCGTACACCTGAGCGTTGCCGGACACCTGAGCGTCGCCGGACACCTGAGCGTTGCCGTACACCTGAGCGTAGCCGGACACCCGAGCGTTGCCGGACACCTGAGCGTTGCCGGACACCTGAGCGTTGCCGTACACCTGAGCGTAGCCGAACACCCGAGCGTTGCCGGACACCTGAGCGTTGCCGTACACCTGAGCGTAGCCGGACACCCGAGCGTAGCCGGACACTATTCCTCCAATTAATGCCGTAGCGGCGGCATAGCTTGTCTCAAAAACCCACCCATTACCGTTAGCGTGTTGTTTCCATTGCTCTGGTTTGGTGGACGGGAATAACGCAATTACTTGTTCTATGGTTTTCATTAGCGCACCATCCTTTTTGAAGCTTGCGCATCCAGAAATGCATCAAACGAGCGGTAATGAACACGATTACCGTGGGCAATCGCTAGCGCGTTAGGATGCTGGTTGAACATGGCTTTGTCGGCCATAGCACGCAATGCGCGATGCTCCGAAGTTTGCAGTGCTTCGTTTAACTTCAATCCGAGGTAAGTCATTATTGTTTACCTCCGAGAAAAGCGCTCATGCTAAAACGCGGTTTGTTGCCGTCCAGCACGGTCAAATAGTTTTCGGTTTGTGGACCGTAAACCATATAGGTGCGGCTAGCGGGAATGGTTTGAACTGAGAAAACTACCGGCTTACTGCGGTAGGGCGGATTCGGATTTTTCCATGCGACAAACATTTTTGTTCTCCATGCTGCGGATTGTGTTGCTTGCGAGATAGACGCGGGAGTATTGCGTAAGGTTGCAAGGTAAAAATTACTAGTCTGTGGACGGAACTTTACAAATGATTTCAAATCACATAGTTAATAGACCGCGACCGCAATTACCAGATAGAATGCTCACGTTGCAGGACATAATTTATTACTACAACGATCTAGCTTGCTGGAAAGCGGACAAAGCAGAAGCAATCCTAGGCGGCGTATCGGATAGCTCGTGCCAATTAAATAATAAGAAATAAAGTTGGCCCCAAGGAATACGAATTAGACGTTTGTCCGTTAGTGGACGAGCGTATTTTGGAGGCCCACAAAAAGGCTGGGAGAATCGAAGGTTCCACGCTGGACCTAGTTCAATCTATTATCGCGCACGAACTTGGGCATTTCGTGGCGCACATTACCAAGTGTCCCACCCACAACCAGTCAACATTCGACAAGATTCCGGTAACCATTAACGGGGAAGCTGCCGTGGTTGGCGTATCGGTGCCAGCAGAAATTAAGGCATGGACGTTGGCGGGAGAGATTTTGGGAGACAAATTAAACCAAAAACTTAGGACTGCGGCTACGGCTACTTATCTAATGGGTAGGGCCGCTTGACTTTGTTCGGGGCGTGGCGTTAGATTAGGTGCAGTGAGTTTGTGGGCGTGATCGTTTCTTGAACCGGGACGGTCCCCCACAAACCATAATTCACCGGTTCAAATGTCATTCCTCGAACAATTCGATCCAATGCCCTTGCAGCCGGAAAGCTGTCTAGCCAAGTAGGATTGTGCCTGCAAGGGTAGATCGGTGCCAATAGGCGCGTGAGCCGTGAGCCATCGTTAGGGGATTCGACTTCTGCGGGAGCCGAAAATAGCCAAGCAACACTTCACGCTGCAAAGCGACCGACGATGACGGCATACCGTTATTGCGCTGGCAGAGAATAGGTGTTTCACCCAATCTTTGCTGTCTCCCTCTGAATCGGGCATGACTAGAAACAAAGTCAAAAGCTAAACAAAACGCGGAGGGACTATGAATAAGCTCGAAAAGATTTACGAATCCTACTGCAAGTGGTGCGAATCTCTTGGTATTAAACCAGCGCCATTTGTGGAGTGGTTATTCTTGAAATGAAGAGGGGAACATGAAACCAGAAACACAAGCAACGATTGAACGAATAGTCCAAGCTACCGGCACATCTGCATTACGTGCGGCGGCACAGATTATCCTAGACCATTTACCAAAAGGCGAAATGGAGGAAGGCGAGGAAAAGAAAATCTACGATGGCATCCTGCTTTCTTCTAACGATACCAACAAGGCATTCACTGCGGCCATGGTTATAAGTGGCGTATTGGAATCCTATCAAGCGCACAAGCAAGCGGCAATGAATCAATTCGCTGAGATTGCTACGCAGAAAGCGGGGAATTGCTGAATGAGCACAGACCTAATCGAAGGAACAAACGGCGTTTATCTCACACGATTCTATGGCGGGGAAAAGCGTGGTGTTTGCTATCAATTGGCCACCAAAGACGATAGTGGAGATTACAAATATCTCCAATTTACCGATTCACAAATGGACGATATCTGCCTCTCGTATCGCGCCTCGCGGGAAGAAATGCTGGCCAACCGAAAGGCTATTGTGGAGAAAGTATGCGGTTCCTAACTCGCGAACAACTCCGCGCATTGCTGGAGGCGGCCAAGGCGGAGCCAAGAGAACATCTGTTGATTCTTTTGGCTTATGCCCACGGCTTGCGAAGCACAGAAGCGGTTAACGTCTGGCTTGGACCAACTACTGCGCGTATCAAGACAATCAAAAACGGCAAAGTATCCAGTGTGCCAGCGCCGTATATTGAGTCAAACACGCTTATCGTGCAAAGGTTAAAGGGGAGCGAATGCACGCGGCAGCCGTTAGTAACTAATCCCGACCCACTATTCGACGAAGTGGGGTTGCTGGCCGGTTTGCCCAATGGCAGATTGTTTCCTGATTGGACAAGACATGACTTCAACAACCTAATGCGTGCTTACGGCAAACGCGGCGTGATTCCACAATACCTAGCGCATCCTCACGCTTTGAAGCGTAGCATTGGTAAGCACATGGTACGCGGGGCCGGATTGGAGAATACCAGCGTATACCTTGGTCATAAAAACTGGAATAGCACCAAAAGTTACGCAAAGTCAACCGATGCTGAAGCATCGCAAGCAATGACTGAAGCAGTATTTGGCCGCGAGGAGGCGGCGTAAAATATTGGTGGCCTGGAAAATAGAATTACCGCCAGAGAAACAATGCATGGGCTGCGGAGTCCGGTTTAGGGGCAGAAAGAATAAACTTTACTGTTCGTCGAAATGCGGCACGCTCCACGGGGATTACGACAATGGATTCTCTTTCTCTAAATATCCAGGATTATCAACTGGAACGATTGGGGCAATTGGCGAACTTATGGTTTCCGCTGATTTGTTGATGAAGGGATACGAGGTTTTCCGCTCCGTTTCCGCTACTTGTTCTTGTGATTTGGCCATCCTTAAAAACGGTAAATTCCTTAGAATAGAGGTTAGGTCTGGCTACAAAATTAAATCTGGAGAGCTTCGTTATCTCGGAAAAGTGCGAGCAGACCACGTAGCCATAGTTTTCAAAAACGAAATAGAATATAGCCCAAAACTACCGGATTGACGTTTCTTCTTTTGGCCTTAGAGAAATAAACTCCCTATATGCCATAATTTTTGATTTTATGGTTGGAATCATAGTGTTTATCGAATACCCATAAACTATCAACAAGCTTCTTTCGCCGTTTCCGTTGGTTTGTTCGAGGGCTTTTTTAAGTAATTTGCAGCCAATCTCTATGTTTAGCCGTGGTTCTAGTAGTTCTACCTGTTTTTGTCTGTAACCTTCATTGCGGGCTGCATCAGAACCTATCTGTAATAAGCCTAGGCGGCTTTCTGGCGCATTATTTCTACTTAATGCTGGGTTGTACTGCTGTGGGTCCATGGATTGCTCTACGAGGGCTGGATTAAAGCTAGATAGGGTATCTACAATTGCCAGCACAAACTCTGGAGGCAACCCCTCTGTCGTAGCAATGTCGGCTACCAGTGCGCAAAGTTCGTTTTTCTGATAAATCACTCGCTTAAGTGTGGCGCAATCGCTTCCCCAAGTAAATCTAGGGCGTATTGCGTGAATGTAAGTTTGTTGTTTTCATTTAGATAAACAACGACCTCATCGTCAGAAATCCTCATAGACATTATCATGTCTGGGTCTATCTCGTATTGACACGAAAGCTCTTGGTCTTCGTCACTCATCATCTTTGGTAAACGCGGCTAGATTTTTGGAACCGTGATATGACTTGTTGCGCTCTATCTTTTGCGCGGCTTGTTCGCGTGCTCCCTTAACTACGTTGGCGCGACTTTCCACTTTGGTCTTTTGGGCAGATATTTCCTCTGGAGTAGAACCCTCCCAAATTATGTCCGTACCCCGTTCGGGGATGTTGATTTTATATCCCGGAGTACGAGGCATAAAAGCATTGGTTGGCGGTGGCACGCTTGGACCCTGAAGCGAGACATGCAAACCAGTGTCGCCACGATCTTTCAATAATTGCCATCCCGCCCTAATATCATTGTCCCTTGGATCGCCTAGCAACGCACGCTTGCCGCGTACCAACGAAGCCTCGGCTGCGCGATATGGAGTAGGAGCCACGTCGCCAAGCGGGATTGCCGCTTTGCCGCGAGCCTGTTGCCATCGGCGCTCCATGGTGTCTGCTACGTCCCTCAATTGGCCGTTCCTAGTCTTAATCTCGGCAACATTTACCCCCAGCCTATCGCCTACACGGTTCTGTAGTTCCCCATATAAAACCTTGCGAATCGAGCTAGCCTCTCTACGCAATTCAGTTTCCGCCCCGACGGCCGCTTCGGATGGCAATCCCCCTTTGCCGCGCTCATAGTTTTTGAATAACATATCATTCAAATCGTTGAGCCTAGTGTCTAATTGACGCAGAGTTGCGGTACCAGTGTCTTGGTTGTATGCACCTTGGTAGTTGGGGATTCTAGCCTTTGCCATTACTTCTACGTCTTGAACTGGGGCAAGTATATCTCGTTGGTAAAGCGAATGGAATTTATCAGCAGTTTGCATAGATAAATCAATCAAATCGCGTCTACCCTTTGGCTCTAGTCCGGTTTCTTGGGAGGTACCAATTAAATATGGCAGGTTCGATTTAAGCTCTTTGTCGAACTTCGCATAGTCGTTCCGCGCGGCATCGCCTTCCGCTCCAGATAACGCAACCTCTTCTGGTGGGTTGACTGCTCTAACCAGTAAATCGGCAGGTGTTTTGACATACTTGTTTTCCTGTGCCATTCTGACGGCATCAAATACTTCTGGGGTCCAGTGTGTGATCTGCCCTACTGGCAGCCCAAATAGGGTTGCCACTCCGGCAGACTCTAATGCTTGACTCGGAGTTGCTCCATGAGTTAATGCGACCCCACCAGCTACCGCACCCTGACGCATGGATTGCATCCCAAGTTCAAGCGCCCTCTGCACTTTTGGGGCAGTTTCTAAGGCTTTGTGAATCTTGCCAACCATCAGATATTTATCGCCCAGCGTTAACCCCTTAAGCGCTTCGTCGCCCAAAACAAACTCGCCAACACCTTCTAGTCCAGCCCCTAGCGCCTCTCCTGTCCCTTCTGGCGTATTGGGATTAATGTCTGTATTAATAGGATTTTCTGTCTTTTCTGGTAATCCTTGAAGGTGCGCTAAATTGATCGCGGAACCAACGGTTCCCGTTGGCCCAAATTGCCCAGCGGCGTGTACCGTGGAGGCTAGCGCTTTGCCGATTCCAGCAGGAATACCACTTGCGGCTTGTCCAAGCTGTTCTGGATCGGACAAGTTTACTGGTGATTGGTCGGTATTTTTGTTACCTAAGTTTAACGGCGGCGGAATCGGACGCGATGCCGCTTGATCCCAAATATCTCCATCTCCAGATTGTGGTTGCGGTGGTTGCGGTGTCGTAGTCTGCAGTCTTGTTGCTGCATCGTCCCAAATATCGCTCATAAAACTAAAACGCCTGCCCTTCGGATTGCGCTAGGGCTTGCGCTTTCTGTTTTTGTTCATCGGTCGGTTTCCCTCCGGTCCACCCCGCTCTTTGCAGATAGGACTGGGCCTTAGTAACGGCGCGGTCGCGCTGGGCTGCTTGCGTCTGCAAATAGTCTGCTTTGGAAACTAGCTTGTCGTCCTTGGCGTAAATCTGTGCTGTCTCGCGCATGGATTCGATAGCGCCTAGCGCCTGCTGTACATTCATTTTGGCGTTTAACATTGTAGTCGCTTTATCTAAAATTTCTTTAGAGAATCGGCTTGTGTGCATCTTGGTAAAACCAGATTGCGATGTGGTGATATCGTCGTACAACTTCTGGGCTTCCTTGTCTCCTAATCCGAAGTGGGCCTTAAGTTCTCCAATGGTTCCACCAATGGGTCCGACATAGTTTGCGTGCGCCTTAATTTGGGACTCAATATTGCCCAATTTCTCTATTAGAGTATTTGCAGTGGCCGCCGTCTGCTGCTGCATCTGTCCCGGCTTGTACGCGGAAATCTTTTTGTTTGGAATTGGATTGCCAAACCCGTCCACTGGCTGAGTTTCGTCGGCTTCGTCCAGCGTCAACCGCTGCCCTCTTTGGTCTACACCGTCGTTCTGGCGTTGGTCGAAGAGCGTTTTCTGGTGCTCGAAATCCTTGTTATCGTCCTTAGCTTTTAGTGATTTCTGATAACGGTCATCCCATGGCTTGGCCTTGTCGATTAACTTCTGGGCACGCTGTACCAATTCTGGTGAGCCGCCGCCTTTGCGTTCGATAATATTCTTTGCATCCTCTATGGCCTGTCCTGCATTCTTGCCGTTTTCTTGGGCAAAATTACCCTCTGCTTTTTCTAGTGTCTTGCGAATATCCGCCGTGTTAGCCATTTGGTCGGGCTGATATTTAGGGCTGAAGTTGTGGATATAGCTAGTAGCGAAATCTTTTCCTACTACAAATTCTTTCCCGTTGCGCACAGACTTGGCGTTTAATTCTTTCTTTGGCTCTTGGCCTTGGGCGATTGCATATAGATCGTCAAAGTTGTCCGGCACTGGCTTTCTAATGCTCTTTAGGTACCCCTTAACCTCGTCTGGTGTTGCTTGTGGGGCATCTAAACCGTCGCTTGGAGAAAGCTTAGATGTTTCTCCCTCCACTAGCGCCTTACGTCCTTCGTGAACAAATTGAGACGTTCCATCGGTAGCGTTAGTTCCAGCGTTAATCGTGGAATTCATTGGCGGGATGCCAGATTCTTCGTGGCCGGGAAACTTAAAATCAAAGGCTTCGGCTATGGAGTTATTCTTTACGTGGTACACGCCAAACGTAGGGTGGTCGTTGGTCGAGAATCCGGTAGGCGCAATTGAAACCAGATCGTTTGGAAACTGTTTCTTGGCAGACTGTAGTTGTTGCATTAAATCGGCCTGCTTTTCGGCTGTTCCGCCAACAATTTCCGCATCTCCACCTTGATAGAGATGGTCAAACCATCCGCGCATCGTATCGTGATATTCCTTTTGCGTAGCCTCGTCTGCTTGACTTAGGGCGTGCTTAGCCTGAAGCAATTGAACTTGTGTCATGGCTATACGCTGCTTGCGTAATGTAGCCTCGTCTGCTTGTTCTTGCTGCTGTGCCTTTTGTTGTGCTGCGATTTGCGGAGCGCGGATACCGGCAGACATGGCGCGTTGTCCAGGTGTTCCCTGCGCTTGCGCTAGTGCTTGGACGCCACCTTGTAATGCTCCATTGACAAGGGTTCCCACGAGGTTCTTGAAAAACCCCGTGCCGCCAGAAATGCCAGCGGATTGGCCGGTAAGTGCGCCGCCATTAGGATCGGTTTGTGTCTGTGGGTCGGGCATCTATAAAGTAGTTTAGTTTAGTTTCTGGTTTGATTGAGTCATCGCCAATGGCGCGTCGTAGCCAGCGGCAAACGTATTGTTCCGTGCCATCTTTAAGCGAATAGACTCGAATCAATCCTTTAATCGTATAGTTTTCGCCGTCTAGTTTGGCTCTAGACTTACCGCTCACTTTTACGCCCAAGTCGAATAAGCCAGCACAAATTCCACTGTGCAAACTAGCAAACCTCTTTAACTCGCCCGTCGCTACGCCATTAGAGTATTTGCCAAGACGAAGCGGGTTGTTCGCGTTAAACGCGGGGTCCGTTGGCAGTCTGGCTTTGTTGTACTCCCACAATGCGCAAAGTAGGCACTCTAGCTTGGTCATTAGAAAATGCCGCCGCCAGCGCCTAGGCCCATATCTCCGCCAGCACTACCAGCAATTGAGCTAGCCGCACCGGCACCTTGCATAAGTGTAGACATTCCGCCAGTAGCAAACCCTACGCCAGCATTAATCAATCCACCAAGCACGCCAGAAAGTAAGTTGCTGCCAAAGCTACCTTCTTGGTTTATCGTGTGCGCTTGGTCAAACGAATTCTTGTTGGAGTTAGTTAGCAAGTTTCCAACCTGTGGCGACATTCCCAACATTTGCGGGATGTTTTCTAACCCGGCAAGCGCCGTCATCTGTTGCTGATTCTTGTACTGCTGATTTGCTAGGCCGATATTCAAATTTCCTTGCGCTACCGTATTTCCAGCGGCGGAATCAATTTGTGCCTGAATAGCTTGCTCGACTCCGCTAGGCAACCCTTTCATGTTTTGCGTGGCGAATGCTTCTTGCGATGACTGCTTGGCGTTTAGTGCCTGCGCTCCAGTTGTGTTGACTAGTTGTGCCTCTAGGTCGGCAATGGCGACGGGACCGAATCCCGTGGGGTTTTCGTACATTGACTTAAGCTGGGGCGTGAGGAAATTATTTAAAAATGACTGCTGTTCGCTGAATTGGGATACGAAGTCATTTTGGAGCATTAACGATTCTGACGCCGCTTGCTGTTGGGCATTCTGTTCGGCGGCGGATGGGCCGCCACATAAACGTACCAATGGGGCGCTATCGGGATAATCAAAGTAGACAGACTCAAGCGGCTGAAGGGTTTCTATGTCGAACGAGTAATGGACGTAGATTCTTGGCACACTGTAGATTCTAGGGGAGTTTGTGAAACTTGTTCTAGCCACAATACTTGTTCGTGTCCGCTTGCAGTAAACCCAAGATAACGTTGGCAAAATTTGGCGAGCGCTGGGCTTTCTGTGTCAAAAATTATCTGACTATAACCGTTGGCCTTGGCGCGTTTTACTATGTCGGAAAACTGGGTGACCAAACAGCGGGCTATTTTTTGTTTACTCACATCGCAGAACTGGACGTGTAAGCGCAAAACTGAACTGAGACGGGCGAACATGATTACCGTTTCTTCGTCCTCGAAAACGATGGATTGCGTATTTGGTGCAACGAAAAACGCAGACTTGAGCCACTCTTTATGGCAGGCGTCAGAACGTATTTCTTGCTCCATGCGCGGGAAGTCCGATTTGTTTATCGGACGCGAGGTAATCATGCAGCGCCTTGTGTGTCGCACAATCAGGTTTTTAACGGGAACGATGTCATGTTTAGTGTGCGTCATTGTAGTTTTTAATGCGGTATTAGAGAGGTTAAAAACATAGACCTTGCGACTCCCGGAGAGGATATATTACCAGATGGACCTTTCCAAAAAAGAGAATAAGTTTCTATGTTAAGCGGGCTGTGTTGTAGCGGCGACGGATCGACGAAGGACAGGCTAACGATTGTGGGCGTATTAATGTTTACATGTGTTGTGTTTTGAAAGATTTGACTAAGCAAGGCTCCATTGCGATAAAAAGCAAGCTGGACTGGATCGGATGCGGTTGTAGATTGTATTGGCAAGGTGGCGGTAATGTGTACTGGGCCATTTATTTTTAATGATAATTCTAAATTGGGAACAGTCCCCCATGACACCGTAGCTTTGACTGGAGCGCTACTACCCCCACCCGTGATTTGCGCGGTTTGAGTTGTTGCAGGGGTAACAGAGGAAAGCAAGGTATTAACGGGGTCGTGCGTAATGGCCACTGGTGGTAGCTGCCACATGGGCCGCCTTGCTCCCGGAGCAAAATTCATAAACGGAGAATCGTATCCTATGTCGGTTTCGTAGGCATCTTGTGGGGACGCGAAGCCGCGCGGAGGAATGGGCGTAGGTGGGCGATTAGGGCCGACACTGCTTACATTCGCGGCGCTTTGCTCAACCGCTTGGTCCTGCGTCTTTTGGAGAAGTTCTTTTAATGTAGGTGCTGGCATTAGTGTCCTTGCAATTGTGGCAATTGGCCAGCGGCGGGCGAGTTCGCTTCCTGCTTGCCGCTTAACCCAAGTCCTAGCACTTCATTCTGTGCCGCTTCCGCTGGAAATTGCAGTAATATCTGCACATATTTTACCGCTTCAGGTAGCTTCATTGTTAGCCATTGATATCTCAGACTTCTGTAATTTTGGGCAATCGCTCCGTAGGTTGGCGGGTCGTTCACCGGATTGGTTATAGCGGTAAATGTTCCCGTAATTTGTGAACCGGGAGCGTTGGTTAGCGTTACCCCGGCATCGTTTGCTAGAACAGATACAATCGGGGCACTGCCAGCGTTGGTTAGTTCAAGATAAAGATTTTCTACCTTGGCCAGCGTTCCTGGGTCGGCTTCTTGGATGGTTCCAATTACCACGTTGGGCGCGTAGGCTGTCCCTAAATCGCTAAACGTATTCAAGTCGCGTTGCGCTAGGCTTGTTCCGGTTCCAATCAAATACTTCCAAACTCCGGGCTGTGTTTCCATGGTTCCCGCCGCAGTCATGTTAGTAAATTTCGGCAGGGCGGGTAGGCACCACGCTTGCTGACGGCTGTTGAATGGATACAAAACCTGTTTCGCGGTATCTAGCAAGAAAATCATCGCATCTAAACCGGAGCGGTACATGGCGACATAGGCTTGCGTTGGGTCTATGGACTGCAATTGGTCTGCGATTACCCCGCCCCCAACCTCTTCAACCCCGGCAGCGGTTATGGTAACAAACTGTCTGTCGGCGGTGAATACATAAACATTCGAGCCATCCGTATCTACTGCGTTGTAGTTCCATGTTCCAACATCTTTTATGAAGTCATTGACCGTAAATGAAGTTGTAGAGATACCGCGAACCACCTTTATGTCTTCTAGTGTGTGTACAAGCATTCCATTGGGCAGAGCGGTTAATCGTAGCGACGTGTTTGGTAGAACAAACACATACGCCGGATTCCAGTTAGATTGCTGTAGACCAGAAATTGAGTCTGGGCCAGTAGAAAAGAAAAGCTGACTACCGACCACGCCCCACATCCTGCCAGCAAACCATTCCATGGCGATTAAGTTGGCCGGTGGCGGGGTGTTTTGCAGGGCGGTTGAAGCTTGGTTGTTAACTTGAAGTGAAGTATCTGCGGCAGTATCGGTTACATTGCCAGTCGTGTTCGGATATGGAGACGTTGGCAATTCGTAAAATATCGTGCCGCCGCCTGCGTCTACGGTGCGATATACGCGAATTTGGTTTACTTGTGGATCGGTAGACGCGGTTAATGCTACGGTTACACCGGCCTTGTTTGTAATTGGCCCGGTATTAGCCGAGGCACCTGAAGCATTAGAGATTTCTCCGCTTACCGAGTTTCCGTAAGCAAATACATAGCTCCAACCGTTTACGGCATTTACGGAACCACCGGCACCAGACACGGTTACGGTAGGCCCACCCGAACCAAAAACGGTAATTTGCACATAGTCTACCGAAAACAAAAACGCACTAACAGAATTAATAACGTTTGCCACAATGCCCGCACCAAAGTTGGTTTGGTTAACGTCGTTCGCAACCCAGGTTGTTCCCCATAAATCAGATGGCCCCCCATAACTTACAAACCCATCGCTGGTTCCAAGTGTGGCCGTATAAGTATTGCCAACAAGCGAGCCATTTTTTAAAAGAGTGAGTGCTAGGTTGGTGGCCTTGGTTCCTGTAGTTGACCCAGTTTGAATCCAGACTTCAAAAATTGAATGTGTGGCCGCAGCACTACCGGCCCCACCGGGGGCAGTCTCGGAAGCTGTAACAATTACCGTACTTGTGTCGGTGGTTGGGTCAAGCACGATTGTGTCTGTTTGTTTAGTTCTGGAAGATGTAATGTCATAAACCGTGCCGCTTCCTTTGTTGCTAGTCCATGTCAAGAGAACCTCGCAACCGGAACCGCTAATCAGCACCGAAGAACTGATATTCAGAATAATCGGTGCCCCACCGGGGTTTACGGGGAACGCCGAAAAGTTCTGCGATTTACTAGAACCGCCACCGCCTTGCGTTACTACGCCAGTACATGCTGTACCAAAATTTCCATCATAGGCTAGCGTTGGATTAGAGTAGGTTCCAGTATGCGCGGTAGGGCGTAGCGTGAAGTCTTGGCCAACGAATCCCCTTACGTCTACTTGGATACCGGAAATTGTCGTTGTGGCTGGTACCGAAAATCCAAGATTGGTTCCTTCTAAAAGTCCAGCAGATGCTACTTTTCCGCTAGCTATTCCAGCAACCAATACAGTAGAAACAGCACCATCATTGGCTTGAATGTTTGTAGGGTTAGTCCATGCGGCACCGTTTATATTGGCACCGGTACCAACCGCCGATGGTCCTACTGAATTGGCTACGTTGGCAATAGAAATTCCCCAATTCGTTACTCCTTGTGAACCCGTTGGGCCATCCCATTTAAACGCAAACCCGTTTCCGCTGACAAATAAATAATTACCCACACCAAACATGTACCCCTTGCTGCCAATGGAGCCAACCGGCTTAGTAAAGATTACCGTTGGCGATGTTGAGTTTGGTGGGATGTATTCGATGTCAACGGTTGTATCGAAGATTTGAAACGTACCAAGACTGGCCGTTTTCCAACTGTAGGTATTCAGTAGCGTGCCGTTTAAAATTCCCGATGTGCAGTAATTGATATAGCCCGGTCGGCGCTGGAGTGTTAAGCGCGGAGTAATCTCCATATCGTTGCCAGAGAGCAGGGCGTCGTAAAGTTCGATAACCCGGCGTCCCATTAGGCGAATGGGCGTGACTAATTGATTTCTTAAAGTTACAAGCCCGGTATAGAATCTCGCGAACCACAATGGCGGTGCTTCAAAAAAATATGAAATATTAGGCAACCTCTCCGAAGCCATAAGCGCTGTGCTCGTTGGCATTCATGTATTTCTTAATGCAATTATGGTTGGCACATAATACTTGGTAGTCTTCGGGGTGTTTAATGGCGCGTAATATAACCGCGTAAGAACCACCAAGTGCTCTAATCTCTTTTCTGCCGCCTCCCTTAATGTGGTCAATCTGTAAAACTCGGCGGTCAATAATCCCGCATCCAGCCCATGTACACTGGTTCCCGAGCACGCTAAATACTTTATCTCTATGCGTTAAGCGTTTCTCTTTTTGGTATTCCCTGTCGCAAGCCAAGCAACACCATACCCAAATCTTTCCGGCTTTTGTTTTCATAAGACCAAATTCGTCTGGATATTGTTTTGGTTGATTACACAAGCGGCAAATGCGAATTTCTTTAGGCTCCGCAACCTTCAATGCAGATGGACGGCCACCCCTGCCGATCTTGCCGCTAGTTTCATTGTTTAAATGTCGCTTAATCCAATTGTGATTAGCACAAAGCAATTGAAAGCCAATAGGGTTATCTCTAGCCTGACGATAGAGCTTGTGCATTCCGATAGTTCTGCGCTGGATACCCCCTCCACCCTCGATATGGTCTAGTTGCAGAACCCGTGGATCAGTCCAATCGCAACCCTCAGTCCAGTTGCATTTATTTCCCAATAGCGAAAACAGATCAGATTTTAGGCGATTGTAGTTTTTTCGCCCTAACTTACGATGACACTGCTTGCACCTAGCGGGACCAAGGTTTCCAGTTGCGCTATCTTTTTGAAGCGCAAAATCTTCTGGGTAAGCCTTTTCGTTCCCGCAATTACTGCAAACATGGACGGTTTTTGGCCCCAACGGGGCGTGGCGCGTGATCCAGGATTTCTTTACTTGCTCGCTATCTGAGGGCATATTCCAGATTTTACCGCAGATGAACATGGCATTACATGGCGAGTTTATAGGAGTTATCAGAAGGTAAAACGGTCTTGGGCGCGTCTCTCTGCAATGCAAATCGTGTCATTGTGAGCACTGCCATGGCAGACTAGCAATAGTTCTTCGAGAATAAAACCATGCTTCAATCCCATTCCTTGCGAATTCCAACCAAAGGTAAGCACGTATCCATCGGGCGCTAACATGTTAACAATGGCGTTTTTGTGCTCTGTCCAGCGCCCCCATATCTGAACATCTCTTTGCGTTACAGGTAGTCCAACATTCTGGTAAACCATCGAACACTGTGCAATGGAATAGGGGGGGGTCAAATATAACTAAATCGGCCTTAACGCCCTTTTCGATTAAGGAGTGGATAAAATCTAGAGCTTCCAAGTGACTATCGGCTTGCGTTTCTGGATTAAGGTCATTGGTGTACGTCGCCCAGCGTTTATTTCTAGCAAACGGATCGACGCTGATTTTTGACTGGCATAAATATTTTTTAACAAAGGCGGCAATAACGGGAATGTCGAATGTATCCGCACTAGGCATGGCCCATTCGCGACGAATAACCAGCGGTTCCATTTATCTTGTTTCTCCTTTGGCGTTAATCCACTTCGTGCGCTTGAGGTAGAGAATCATTGACTCCAAAGTAGCAATATCATGGCGTGCTAGCCCAATGGCCGTGTTGCATGGGGTACATAGTAAACCACGGACACATTTGCCGCAAGATTTTCTTTCTGAACAGCAATCGGTATCGTGGTCCACGCAGAGGCGGCGCACCCTGCCCGTGGTTGGTTCCTTTGCGGGACATATTGCACAATGTCCATCTTGAGAATTTAGTATTCTTGCGTAATCCTCAATCGTTAGATTGTAGTTATAGCCAAGGAGATAATCGGGGCGATATTCGGGATGGGATTCGCGCCACTTCTTGTTTAGCCTACCGCGCTGAATACGATTGGCGTTGTTCCATGCACGGTTGTAGAAGGTTACCTTGTCACGATTGTTGCGTTTCCATTTTTTGCACCGCTCTTTTTCGTAATCTGGATTCGCGGCGTGATATGCATCGTTGTACTGTTTGACGTGTTCTGCGTTTTTCAGTTTCCACGCCTTTAAGTATTCTGCCTTCTTGATCTTTTGTTCTGGTGTTAATGTTTTATTGGTCATTGCTACAGTATAGCAGTAACCTACTGAAAATACTACCCTCCGCGCATCAGCGGCAAGTCCGGGTGATACGATTCTGAGCGTTGCTCTTGGTCCTTGGCGTCTAGGCAACGTAAGACGTTTTGTTCGTGCTTCGCTTGCATTGTGGGAAATCTAGGGTCCTCATACCAGCTCAGGGCCGCCGCCAAAACTCCACTTCTTAAGCAGTACGCCAAATTATCCGGCCACGGAAACCAAGTATTTTGTAGCGAAGTTTTAATCGGCGCTTTCTGCTGGTAGAAGATGAATGCTTGCCAGATTTGGCTAGACGGTACAGGCCAAAAGCGAAATGTCAACGTGGTTCCGAACGCTTGCCCACTAGGGCTGCCAATGGTTTCCAAGATTCCGTTTGCGATAATGATAGGCGTGTTGGCGGCAACATAAAGAACCTGTGGATTAACGGAAAACGCAGTGGAAGTGGTAACCAGATTTTGCGCCGCGTTTACACTTAGCTTCCATGTTGTGGCCGTGGTCGAATCGTTGAGCAAGAAGAAAGATTGGCCAACAAGGTTGGTAAGCGTGATGGTAATTTGGCCAGCCGCGTTTACGCCAAGAAGCCAGTTGCCGCCGTTTGGGTCTTGTAAGACTATCGGCGTAACCGCAGGCGTGTTTTCGAGCAACATGCAGACCTTGAATGGCGGCTGGATAATGCTCTCGATATAGAGGCTAGAAACCACTTCTATGTCGTGTACGGGCCTCACTGTGCCCGTATTCATGTAATCCTGAAGGGTGCAGTGGGAAACCCAGTTTAAGTCGCCTATACCCTGCCCGCCATCGTTTTGTAGGCCGGTAGTCGCAACCGTAAATTTAACTCCCAAAATGCCGCCATTGGTTCCGGTAACAAGCGCGGTTATGGGAGCGTTGGTTACGTTCATGGCGGGCTGTGCCGCGCCGGTAATGGTGACTACTTGACCTACTTGCGGAATGCTGCTACCGGAAGTAACCGGCTGCGATCCCGGAGGGCCGTTTAGTCCAAATGTTCCATTGGGGGCGAAGTCGGAAAACAACGCGGTAACCGTAGTGCCAGATTGCGATAGCCCTGGCCCGCTAGCCGAGATAACAGAATTCAAATGAACTACACATATCGGTACCGGAGGCTGTATTCCAGCATTTACACTCATCTGGCAGCCAGATAAAACGTAGTCTTGCTGGTATGGGATAGTGGTAAACGGGGCTATTGCTCCCTTGTTAAACTTCCAATCGTAGGGAGACGAAAGCAGCAGTTGCAAGGTATCGTTGCAGATTGATAGCGCAGGCTCGTTGGGCACACCCCCGGCACCGATGAGTGGGGCCATACGCAGATGGGTCTGACAAAACGATACCACGTCATTCAGGCTCAATGTGCTACTCAACGGCCACCCTCCGCGCCAATATTTTTCCCATGTGCGAGTAGAAAAACTCAACCGAGTGAGCCATTTTCATTCGATTGCAAATGCCGCAGCATGGAACAATGTTCCAACTAGCATATCCCTTACCACTATCTAATCTGTCAATCCCGTTATAAACATATGGAAGCGGCTGGTATTCACCTAGGTATCCTCGACATTTATAGACCTGCGACGGGGCGGTTCCGCAAAAATAACAATCCATCCGCGTGATTAACTTGAATTCATTTATGGAAATACTGAATTCTCTGTTTGCCCTTTTGGCGGCGCTTTTATATTGAGCAAACAAATTGTTGGCGGCTGCTTCGTTTTTGGTACTACGAGGCTTGTGATATATGCAGCCACAGCTTTTAACCGACCTCTTAAACAGTTGGCATGGTAATACGTCTTTTGCACCGCCACATTCACACAAACACTTCCAGCGTATAGATGTGTGTTCTTGGCGAAGTGCCGTTTTCTTTATTGTGGTCGGTTCGCCTATGCCGACAACGGTTAGTTTGCCGAAGACCTTACCTATTTGCAATTCGTAATCCGTGGAACATCCACACGTTGCAGAATTGCCGGTTCTTAAATCTCGGCCACGCACCAGTGTCTCTCTGCCGCAATCACATTTACACACCCACGCTGCGAGCGTACCCTTGCCGTTTGGCTTATTTTCCCCGCGCCGCAACACAAGCAATTTACCGAATCTTTGGTCAGTTAAATCTATTACTCTCATTAGAACCCCGAGCACTGCCAGCGAATATGATCCGAAGTTCCGCCACCGCTTTCTTGTACGGTTACGGATGAGGTTGCGTAAGTGTTAAAAGAAATAATCCCCGCCGCGTTGGTTAGGTCGGAACCGGAACAGGAGTAATCGGCGGCTGCCGTAAATGGCAGACCCGTGATTGATTGAGTGGCCGCGCTATTTAGTAACACGTCGCCGCGAATTACGTAAAACGTAGGCTTTACCGTTCCCGCACATGCTTGCGTGCCGCCGCTTGTAGAACCACAATCTTGAAATACCGCGCCAGACACCGTAATGGAAGCGTCGGGAAGGGTGGATGTACGGTTTGCCGATGGGGCGCTAGTTAGTGTGTTTGTAAACGTGGTGGCACCGCCACCGGTAAGCGCCACAGTGTCAAACGTCTGTGCGTAGTAACGATAGATACACGGCCCTTCGGCGCTGCCAACCTGTAACGGCGGGCAGTATATTAATCTTCCAGTGAAACTACTGTTGTATTCGTTGGTAATTCGCGTACCGAACACTAAGTCTTCCGGCTCTAGGCGAATAGCGTTCGGGGAATTATTGGTAAGGCTCCAAAAATTAGTTACCGTATGCCCAACTGCAACAAATTCCTGAAGGCCGCGCACATCCAGTGTGTCTCCGCCAAACGTCATATTTTGGGCAACGGTTCCAGTGGGAAGGTCGTTCTCCACTTCTCCGCCGCGAATAAAAACCTTTCCCGCCGCCGCGTTTATCCACTGGTCGGACGTTGCGGCGTAAGTGCAGCCCATAATGCACCCGGCGTTCTCGAAATGGATAATATCCAGTGTTAGAGTGGAATTACCGCTCATATTGAAGCCATTCACAATGTTGTCATCAATCGACATATTCGAGAACGACATTTCCGATCCTGTAGCCGTCATTGATACGCCGGTATTGTTGGAGCATATGCAGCCGCCAATAAACGTATTGTGTTCAACAAGTAAATCATTCAAAATGCCAACATTGTTGCCAGATATTTGAGCGTTTACGCTAGTCAGGTCAAACGTGCTATGAACATATAGGCCAGTAGCAAATCCCGCCCCAAGTTTCCCGATTCTTACGTTTGAAATAAATTGTTGGTCGGTACCGGAAGATGGCCCTAGGCTTACACCAACGGAAGTAACGCCAGAACAATTTGGGGCGTTTCCAGAGTTTGTACACGCACCATAGATTGCCAAATCCCTGATTCCCCACCCGGTAAAATGGGCAGCAGTATAGTCAAACGTAATAGCCGTACCGGACGACGGGGTGAACGTAAGACACGTCGCACCCCCTGGATCGCCCTCTATCATGGCCGGTTTAGACGAGACGTTAAATAGTATTGGCGTTAGATATGACCAGCATCCGCCAGATGGGTTTGGTGGAATTCTTAGACGGCAACCGGTAGCGCCGCACTGTGTACTCGCATATGCGGTGTTTACTTGCGCCCCAATATCGCTACCATTAAAGAATGTCGGGTTAATTATTGCGTTGACCGACGACATGGTTTGTGGGCCGGTCCACGCGCAGGTTTGGTCTAGCGCACAAAAAATGTGGGTAGTTTGCGAGGTTAGAACAAGCGCAGAAAACAATACTACAATGGCGCTGCCAATCCAGAATAATTTCTTCAAGCGGCTAGCTCCTTAATCTCGATTGCGCGGGCACGCATGATAGCCTTGCCAATTTCGTAGGTTTTTCGGGTAAGACGTTCTTCCCAAAAAAGATTTAACTTGCGACCGAACGCTTCGCGATGCAACCTGTTTCTTAGTTGCCGCAGGAACCAGTAGGCGTTCGTAGTCGAGCGTAAGTCCCGCACGAAACGATTCTAGGGGAGTTGATGGATGGGTTTCAGTCCACGTAAACTACGCTGTTTCCACGCTGGGTGGGTATCCTCAACTTTTCTTTGTATTGCGACCAGATTTCTTCGGTCAAGCATTCTTCGCGCTTTGGACTAAACAATGCAGGACAGTGTTGGCAAATTCCGCGAGTTATACCGTCAGATTGACGCGCCCAGGCGATTGCGCTACTTTGATCTTCGCGTTGGTGACTACAGCTATTGGCGCGAAGCACCTGGCCTTCCCAGTATGCTTTCTGTGCTTGGAGTTTAGCTTCGTGCGCCCTGGCCTGTTGTTTTTCATGGAATTCGCTTACGGGCGGCTTGCGAGCTACCTCAATAGCTTGAGCCAGTTTTTCGGCAAACATTACTTGGCTTTCGTTCATTTTAGCGTTGAACGCAGCCAATAGTTGCGCAAATTCGCTTACGGGAACAGCGATTGTGCTGGTTGATTCGGTTGGTAGCTCTGCGGTGGGTTCTAGCTCTGCTGGTACTTCTACTGCTTCAAATGGATTAACCTTACTACGGGCCAAACGGTTCACGCTCCTAAGTGTTAAATGCTATACAAGATTCTACTGCCAACGCCAACCCCTTCGGCCAATTCAGCATCTATCTCTTTCTTGCGAGCGGCGGATACCATGGTCCACATCGTCTTGGCGGCACGGTAGGATAAATCTGTGGCAGCTTTTTTAACAACGGGGTCGATTGCCAACGATAAATCGGACATCGAAAAATAATCGCTATATTGCCGCATGGTAGCAAATTCGGGCAGTAAATCATCGGCGGCAATCTCGTGCAACGTGAACGGATGAATGATGCCAAAATATGCGTCCTTGCCCTGTATGTAGGTTGCGGTTTGGAGTTGGTTTACTGCGTTGCGAAGATCGGATGCCGTTAAAACGCCAGCAGTCTTTGGGATGAACCACTTTGGGCTACGCTTAACCCAAGAGATGAATTCGGCAAAGAACCCAACCTCTGCCATGGTTGCTGTAGCAACCCCAGCGCCAGCGGCTAATTGCAGGAAGCGTCTACGGTTCACTTCTCTGGCCGGTCATCTACAAGTTCTTTCATGGCAGATTTAAACTCTTTTATGCCTTGTCCGATTCCCTTGCCCAGTTCCGGCAGTTTGCGTGGACCAAAGACAAGTATGGCAATACCGAAAATTACCAGCAGGTGCATGGGTTGGAACAATCCTTCAAACATTTTTACTCCTCACGTCCGCGTGATTTTCTTGGACTTTAAGGATTGTACCATCCGAAGCAAGGCCAACGGCCACAGCGTTACCTTTGTGGTCGCGGATTGATATGTAATGCGCGTTATCTCCGATTGGGTCACTAACACACGGCCCAGCATCAATCAAGTGTATGTCCACGCCAGACCATCGCCTAATGAGCGCCTTAATGCCAGCAGCCTCTACCTCGGTCAACCCACCGTGATATGCAGTTGAAGATGGTGCGTATGCCATTTATTTCACCAGTAACCTTTCGTCTATTTCCGCTTGCGCTACGCCAGACTCAGCTACGGAGATTAGCGACCCGGAATAAGAGTAAATTCCCCAATGTTTCAACGTAACCCATGGGGCCATCCAAACCTTGCCGCCTATCGACTTCCACATACGCGAAAACCAGTAGTCCTCGGAAAGATAGTGATTGGTTTCGGGGTCAATCTCCGCGCGGTAAAAGTCGTAAATCTCTGGACCATAGAAAGACGGCTCATCCGACATTGGCGTGTAAGATTTTACCTTGCCAGAATCAATCATCTTTTGATACACGGAGCGGTTTAACAGCATGAACCCAGTTCCCGCGTCCGTAACTTCGTTTAATGTATCTAGGCTGATTTGGGTCACCTTTTGGTCTTGCGTTTTGCCAACGATGTTGACAACGAAATCCCCGCACAATTTGTCTAGGCTATCAACGTCAATTTGTGGGTTAAGAATAACCGCTTTTTTAACGCGCGACCAGTTGATTTGTTTCTTGGGATACGGTGCGGCAATAAATTCCTCGTCTAGCGTGAGACATTTCAGCACGTCCGCAGCCGAAAACTCTATGTCGCCATCAATCAGCATTTGGTGGCTAAAGGTGGACGACATAAACAGGTCGGCTTGGCGGTTTCTGGCGCGAGTTACCAAGCTATCGTGCATGAAGTTAATGGATAGCGGGACTTCATAGGCGCGGCAGAGACTTGCCAGCGAAAGCAATCCGTTCACGTAGGGCGATAGGCAACTTAGGTTATAGACTGGAGTGGTAAGAAACAAGCTCTTTCCGGCTAGTTGGTCTACTCGCACTGCTTCCACCACATCCTAGAATTTTCCGCCAAATTGAAAGTACCCAAAACCTCCGTAACGCCCTGCACTACTCCGGGAGAACCCATGTCGTAATCGTGACCACAAATGATGCCGCCAGATTCTATAACCGATAGCGCGGTCTTAACATCGCGGACAACGAATTCGTATCTATGCGAGCCGTCCACAAATATAAAATCATACTTAGGCGGCTTCGGCGCTTGCGTGAAGTCTAGGTTATCGTGGTCCGCTTTCCATGGAAGCACCTTGCCGGTAGCTATGTGGTCGGCTAGATTCTTTGTGAAGTTATCGTAAATCTCTTGTCGCGCTTTCCATGTAATCACAATATCTTCTGGCCCCTTGAAGTTATCGCAGGCAATCACGAATCCAGAAGTATTGTCAGCCAAGGCACGAGTAGAGCGGCCATAATAGCTGCCCATTTCTAGTATCTTGGTATGCGTTGTAGCCTGCCATGCAAGAAACTCTAGGTCGCAGGTGTTCATCAACCCTTTTGTGTTTCTTGCTTTTACGATGTCAATTGGGGCGGAATAAACAAGGGAATTGTTATCTAGGGTGATACATCCACCTGTAATCTGAGAGTTTTTCCCTTGAGTTCGCTGCGCAGGATTGGCGCGGGACGGGAAGGCTTGGAATCGTCCTCATAAGTAAAACAAGAGATAGCATACTTTCTTTCGGTGTTTTGTACAACCAGCAGTTCCGGCTTCTTGCCGGAATCTCCTAGACGACCGTTTAGGGTAATCCAAACATCGCCAGCGCCGTTAATTTGCGTGCGCTTGACCGTGGCTTGGCTACCGTCTGGGCGGGAGAGTTCCAAAATGAAATCATCGGGATTATCGCCAATGTCTAACGGTATCGGCGGCTCGAAGGAATTCCAGTAGATTTTCAAGAATTAACCAATCCTATTTTTCTCTCTGCATAAATAGATTGTTTTCAACAACTTGACTAGTACTGCACGATCACAAGGTCCACTGTCTGTTGCAAGTTAAGATTGCCGTTCGTCGAGTTAATCACTGGAACCTGTACGCGGGGATGGCTTCCGGTTGCATACGATGTGCCGGTTGGAGCAAGTAACTGCACTGTTCCAAACGACAAACCAGAGTTCATGTTGGCGTTAGAAAATGTTGCTGGCAGGGTTGCTTCCACTTGCCCATTGCCCTGGAACATCCACGGAACGGTAATCGTAACGGTAGTCTGCCCACCGTTCCCGGTAACATTGCCAGCGGCCAAGGCGTTCGGAGCGTATACACGCGCCTTTTCCGATCCAACGGTGCGAGTCCAGTTACTGCGCTGAAAGGTTCCCATAGATTATTCTCCTATGTTAACTCTGGCTAGCTCACCGAATACTTCTTTTGCCGCCCTGTCGTATGCCTTAGCGGCTTCCGTCTTGTCGGTAAAACTTCCCAGATACTTGGTTTTTCTGGCAACCGTAATATTTGCGTGCCAGCGTTTTTTGTTCTTGTGCCACGTTACACCCTTAAGTCCGCTTACGTTTCCGATGCGCGGCTTAGTGTTGTGTGCGTTTCTATTCCTAGTAGCGTATATAAGATTTGATCGCTGATAATTTAGCGTGTTCAAATCCTTGTGGTCGCATACTAAATCTTTTGGCTTTGGACCAATTACTAAATGGTGCAACCAAAGCTGTTTTGTTTTTCCGTACTGCCCACCGCCGCGAGTGCTAACAACGTAACCATTTTCATTTAACCACCACTCGCTATGCTTAACTGCCGCCTCGTATACATCATCGTCTACAATCGCCGTCTTTTTGGAGTTGGTTAATGGTAAGAGCTTCATAAGAAGCATTTTACCATGCTCCCCACGCTCAAATCCCTTGATTAAAAATGAACAACAGGCGCGAATTGGTGTTGATGTTAGCCGCGCTGCCCATGCCGTAGAATGTAACGTTGATGCCAGAGCTATTCTGGAACACGCTAGAAATAGCTACGTTAGTGGTATTCAAAAAGTTGATGTTGGAGTTTTGAATGTTCGGCGCTGGCGAGTTGTAGTTGGTATTCGCGAGCAGCGTTACCGCGATAGGTAGCGTAAACGTGTTAGAAGAAAAGAATGAACCACTGCCAGTAGCGGGCGCGACGAGCGTAACAGTTGTGGCGCTGTTGCTGGTTAAGGCGATATTTTGATTGATGGTCGCCTCGCACCAAAGGCCCACAGACGAAGATTGTGCAGAAGACAGGACGCCAACGTTGGAACTCATAGAAAATCTCCTTGGGCAGCGATGCGTGCCCCACAACAGTTAAAAGCATAGAGAAGATTTAAGATGGCTTGCAATAGGCTGGAAAATAAAGGGGCCGCCCAGATAAACTACTGTTAAACGATGCAAGATTTATTTTTGGTTGGCTTTTACGGTGTCCAGAACGTAACGGGCCACGGATTCGGTTGTAAGGTTTTCTCTAACGTGTGCCATGACCGATTCAATGACACGATGATAAAAATCTACAGCGGTGTCGCATCCGGCCACTCCGTACTCTATTAACTGCATAACGAGAAGCAATTCCTTGCGCGGCAGGCGATGCATGACGGTCTTGGGCGCTGCATCTAATACCCTAAAATACGGCAAACACGCTTGCGAAAGTATTTCTTCATGGCGCATACATTCCCACCCGCTTTTCTTCATGGTCGGAGCAAAGTAGCTATCTCGGTACCCTTGGTAATACTCGTTTTCATCCTCGAAAATATAGGTGCGGTTTATTAGCGGGTCATATTCCGCCATGAACCTTTTCTTTTCTGGTATCTCGGTAACCACTTTTTCTTTTGGTACACCGAAGTGTATCGGTAAGAAGTCCCAATTATCGCCCAGGAGTTCGCGCTTAAAATAGGTTCCATACTTATAGATATTCAGCGCCTGCGGGTAGTCCTCGCCATCAATAAAAACCACCCTTTCGGGCGGATACGTGGCCGTAACGCCGCCGAAATACGCTTGGTTTCTTTGGATTCCACCGTAGATCACCAAATCAAAGAATTTATTTTGCAACTTCTCTACTATGTCCGTTCGGTCGCAGTTTGTGTCTGGTGGAAGTAGGCCGAAAAGCGTAAATCCTTTTCCATACAAGTCCGACAACCTCGCCTTGCCGTCGCCAAAACTATCGGCATACATGTACCAAGCCCTGCGATAATCAACCACGTCGTCTCCCATAAGCATCTTTAGGCCATGCAAAACCGTGTCCTGTTGATAATCCGGTGCATCGCCGTTGGTTAGGAAGAGTATCTTCATGGCTCAACCTCGATTGGGAAGTGTTGGTTAAACCAGAATTGGCCACGATTTCTATAGCTTTGTTGAACGTGCTCACGCCAAGTATGGGGTTGTTTGCATGGGCGGAACCCAAGACCGTAATATGCGCTCATGGGTGCGAGTTCTCCTAAGCCATAACGCGGAGCGACACTGTAATCGGAATGCATTTCTTGGCAAGTCCAATCGTTCATAAAATCTAGTGGGTGTACTTCGTCGAATGGTACGCGGCAATAGTTGCAAACTTTCATAGCTTTTTAAACACCGCAATCCAGTCCTTCCACTGGTCACCGCTGATAACCTCTTCGCCTAGCTTGAATTCGTATTCGCTGATGTGACTATAAATTAATTCTGCGGGATGCCCCATCTTGCGCGACCACGCTTCCAGCGCCTTACCAGCCCCCGGATAGAACCTCCAGCAATCTACTGGGCATGGATGGTATGGACCGCAACTTGGGGCCATAATGTAAATCAGCCCACCAGTCTTGGCAATGCGAATCATCTCCATGAACAGCAACCAGAAAAACCCTACATGCTCCAGCGTGGAGGAAGAAACAACGATGTCCGCGTATTCGCTTGGCAAGTCTACCGAGTACGGGTCGCTGGTAACAATATCTACGTTCTTTCCCGAAACGCAATCTACGCCTACAAACTTAACGCTTTCTGGGATTACCTCACGGATGGAACCGTTGATGTCTTGGGAGCCAAATTCCACCACTGTCGCGGTTTCTGGAGGAATTTCATTGGCAAACTTGTTAAAGAAAAACTTGGCGTTTTCGTATCCCGTTCCGTGCATGTAATTGGTAATCCAGTTGGCTATTCTGTCGGTTGTTGATTTGTCGTATATACGCGATTCGGCAATTACAAGGTTTTGCACGTTATCCACATGCCGTCCATTACGTCGCCTTCTTTTACTAACGGAAACGATTCGTGCTCAACAATGAAATAGAAGCAATACTTGGCCGAATCGAAACCAGAATTTATGATCTTGCCGCCTTCTGGAATCCCGCCCGCTTCCACTAGGTAGTGGACGGTTCTCCCTTGGTTAAACATGTTGCCTAGTAAGTCTGGGCTAAAGGCTAGCATCTTAACGTGTTTACCGTTCACGGTAGTGGACACCCGTGCCAGCTAAGTTGTCTCCAAGATGGTGGCATATTTTTTTCAACTTCTATGGCAGTAAACGGCTTCCCCTTGCGCGATCCAAACTGTTTAGCCCAAGCCGCCGTTCGCGCCAAGCCTTCTTCTAGGGTGACTTTTGGCGCGTAGCCGAATACCTTTTGGCACTTTGTATGGTCGCTGAAAGCGTGCAGGACTTCATTGCGTTTATCTAGGTGCGTTACCGGCAAACTCGTTTCCATGGCTTGCTGTACGGCCTCGGAAAGTCTATTAACCGAATAGGGTATATCGGCACCTACGTTAAACGTATTTCCTTGGGCTTCCGTAATATTTACGGAGTTAGCAATGATTGGCGCTACGTCCGATACGTGTGTAAAGGCGCGAGTCTGCGTGCCATCGCCAAAGATTGTTAACGGCTCGCCTTTCATGCATTGATTCATGAATATGCCAACCACGTTGCGGTATGGGTCGGACAAGTTCTGGCGTTCGCCGTAGACGTTGTGTGGGCGAAAAACGATGTAGTTTAGCCCAAACATATCGTGCGCGGCTTTCAGGTCTAGCTCTACCGCGTACTTGCTGATACCGTAAGGATCACTTGGGCGCGGGTCCGTAGATTCCAGAAGCGGCGTTTGATTCGTGCCGTAAACCGCAATAGACGACGTAAACACGAAGCACCTAACCCCGCCATGGTTCACTGCTGCGTTTATCAGGTTCACGGAGCCAATCAGGTTGTTTGTGTAATTGTAGCGGCGAATAAAGTGAGACAACCCTTCCGCCGCGTATGCCCCGAGATGGTACACGTAGTCAATCTGGTGCGACACAAAAATCTCTCCAAGCACCGATAAGTCGTTTATGGAACCGCGCAACAGTGTCGCCTTGGGATTGACGTTCTCCGCGAAGCCGCCAGATAGATCGTCTAGAACCAAAACATCGTGGCCTAATTCGATTAGGGAGTCTACGACATGGCTCCCCAACATTCCGGCTCCCCCGGTAACAAGCGTGCGAATCACTTCTTCACCACCAATACGCCCATGCCCTGTCCCCCCGGCAAGCTAAAATTTGTTAACCCTTTATCTTTGCAGAATCGCTCGAATTCTTGGCCAACGGCTACAGACGGCCAATCGCCGCCAAATTCCTCAAATGTCTTTGGTGGATTAGTGTCGTGGCACGCTATCCAGCCACCATTCTTAACCCAGCGAAAACAATTATGCAAATCGGCCAAGAAGCCATCCATGGAATGGTCACCATCTATAAAAGCAGCATCAAATTCGTTGTCTGGAAAGATTGCTTTCTTGCTATCGTTTTGCTCAAACGTCCAGCGCGGATGAGTCCATAGCGCAGTGCAATCGCTTATGTCGATAGAGTGTAGGTGTCCACCGTGTTCTTCTAGTCCAAGCAATATGGCCGCCGTGCTTGCGCCGTCACGCACCCCTATCTCAAGCATTCTACCGCGCGAATTCTTTTTAAGCCACGGTAAATACTCGCGCATGTCGCCCTCTCGGCATCCGCGTTCGTAGCGTTCCATAATTGGATTTTTAGCAGGTAACGCCCCAAGTGCAGCTTCGACCGTAGCAACATAATCGCGCTTACTGAAAGCATCAAAAGCATATTGCCCCATAGCATCTATCCTACCCTTGGTTACAACATCTCGACAAATTTCTACGATGTCTTCGTACTTGCACATCACCATGGCTGGCAATAAATCATCGTAGTCGAGTGTATCGCTAGATAATTCGGTAACAATGCATTTCGAGTTGGCCATCCAGAACGATAGGCGCTGAATATTGGTAAGCGTGCGACCGTCGTGATTAACGTTTAGACATACAGCGGCAGCCGAAATCATCTGGTCGCGAGCGCCACCGTAGCACGAATCAACCGCCGCAACCCTTAGTCCCGCCGCCCTCAATTCGTCTATTATTTTTTTCCTCCGCGCGGTAATCCACCCAGAAAAAAAAACATCCCAAGCATAGCTATATGCTTTTGGAATCCGAACTAGGTTAGGCGTAAATCCGAACGGGACGTGCTGGCAATCGTAGCCCAATCGCCGCCATTCTGCCGCGTTTTGTTTGTTGTAATCCCAAACGGTTTTACCTTTAGCGAGACGCTTGATGTTTTCCCATGCTGGGTGTAGTACGCCTTGTTCGAGATTGTAAATAATTACGTTATCCGGCAACGCTTGTTCTTTGGATAGCAACTCCGCGCCGAATAAGATATTTGTCCCGTCTTTGGAAAACGTGTTCTCGCAGATTACAACGTCGTGACCTAGCGAGCTTAGCGCCCAACTAAGGCTGTCGATGATTTCCGCGAAACCAGATGTGTGCAGAAAACCCGGTGGGCGGATTGCTACGATGTGGAACTTTGACATGCGGGAATTATACTATGTGCGAAACCCCGCAACTTGGTTTTTCCAATGTTTTCCGCGACTGTCGGAAAACTTTACATCCCCAAAGGTATCCAGAACTTGCTGCCACGAAATAGCCCCAAACTTCAACAGGCGCACGAGAACGGTGCGCCATCCCCACGTTGGATAAATACTAGGCAGGCCAGCCGCGTCCTCCTTCATAATCGTGAATTCTGGGACGAAACCGCGCTCGCAATACGCGTTCGTGTATTGCAACTGCTTGTCCTTGACCACGTAGAATGAGATGTTTTGCTTGAAAACGTTGCCGTCTTGGACAACTAAATTCTTGTTCATTTTGAGAATTCTGGAAACTAGCTCCCCAGAAGAGAGCACCTTGCCCATTTGCCGCTCTTTGTTACAAAAATCGTCTTGGTCTGGGTAGCGGTATTGTTCTACCTGTTTACCCGTTTCCTCCCACAACCGCAATAACTCCTCGCGGTCGCCAGCGGGAAGCAGGTTCTCCTTGTGTAGCGGCTCAACCTTGGGAGCCGTTAGCCACGCATAACAGTTCGGCTCATATCTTTCTTCTGGTTTAGGTAACGGGGTATATGTATCTGCTAGTTCTATCGCAGAACTACGCTTAACGTACTTATTCATCTTGGCTCTGCACTTCCCCGGTCAAGATTTGCGGATGAAACCCATTGCGATCTAGCGTGATAGCGATTATCCCTCCCGGCTCTACCGGAATTTCATGGTACCCCTCGCCAACATCATCGCCCAACATTTTAAGAATTACCTGAATAAAGCTACCATGGGTAATTACAACCACAGGTAGACCCTCCATGGATATTCGCAAATAGCGGCGGAAGGCGTTGGTGGCTTGCTGACTGAAATCCCCCCATGATTGACCGGCAACAGGCTCCACTTCGGGATTGTTTTTAAACTGCTTAATATCTTCCTCGTGGTCTTCTATTGGTTCGCCCTCTATGTCGCCTAAATCCCAAGAACGTAAATCGGTATCTACATCTAGGGGAATATTCTTGGCCTCGATTAGCGGCATCGCGGTCTGGCGAGTACGGTTAAGGTCGTCTACCGCTACTCGCGATACCTGAATATCGGCAAAGAAGTCGGCTATCTCTTGTGCCTGTTTTTCTCCCTTGTCGTCTAGGTCGGGATTAATCAACCCGCGAATCTTTTCTTGGCTGTCGGCTTTAACGTTGCCATGGCGCACCACGTACATGACTGGCTGGCCAAGTTTTGATAACACCGAAGTCGGGGAATAGCTGTTTAAGATGTCATTCGATTGGGACGGGCTATCCCATTCGGGCATAAGTAAACTGGCAGGGGAATAACTCACCTAGATAGGTTATCAAACTTAGTAGAAAATCGGGCGTTCGTGCTCCTCGAATATCAAGGCTACACGGAAATGCGACATTTCTTCCATCTCTTTTTCTTCTGCAAGCTTGGCCAAATCTTCAGCAGGCCAGAATACGGTGGACGCATGAAATCTTGGATAAGGCTTAGAAACGGAACCAGAACGTGGCGGGAATGGACGGTGAATACGGGCGTAGTCCGCTATTTCTTTCCTGATATCTACTAATTCGTAGTACACAAAAATAGACTACCAAAACTTAGTAGAAATCGGAACAACTTAGGAAGAAATGGCAGAGCGGGCAAAGCATCTTACAGCGAGATTGTTCGAGCACGGTACCGCACTGCGGACAACTATTCGCTATCTTGTTCGCAGATACACTCGCCGCAGGGCGTATCGGAATACGGAACTGGGTAGCCGCAGCCATTCGAGCAATAATAAACCTCTTTCGACTGCACCGGCTTATCCTTGTAGGTTCTTACGCGATGCCGTTTTTCCGCTTTCTTGGCGTGCTTGCGGTCGATCTCGTTAGATAGTTCTTCTGGTTTCATTTGTGCTTTGCGATGAAGTCGTCGATAACGTCGGCTACGATCTGGGCACGTTCTTCTTGGCTTTCAGCGTCAATGTAGGGTTCCTCGAATTCGCTTGGCCACGAGTCAACAAAAAAATAAATCGCTTGCTTCGTTTTCTGTGATACCAAGTAGTTCAGCGGCGCGGCGTTGGTAGCTGCCAATCAAGTCGGGGGATTCTGGGTCTAGGTTGTCGCCTATAATTTTTGTCCATCCGGCGATACAGCCAATCGTACCACAGGGGGGGATTGGTTGACTCTTGGCATCCCACGCCTTTATTTCAAAGTTAAACTTATGTTTTGACACTTTGCAGTAAGTTGATTCCGCAGCAATTTTGCGGTTAATAATCCAGTTGCTCATGCGCAGACGGGCGGGGTTATCGAGAATATGCTGCTTGACCTTCTTGAGCAGAGCTACGTTTAACGTACTTTTCTTTTTCATTTGGTTCCTCTCCGGTTACTTAGAGTTGGATGCCGATACCTTGAAAAGCGTTGCACAAATAAAATTCAAGGCCAGCGCTTTCCAAACCGTTAATTCAGGTGCGCCAAAGACAGACTGAATAGCCGATGGCGTTAGCAAGTAGTTGATTACCCATTTTGTGGGATAGGCCATAACTACCGCTAGGCCGGTAATGGCCAAAAAGCCTAGCACGATTACGCCGATAACTTGGGCAAATTTATCCATTAACCACCTTGGGGTCGTAGTTTTTAAACTCTGGATGCTTGCCTTGCGGCAGGCGGTCCATGGTTTCCTTTAGTCTGGCAAACGATACCGGCGCGAACTTCCACGAATCTACGCCAACATCTAACGACTTACCGAATGTCGGCAAGCCGCCGTGGGAATGTCCATACAAATGCCACACACCGCGCAAGTCATGGTGCCACGTCCGCATCCCGTAATGGAATAAAACAATCTCTTGGCCTTCGACATTGATTTCGTCGTAGTGCTTAATAGACGCAAACCGCCACGGCATAGCCATTGCAATCTTTTCGTGATTGCCGATTATCAGATGAATCTCGCCGTGTAACTGCTTGGCTAGTTTTGCGATGTATTCCTTGTTGGCGTTGCGGCCAAACGCGAAGTCGCCTAAGTGGTAAACGGTATCCGTGGGCGAAACTGCGTTGTTCCAGTTATTGACAATCTCATTGTCCATTTCCCAAGATGATGCGAATGGGCGATTGCAATACTTGATAATGTTTCCGTGGCCAAAATGCGTGTCGCTAGTAAAGTGGGTGGTCATGTTTCCTTAGATGCTTAACAACCCGTAAAAGGTCGCGGGAAGTTATTCGTGCTCAACCGTAAACGAAACATCGTTGGTTTCGGCTAGTTCTTGGATGTCGTTAACAAATTGATCCGCCCTAGACTGAAGTGTGCCCTCGTCTATTTCGCGGTCGGTTTCAAAGCCAAACGTTAAAAGCCATTTACGCGGCGCTTCTGTGGTTGCCATGTTTTTCCCCCATTCTACAAGGTATTGGATGGCAGATTGCGGGAATTGGATGTAAAAGAAAAACACCCCAGATTACTCTGGGGTGTAAGTTGTTGAAAACGCTCAAGAAATCGACGCTTCTGCTTTCAGAAGTCGAAATCTTGGGTGGAGTGCCGCTGATTGTGGAACCCTCATGGCTGCGTACTTAAAATTGTACGCGCATGAAGCGCCCACTACCCTTGCTGGATCGGCTACCGATGGTTCCCAGTTACGCACGATCAACTGATAATTCCGTTGTTCCGGGATTTCAGTTGCACCAAGCGATACCGAGAATACAGCATCTTGTCCGACAACGTAGGTACCGTAACCCGTCTTGCTTCCTGACGGGAAGGACGCGAAGGTCGATGCGGTGGTTGTTTCAATGAATCGAGCGCCAGCTACATCTATTACGCGATACCCCTGTACACCACGCATGAGTTCTTCCGAACCCTCTTTGTGGTATTTGCAATCTGTTACCCGTAGTTTTTAACTACGCGGCCATCTCATTTCTGGATGACTCAATGCATCGCTGCATTGTTCGGACTATCTCTTTGCCCACTTGGGCATCGCCTATATAGTCTCTACACGTTCCCTTGCGGGCTTCGCTCGGTGTTTTCTCTTGCGAGACGTTCACCGAATTAGGGCGATTATCAGTTCTGGGTTTCCCTAGAATGACCCCGATGTTGAGGATATCAATTACGCCGCCTGCTGTATTGTCGTTCAGTCACTTTTGTTTTGGCAGCCAACGTCACCGTTGGTGCGCTCTTACTGTTACCAGCAAGGTCAGACTCTATCTTCACTAGGCGGCTGTCGCGCATTTCCTAGTGTCTGGCGTATTAGTCGTTACGGATTCTTGGTTATTGAGAAATTGGCAACGTTCCGCGAGTTTTTGTCTAACCTCGTGGTGTTTGCCTTCTAGGCGAACCCATTCGAGGGCCAACCTTGCTTGCTCTTGCTTGATTTTTAAATAAGGCAAGATTCCAAGCAGAAAAGGCTCCCGTGCTTCGCGTGTCAGAATGTGCCATGTCCAGCGCTTCCTGTGGTGCTCTTTTACTTTTTTGACGCCGTAATAGCGCCCACCAAACATCCCCTGAATCCACGCAATGAGCGGGAAGTGAGAATTGTTGATGCTTATTTGCAACGAAGGCCGCATAAACGTTTTGGTTGATTTCCGGTAGTAGGTTTTGCCCTTAACCTTATAGGGCGCTCCTTCTCGGTTGGTTGCTTTCCCAAAACCCATGTAAATCGTGCCTTCAGCATCAAGCATAGAAGCGATGTACGACCAATCTGTATCTAGCATTTCTCGTAACCAAGCCTTTCCTCGGTATTGTCCTTGTGGACGTGATAATTATAACACGGCAAGGGGTTCCACCGATATAGCCAGATTACGACCCATGTTTGTTTAGGTCGAACGCAGCAAAAGGGTGAATAATCCCAGCGAAAAGCCCATCCGTCTGGGGTCTAACGTCCGCACCACGCAGTGACATTACAGCCTGACGTGTCAACGATGCAGAAAGGAATTCGTTGTCAGTGCAGGAAATAACGATGCTGGTGTCGGCGGTAGCCTCAGCTTCAAACTCGGTACGAGCCAACGTGTTTGCTGTTAGAGCAGCACG